AAAATATCTTAATTGATATTTTATAAAAAATATTATATAATATATATGTAATAATTAAAAAGGAATTGATACTAATGGGACGAAGAAATGGAAAAATGATAATCAATGATTTCTATTGTATGAATTGTGGTCATAAAAATATGAGTTTACCACGTCGTAATAGTCATCAACATGGTAGATTTCATAGAAAGAAAATGTACTGTGTATTTTGTAAACAAGAAGTAAATCATATCGAATGTAAATCATATGAAGATGTTCTTGAATTTAAAGAAAATTTTAAAAATGGGGCGTATAAAGATGAAGCACAAGATTCTCTTTCTTATGTGCGGACCCGCAGGATCGGGCAAGACAACTTACGTCAAGAAGGAAATGGCACAGGCAATGACTTACAAGTGCGTACATGTGTCAAGAGATGAAGTAAGAGCTGAGTTCTTAAAAGAAGATGATAAAAACATCTTCAAGTATGAAGATGATGTCTTTGATGAATTCTGTAATAGAATTAAAAATGCTTTAAATGAAGCAACTGATGATATTGCAGTTTTTGCAGATGCAACTCATCTGAGTGAAAAAGCAAGAAATCGAGTTCTTGATAGACTTGATTTGGATGGAGTAGATATTATTCCAGTTGTATTTAATTTACCACTTGCTCAGATTCTTGCTCAGAATGAGAATCGAAAAGGAATGGGGCGTGCCTATGTTCCAAGAGGAACAATCAGAAGAATGTTTTATACTTTTGATAAGCCAACTTACAATGAAAAATATACCTACAAACATATTTTGATTGTAGGAGATGCCGATAAGGAGTATGTAGAATGATTTATGTTACTTCAGACCTTCATTTTGGTCATTCGAAGCCATTCATTTATGAACCAAGAGGTTTTCCGAATATTAATGACCATGATGAAGAGATTATTAAAAAATGGAATGAGCTGGTGCGGCCGGAAGATGAAGTGTATATCTTAGGCGATTTAATGCTGAAAGATAATGAACATGGACTCGAATGTTTAAAACGGCTGAATGGTAAAAAGTATTTTATCATTGGAAACCATGATACAAATACAAGAGTTAATCTTTATAAAGAAAATGGTCTTGAATGTCTTGGATATTCGACAGTTTTAAAATATAGAAAATATAATTTCTATATGAGTCATTATCCAACAATGACTGGTAATGTTGATGACTCAGGATTACATCATATGACTTTAAACTTATTTGGTCATACTCATCAACAAGTTAATTTTTATGAAGATAATTTTTTCATGTATCATGTAGGAGTTGATTCTCATAATTGTTATCCAGTTTCACTTGATACAGTTATTGAAGATATAAAAAATAAATATGAGGAGTGTAAAGATATGCTATGAGCCATTTAATTGGGTATAAGAGCTATGACAGCTCTACAAAAGAGTCCCAAATTTTACGAGATTTAAACAGTTTTGCTTATGACCCGCAAGAATCAAGTGGGTATCATGGAAATTTAACTTTTCATAAAAATGCAGTTTATAAAAATAAAACTGAAGCTGTTCAAAAACTTAAAAGTTTGGTAACAACGTCATATGATGACCATGCTGTTCTTTATAAAGAAGACGGCAAAGAATATTGGTTAGTAAAATATGAGTATCATTGTTGAACCTTGAAAATTAAATAAATTATTATAAGAGAAAAAGGAGCTAAGTACATGAATATTTTAAGTTCAATTTTTCCATTTATCCCTGTAATTATTATTGCAGTGGCATTGATTGTGATCCTTGCGACAGGATATGTAAAGTCCTCACCTGATGTAGCTTATATCATCTCTGGTCCGCACAAGAAACCTCGAATCTTGATTGGTAAATCCGGTATTAAGATTCCTTTCTTTGAGAAACTCGATAAGTTGTCTCTTGGTGCGATTCAGATTGATGTAAAAACTCGTACCGCTGTTCCAACAGCAGAATACATTAACGTAAAAGTTGATTCTACTGTTTCTGTACAGGTTGGAAGAACTGATGAAATGATTGCACTTGCGGCTCAGAACTTCTTGAATGTTAAACGTGAAGTAATTGCAGAAAGAATCAATGACCTTTTGGAAGGTAATATTCGTGAAATCGTTGGTCAGATGAAACTGACTGAGATGGTATCTGATAGAAAATCGTTTAGCGAAAAAGTCCAGCAGAATGTAGTTCCTGATCTTGCCAGATTCGGACTTGAGCTTGTTTCCTTTAATGTTCAGAACTTTTCTGATGAGGGTGGCGTTATTGATAACTTAGGTATTGATAACGTTGAGCAGATTAGAAAGAATGCAGCAATCGCTAAGTCTGATGCACAGAGAGAAATCGCTGTTGCTGAAGCAGCCAATGCAAAGAAATCTAATGATGCTAAGGTTCAGGCAGCTGAGGAAATTGCAGTTTGTAACAACGAGTTCGAGATGAAACAGGCAGACCTCAAGAAAACTGCTGATACTGCAAAGGCTCAGGCTAATGCGGCACAGGCAATTGAGGAAGAGAAACAGCGTCAGTTAAGAGACGTTGCTGCTACTGAAGCAGATATTGCTCGTCAGGAAAAGCAGATTGAGTTGAAAGAAAGAGAAGTTGCTATTAAAGAGCGTGCTCTGGAAGCTGAAGTTAAGAAAACTGCTGAAGCTGAGAAGTATGCAGCACAGCAGAGGGCAGATGCTAAACTGTATGAGACTCAGAAGAAATCTGAAGCTGAGTTGTTCGAGAGAACAAAACAGGCAGAAGCTGCGCTTGCAGAAGCACAGAGAGATGCAGATGCTAAGAAAGCTCTTGCAGAAGCCGTAAAAGCACAGGGTGAAGCTGATGCAGCTGCAGCAAAAGTAAAAGGTGAAGCAGAAGCTGCTGCTATTAGAGCTAAACTTGAAGCTGAGGCTGAAGGTCTTCAGAAGAAGGCAGAGGCTATGAAGCAGTATGGTGAAGCTGCTAAGCAGGACATGCAGTTACAGGCACTTAAAGTGTACTTCGAGCAGTTACCGGCAATTGCTGAAGCTGTTGGTAAAGGATACACAAATGTTGATAAGATTATGATGTTCGGTGGAGACACCTCTAAGCTTGCTGGTGACATCATGACCAATGTAACTCAGGTATCTGAAGGACTGAGTGAATCTCTTGGAATCGACCTGAAGGCTCTTCTGGCTGGTTTCATGGGTGGTAACTTAGCCGCAAACAAAGGCGTAACTATTAACGCTGATACAGTTGTTGCTCCGACTGAAGAGTAATTAACTGAGAGGGGCTTTTAAGCCCCTCTTTTTTTTATAGAAAGGATTAAGTATGGAAATTATTTATTTTGAAATTAATGATTGGAGTCCAGGAAGAGATTATCCAGATTGTAAGCCATTCGACACTTGGTTCGATGTTGATAATTTAACTTTTAGAAATGAGCAATGGTTGATTGAAAATAAAATTATTGTGGTTGAAACAATAATTGATATGTCATTAAATTATTGCGTTACAGCTCCAAAAGAATGGGTTGAGAAAAACTGTCCTTGTATTTTAAATTCTAAATTTATTAGAGAGCCAAATGAAAATAATGAAGTATTCGGAAGATTTGGTTGCCCTTTCAAACCTTATACTGAAGAAAATTTAGGATACTGGTTTGCGGGCTGGGATGAATTCGGGAAATGGAATCCTAAGCGGCTGGATGAAATAGAGTCTTAAAAGACTCTATTTTTTTGTGCCAGAAAATTCGGGCTCGTAGGCGCCCTCAGCGGTCGTTGCCGCTTAAAAATCGCACCTACCAATTTTTTTTAGCAAAATGTCCCCTTTTTGATTTTCCCTTATTTTTGTGATATAATGTTTTTATATAATATAAGGAGGACTTAATATGAGACAAGAACCTAAGTTCTACTGGGACGATACTACTAAAACTGCAACTTGCATTTTAGCAGATGAAAATAATATATTTACAGGTATTGCCAGCGTACATCCAGATGATATGGATATGGCTAATGAAAAAACTGGATATCAAATCGCTTTATGGAGAGCAGAAATTAAATATTATACTCATGTTCGTGACAATGAGTTAAAGCCAGCTCTTAAAGCATTAAAAAAAGTGATGGATGAAATGAAGTATAGTAAAAATTTTAATCCAAAATCTTACGAAAATAGGTCTTTGCAGAGAAACTTCTATCAAGTAGAATCTGACTTAGATACAGTTCGTGATTTGCTAGCTCATACTAAGCAAAAACTTAAACAGTATATTTCTGAAAAAGAAAAATTCTATCAAAAAATTAGAGCCAATAGAACAAAGAAGAACGATGTAGGACAAAAACCTTCAATTTAATCTCTCTATTTTCAAATATATATATAAGGAGTTAAAAAGGAGGAATGAATGATTCAAAACTTAATATTTTTTATTTTAGGAATAATTTTTATTGAATTAATAATTCCTGTAATAGAGGCTCTAACAATAGTAATTGTCACTGCTTTAGAGGTTGCTAAAGGCAAACTAAACATGATAATTTCTAAATATAATATACAAATCCAAAAAATGTCAGAAGAACTTGAGCCAGAAAATACACCCACTATTGGGTTTGTAGTACAAAATAATGAACCAGAGGAAGAAGAGGAAGACGAATGAAATTTTATGACACATGTGCATTATTAGATAACTTTGAAACTATGCCAGAAGAGAAGTTCATCATATCTTCTATTACATTAGCGGAACTTGAGAAGATTAAAACATCAACTTCTAAAGATTCTGAAGTTAAATATATTGCAAGGAAAATCCTATCTTTTTTAAATGCTAATCCCGCAGAATATGAAGTTGTATTATATAAAACATTTTTTATTTATCCCTTTACTGAAAAAGGATTTGAAGTAAATAATGATATTAAAATTTTAGCAACTGCATATTCTTATTTCAATAATTTAAAAATAAGCGAAAGAGAAAATTTTTTCTTTGTAACGAATGATTTAACTTTAAAAGTTACTGCTACAGCATTTTTACCAGATCAATGTATTGTATCTATGTATCCTCCAAAAGATGATTATAGTGGATATAAAGAAATTATAATGGATGATGAAATGATGTCTGATTTTTATTCTAATCCCACTGAGAATATTTATGATTTAAAAGTAAATGAATATATTATTGTAAAAAATAAAGATGGAAAACCTGTTGACTCTGCTGTATGGACAGGTTCTGAATATCGTCATACTCAATTTAGAAGTTTTAATTCTAAATGGTTTGGTGAAGTTAAACCACTTAAAGGAGATATTTATCAGACCCTTGTCGCAGATAGCTTTACAAATAATAAAATAACTCTGGTAAAAGGACCTGCGGGATCGGGTAAAACATACCTATCTCTTGGATACTTAATGAGCCAATTAGAGCGTGGCAAGATTGATAAAATTATTATTTTCTGTAATACAGTTGCTACAAAAAATTCTGCTAAATTAGGATATTTACCAGGTACTAAAGATGAAAAACTTTTAGATTCACAAATTGGAAATGTCCTTGCAAGTAAAATAGGAAGTCGAATTGAATTAGAAAGATTAATGGATGAAGAACAAATTGTTTTACTTCCATTCTCTGATATTAGAGGTTATGACACTACTGGAATGAATGCTGGGATATATATTTCAGAAGCTCAAAATCTTGATATTACACTTATGAAACTTGCTTTACAAAGAATTGGTGAAGATAGCATATGTATTATAGATGGAGATGAAAAAGCGCAAGTTGATGATATTGCATTTGCCGGAAATAATAATGGTATGAGACGAGTATCAAAAGTCTATCGAGGCGAAGATATATATGGTGAAATTGAATTAAAAATGATTCATCGTTCTAAAATTGCTAAAATTGCAGAAAGATTATAATATAAACCAGAAGAGATTAATATCTCTTCTGGTTTATTTATTTATAATGGAAACATGTTAAAACTTTTGAATAAGATATTTTGAAAGAGGAGGTTTATACAAATATGGCTTCAATTGAAAAAAATATTTGGGATTATCTAATTAAAGAAATTAATAATCCATATGGTGTTGCCGGATTAATGGGTAATATCTATGCTGAGTCTGGTATGATTCCAAATAGAGTAGAAGTTTTATGCTTAAATAGATTAAAAGAACATGGTCAAGTATGGAATGATTCTACTTATACTGCGGCAGTTGATAATGGAAAAATCTCAAGAGAAACTTTTCTGCATCCACTCCCTAATAAGCAATATGGATATGGGCTTTGCCAATGGACAAGTCCAGGTCGTAAAGCAGGATTATATGATTTAGCAAAAATGAAACAAGCTTCTATTGGCAATGAATTAATTCAATTGCAATGGCTTATGACTGAATTAAAAAATAATTATTCTACAGTTTTATCAACTTTAAAAAATGCAACAAGTGTAAGACAAGCTTCTGATATTGTATTAACTCGTTTTGAATGTCCTGCTAATACAGGTGAAACTGTTAAAGCAACAAGAGCTAAATATGGTCAGAGGTATTATGATGCATATGCATCTAATAAAGGAGGAAACTCAATAGTGGCAAATTATAATAACTATATTAATTCTACTGGTACTCATTATATTTCTAATTCAGGTTCAGATGAAAATGGTGGATATCATAGCGGAAGAGCTGGTGACCAGACTGGTAGAGAATGGTACTTACGTTCTTGGTATAATAGACCATGGAATTGTGTATTAAGATATGAAAAAGACCCAAGAGTCGGTCAAAAAATGGCTGAATTAAGCTGTGCAGCAGCTCTTAATAATTTAGTTGGTTATGACCAATATGAAAGAGATACTTATTGGGCTCATTTAAAAGCATCTAACTATGATCCTGCTCAAATCACTATTGCATGTGAGGCAGACTGCTCCGCAGGAGTAATTGCTAATATTAGAGCAGTAGGATATTTACTTGGCATTCCAGCTTTACAAAATATTAATGCAAGTTATACTGGTAATATGAGAGCCGGTTTTAAAGCTGCTGGATTTACTGTTTTAACAGCAGATAAATATCTTTCTGGATATGATTATTTACTTCCTGGAGATATTTTACTTAATGATGCCCATCATACAGCAACAAATGTTACAAGAGGACGTTTAGCAGCTAATTCTAACTCACTACAACAAAGCCCAGCTCCAGAAAAAACTAATACTACTTATGTTGGAAAAGGAATTGGTACTGCAACTGCAAAAACTGAGATGAATATTAGAAGTAATTCCAATACAAATAGCTCTTCTTATGGAACTATTTCTAAAGGAACTAAAGTAGAAGTATTAGAGATTTTATCTAATGGCTGGTATAAAATTGTATGGCCAGGTGCTTCATGCGGTTATGCTTATACTTCTAATTCTACTAAAACTTATTATTCATATGTAGCTAAAAAGAAGGCTCCTACAATTACTAAACCAAAACCATCCAGTAGTAAAAGTATAACTGCAAAAGAAGGCGCAACTGACTTTAATAAATCTCTTGCAGGCACATATTATACAACAGCTGATTTAAATATCCGCCATGGAGCAGGTACATCTAAGGCTCTTATGGTTACAATTCCAAAAGGAACAAAAGTAGCTAATTATGGATATTACTCAGTTAGCAACGGTTGTAAATGGCTATATGTCCAATTCACATATAAGAACGTAACTTATACAGGATTTGCTTCAAGCACATATTTACGTAAATAATTATGACTAAAGAAGAACGTGATATAACTATTAAAGAACGTCGCTGGCAAAGAGAAAAAGAAGTTCTTGAAAGAAAATATAAATTAAAACAAGAAAAAAGAGAATTTAAAAAACAATTCCTTCCTAAAATATCTACTTCAAAACTCCTTATTCTTTTCTTGTTTATAAATTGCACAATTATAGAACTTTTCACAGGCTTTGTAACTTTAAAGAGTCTTGATTTAACAACTCTTACCATGGCGAATCCAGACTTTACTCCATTAGTAGCATTAATAGGTGCAGTCGTGAGTGAGGTCGTAGGATATGCGGTCTATGCATTGAAGTCCGCAAAAGAGAATACTGTAGGTGGTATTACATACGAAGCAGCAATGCGTCAAATTGACGAAGATAAAGCTAAAGGATAATTGATTTTTAACCCTAAAAGAGAAGATTTTTCTCTTTTAGGGTATTTTTTTTTGACCGTAACTAAAATTTTAAGAATTGATTTTATTATTTTTTTATGCTATAATATATATATGATAAGAAAAAATGATGATTTTAAAGTTGAAAGGAGATTTATATGTCTGAAAACTATGGTGTAAAAGACATAAAAACTTTGGAAGGTATTGAAGCCATCAGGCTTAGACCTGGTATGTATATAGGCTCAATCGGACCAGATGGAGTTAGACATATTACTCTTGAAATTATTTCTAACGTAATTGATGAGTATTTAAACGGATATTGTACAAAGTGTAATATTGAAGTAACAGAAAATGACATGGTAAAAGTTTCTGATGATGGACGTGGTGTTCCTTTTGGAAAAGCCGCAGATGGTTCAGAAACTCTTGAAAATATTTTTACTAAACTTCATACAGGAGCTAAATTTGATAGCTCTGGTAAAACTGGATATAATACATCTGGTGGTATGAATGGTGTTGGTGCAAAAGCAACAAATGCATTGTCTGATAAATTTATTGTCACTTCCAAAAGAGATGGTAAAATTGCAACAATGACATTTGAAAAGGGTGAAAGAAAAGATTTTAAAGTTGAAAAGTATGCTGGAAAAGATACTGGAACAACTATTACTTTTCATCCTGATATTGAGATTTTTAAAGAGGGAATCTCACTTGATTATGAAGAATTAAAAAGACAGATTCAGGAATTAGCATATCTTTCTCCTGGATTAACTTTTACATTAAAATATAAAGATAAGGCTGAAGATGTAATTGTTTCTCAGAATGGTATTCTGGATTATATTCAAGATTTGAATAAAAAGAAAAATACTATTACATCTGTTTTTTATGCTGAAGCTTTCGAAGATAGAATTGGTGTAAAATTAGCAATGCTGTATAACGATAGTTATACTGATACTTATAAATTATATACAAACTCAATTCCAAATACAGCTGGGACTCATCTTACTGGATTTAGAACTGCATTAACTTCTGCAATTAATAATTATGCAAGAGAGAATAAACTTCTTAAAGAGAAGGATTCTAATATCGTAGGTGATGAATTAAAAGAAGGTCTTGTATTAGTTCTTTCTTTTGTGATGCCAGACCCAGTCTTTTCAGGTCAGACAAAAGAGAAACTTGATTCAAGTGAAGGACGTACAATGGTCCAGAAGCTGGTATCAAAAGAAATCGCAATTTGGCTTGACAGCCATCCTAATGACGCAAAAGCAATTATCAATAAAGCTTTATTAGCACGTGCCGCAAGAGAAAAAGCTAAAAAAGCTAAAGAAACAGTTCGTAAAGCTGATGTGAAGAAAAGGGCAGTAATGCCTGGTACATTAGCAGATGCAAGTTCTCGAAATAGAGCTTCTTGTGAAGTATTTATTGTAGAGGGAAAATCTGCGGCCGGTTCAACAAAAGAAGCAAGGGATAGAGCTACCCAGGCTGTATTCCCCGTAAGAGGAAAGATTCTTAACGTATTGAAGGCAGACCTCGCGAAGGCATTAAAGAACGCAGAAATTGATGGTATGATTACTGCTTTTGGACTTGAAATTAAAGATGGAAAAGTAATTGTAAATAAAGATAAATTGCGTTACGGTAAAATTGTTATTACAGCCGATGCGGACGTTGATGGTAGCCACATTAGAGCGTTATTTTTAACCTTTATTTGGAAATTTGCTCCGCAATTAATTGAAGATGGATATATTTATGCGGCAGTTCCTCCACTTTATAAAGTAACTCAGGGAACTAAGATTACTTATTTAAAAGATGATGCTGCTCTTGAGGAGTTCAGAAAGACCGCTAAAAAATCTTTTGAGCTGGGTCGTATGAAGGGTCTTGGCGAGATGGACCCGTCCGAAATGGCTGAAACAGTTATGAATCCAGAAACTAGAACTCTTAAACAGATATGTATGGAAGACGCAGAAGAAGCTGCTAAAACTTTCATGAGATTGATGGGTGAGTCAGTTGTTTATAGAAAGAAATTTATCGAAGAGAATGCGTGGAGAGCAAATATTGACGTATAATGATGCAATGTATCTGGCCGTTGGAGTTGAAGACGGCTGGATACATGTAACTCCAAAAGTGTGGAAAGAATATTTAAAAGCTAAAGAGGTTATTCAATGGAAACAAAAATATTTGAATTTGTACCAGAAGAGTCAGAACACTTTGAATCCCAATTTTTAAAATGGTATGATGCGGGCAAGCCTAAAAATAATTTTAATGAGGCTTATAATTATAGTACAATAACTCAATTTCTTATATGGGAGTATGGATTATCAGATGAGTCATATGATAAACCTCGTAGATGGAATCAAATTGTAGAAGGGGTTGTTTGTATTAATGGACGCTATTTTTCTGTTTGCTATGATAGAGGTTTAACAGAAATGCAAGAAGATGATTATGACTTTGATGATAATATTACTGAAGTTGAAAAATGCACAGTTTTAAAAGAGGTAACAGAATGGAAGAAAAAAAGATAATTGAATTAGCTGGAGATTTTTCTCAAAAACCAGATATGGCCGCAATTACCAAAATAACTCCTATAAAAGATGGGGATAAAGTGATTTTACATTTTGATATAGAGAAATATAATTTAGATATAGATACTGTTGCTCAACAATTTAAGCTATGGCAGCAATGTTTTCCACATAATGATGTAATTGGAGATTTGTGTAATATAGGCATTGAAGTAAAGGAGTAAATATGATATTTTATACAGATGGTTCGGCGAGTCCAAATCCAGGCCCAGGTGGTTTTGGAGTTGTTCAAGTCGATACAGAAGGTAATATTTTAAGTACATATTCCAGTAGACAGGATAATACGACTAATAATGAACAGGAAATGAAAGCTATTCTTTATGCGGCCTGTCAAGGAGTATTAGCTAAAGAAGATGTATTAATTTACTCTGATTCTGCATATGCAATTAATACTTTTTCAAACTGGATATATAATTGGGAAAGAAATGGATGGGTTAAAGGAGATGGAAAGGTTCCTGAAAATTTAGAAATTGTGAAGGCTTTTTTTGATATATCTAAAATAATTGAGGTTACTTTTGTAAAAGTAAAAGGACACTCTAAAAATCCATTTAATGAGCTGGCAGATAATCTGGCGACAGGCAAGGTTAAACCTGGTAACTATTTGACAATTTAATTTTTTTATGGTAATATATTATATATGGATAAGAATAAAGAACAGTTAAAAAAACAATTACTACATTTTGTTAAATCAGTTGAAGAACTTATGACAAAAGAAGAATATGATAAATATATGAAAGAATATCATAAACAAGATCCTCTTTTACAAACAGGTTCTGGTTATTTATATGTTCCATCAGAAGATGTTGTTATTAGTGCTGATTCAATTTATAATTTTATAGAAAGAGTTATAGATGAAAGTTTGATGGATGTAAAAATGCAATATTATAAAGAATTATTCGATAAGGGAGAGTTTTAATGAGTGAGAATATTATTCAAGTAAATATTAAAGATGAAATTGAACAGAGTTTACTTGATTATGGAATGAGTATCATTTCAGATCGAGCTTTACCTTCAGCAGAGGATGGATTAAAACCTGTTAATAGACGTATCTTATATGATATGTTTGATAAAGGTTTTATGAACAATAAGAAATTTGTAAAGTGTGCTCAGCCAGTCGGAGATACAATGGGTAGATTTCATCCGCATGGTGATAGTTCTATCTATGGTGCATTAGTATGGATGTCACAGGAATGGAATATGAGATATCCACTCATTTCTTGGCATGGTAATAACGGAAGCCGAGATGGTGATGAACCGGCTGCATATAGATATACAGAATGTAAGCTTTCTAAACTTGGAGAAGAAATGCTTGCAGATATTAAAAAGAATACAGTAGATTGGATGAATGCTTATACAGATGAGGAGCAGGAGCCAATTTATTTACCTGGCCGCATTCCAAACCTTATTGTAAATGGTACTTCTGGAATTGCATGGGCGATGGCTTGTTCATTTGCACCGCACAATTTATCAGAAGTTATGGATGCAGCTATTTATCTTTTGGAAAATCCAGAATGTGATATTAGAGAACTCTTAAACTATATTAAAGGTCCAGATTTTCCAACAGGTGGATTACTTATTAATAAAGATGAACTTGAGACAGCTTATCTTACAGGAAAAGGTCGTGCAAGATTAAGAGGTGAATATACAATCGAATCTTCCAAAAACGGAGATAGTATTGTTTTTACTTCAATTCCTTATAAGGTATCTAAAGAGACATTAACAATCGAGATTGATAAACTCTGTGAAGAAGGAGAACTTAATGGCGTAACAGCTATTAGAGATGAATCCAACAGAGATGGTGTACGTTTTGTAATTGAACTTGGTAAAGGAATATCTGCGGCACCGATTATCGCAAAATTATTCAAATCTACACGCCTTGAAGATACATATTCATTTAATCAGGTTGCGCTGGTTGATAAGAAACCAAGACTGCTGAATATTAAACAGCTTTTGGAAAATTATATTGAGCATCAGAAAGATGTTCTTTTAAGAAAGACTAAATTCGATATTGAAAAAGTACAAGCAAGAATTCATATTCTTGAAGGATTATTAATTGCACTTGAAGATATTGATAATATTATTGCTTTAATTAAGAAATCTGCTAGTGCTGCTGCCGCAAAAGAAGCTTTAATGGATAAGTATAATCTTAGTGAAGCACAGGCAAAAGCAATTCTTGATATGAAATTAAGTAAATTGGCTCGTTTGGAATCAGTTGAAATTCAGACTGAAAAAGATAATTTACTTAAAAAAGAAGCTGAATTAAATCAGATTCTTTTAAATCCAGTTCCAGAGATGAAAAAAAACTTCACAGAGATTAAAACCTCATATGGAGATGCTCGTAGAACCACAATCACACAGGTAAATGTCACAAAAGAAGAAAAAGAGATTGAATATGTAGAACCTGAAAAATGTGTTGTTGTAATGACAGAAGATGGTTTGATTAAACGTATTCCTTCTACTAGCTTTAGAACTCAGAGAAGAAACGGAAAAGGCGTTAAAACACAAGGTGATGTTGTTAAAACTACCATCCGCACAAATACTATTGATTCTCTTATGGTATTTACAACAAAAGGAAAAATGTATCGTATCCTTGTAAATGATATTCCAGTAGGTACAAATGTATCTAAAGGTCAGTCAATTAAGTCTTTAATTGCGATGGATACTGATGAAGAACCTAATTTAATTTATTCTATTTATAGAGATACTGATGCGAAATATTTATTATTTGTAACAAAGAACGGAATTACAAAGAAAACCTCATTAGAGGAATATACAAATACAAAGAAAAAGACTGGAATTATTGCTATTAATCTTAAAGAAGATGATACCTTAGTATCTGTAAATCTTGTTAAAGATGAAGATTTAATTCTTTTAACCTCTAATGGTATGGGAATTAAGATTAATTCTGGAGAGATTTCAGCTTCTGGTAGAGCAACAGCAGGCGTTAAAGGAATCACTTTAAAGAAAGATGATTTTGTAGTTGCAGCATTACCAGTTCGTAATAAGACAGATTACATTGCAATCTTTTCATCTAAAGGTCTTGGAAAGAAGATTGAAATGGATGAATTAGTTCTTCAGAAACGTGCGGGAAAAGGTTTAATTATTTATAAGCCAACAGATGAAACAGGAACAGTTATTTCTGGTGCTTTAGTTGCAGACGAGGATAATATTCTTGTTGTTGGCAAATTAAGTTCAATTTGTATTTCAGCAAAAGACATTCCTCTTACAAGTAGAATTGCAACAGGTAATCAGTTAATTAAGAATGGTGAAATTACTTCTGTGACAAAAATTTAAGTGGGATTTATTTCCCACTTATCTTTTCCAAAAGGAGAATAAATAATGGATTTTTTAGATGAAAATGAAATGTATAATATTATTCAAGTTTTGAATGATTGGACAAAAGCGTATGATGAAGGAAAACCAAAAGTATCAGATAAAGAGTGGGATGAATTATACTTTAAATTAAAAGAGATGGAAAAAGAAACAGGTATTGTTCTTCCTAATTCTCCTACAAATAGTATTTCATATGAAGTAATATCTGAGTTACAGAAAGTTAAACACAATCATAAAATGTTGTCTTTGGATAAAACTAAAGACTGGGATGAATTTATTGGATATTTTGCTAAGCTTAATCCATTTAAAGATGTTTGCGGAATGCTGAAAATGGATGGATTAACTTGTAGTTTAAAATACGTCGATGGTAAACTTGTATCTGCGGAAACCCGTGGAGACGGAATCATTGGCGAGGACATTCTTCATAATGCCCGCACATTAAGGTCTATTCCACAAACTATTGATTATAAAGATGAATTTATAATTGATGGTGAAGTAATTTGCACATATAAGGATTTTAAGCCATTTGAAGATGAATATAAAAATCCTCGTAATTTTGCATCTGGAAGTATTCGTCTTTTGGACGCAAATGAATGTAAAAAGCGTAATTTAACTTTTGTAGCTTGGAATGTTATAAAAGGATTTGATGAAGAAAATTCTTTTATGAGAAAACTTGAATTTGCAAGAGATTTAGGTTTTACTATTGTTCCATTTACTCCAAGTTTTGACTGGGATGCAAGAGAATATCTTATTGAATTGGCTAAGACTCTTGGTTATCCAATAGATGGATTAGTTGGAAGATTTGATGATATTGCATATGGTCAAAGTTTAGGAGAAACTATTCATCATGTTCGTGCGGCATATGCTTTTAAGTTTTATGATGAAGAATATGAAACTACTCTTGAGGATATTGAATGGAGCATGGGTAGAACTGGTGTATATACTCCTGTAGCTATTTTTGAATCAGTTGAAGCAGATGGTTCTACTATTTCAAGGGCAAGTTTGCATAATCTGAGTGTTTTAAAAGAAGTTTTAAAAGTTCCTTTTAGAGGACAAAAAATTAAAGTCGCAAAAATGAATATGATTATTCCGCAGGTTACATGGGCAGAACATCCTGAACATATTGAAGCTAAATATTGTATTCGTATGCCATTAAGATGTTCATGTTGTGATGAACCATTGACTATTAAAGAATCTGATTCTGGCGTAGAAAATGTATATTGCCCAAATCCAAATTGTGAAGGAAAATTATCTACTCGGTTAGACCATTTTGCAGGTAAAAAAGGTTTAGATATAAAAGGTGTTTCAAAGGCTACTATTGAAAAACTGATTGATTGGGGCTGGATTAATTCTATTGGAGATATCTTTGAATTAAAACAGTATAGAGAAGAATGGATTAAGAAACCAGGCTTTGGTGTAAAATCTGTGGACAATATTTTAAATGCAATAGAAAAATCTAAAGAGGTTTCTTTGGATAAATTTATTGCGGCTCTTGGTATTCCGTTAATTGGAAATAGTGTAGCGAAAGAACTCACAAAATATATTAAGTCATATTCTGATTTTAGAGATAAAGTTAATAATAAATTCGATTTTTCTCAATTTGAAGGCTTTGCAGATAGTAAGACTTTAGCTATTTTGAAGTTTGATTATTCTGAAGCAGATAGAATTTATAATAATTATATTTCTATTCCAGAAGTAGAAGAAGTTGAAGAATCTGCGGCGCAGACTCTTGATGGTATTACCGTAGTTATTACAGGTAAATTAACTATGTTTAAAAATCGTGCGGCATTGCAGTCTGCTATTGAATCTGCCGGTGGTAAAGTAGTAGGTTCTATTAGCAAGAATGTAAAGTATCTTATTAACAATGATGTAAATTCAACATCTTCTAAAAACTTAGCAGCTAAAAAGCTTGAAATTCCTATTATTTCGGAACAAGATTTCGTAAAAAAGTTTTTGACTTAATTTAAAAAAAATGTTATAATTAAATTGTAATAAAGATAAGGATAGAAAAAAATATGAATAAGAAAGAAATCAAGAATTTAGCTAAACAAATCGCAAAGGCTGAATTAATTATTCAGAATTCCACTGATCAAAAGGAAAGAAAATATGCGATGGATACAATAATTGCTTTATCCAATAAGCTCTCCTCATTAGAGGAAATAGAACGTGTCGATGAGATGGTTCAAAAAATTTTAAAAAATAATTCTTGACTTAAAAATATTTTTTTGATATAATAATTACATAAGCTAAGAGAGCTTAGAAAATTACACAAACAATAAAATTATTTAATTAAAGGAGATTTGTTATTATGGCAAAAATGAAAGAAAATTCACGTAAAGTATTTGAGTATTTAAAGACTATCGGAGATGCAAAGGTTACAGCAGCAGATGTAGCAGAGGCACTCGGAATTGAGAAGAAACGTGTAGATGGAATCTTTACTTCCGCTATTCAGAGAAAAGGTCTTGGAGTTCGTACTCCTGCAGAAGTTGAGCTTGAGGACGGAAGTCATAAGGCAGTTAAGTTCTTGTCTCTTACACCAGCTGGCATGAGCTTCGACCTAGACGCTGAAGATGAAGCTGAGTAATTAAATTATTTTTGTAAGATAAATTAAAAGAGATAAGGTAATACTTATCTCTTTTTTTAACAAAATATGATTACTGTAATTATAGCAATTTTTTGTCTTATATTGGGGGCTGGGTTAGTATATCTGTTTATGCAACCAAAAGTCAAAGTTACTCAAGAGGAAGATAAAGAAATTCTTGAAAAGAATAAAGCCGTTCAATTTGAGTTACAAGCAATGGAGCAAAGAACGGATTACTTAAAAGAGCAATATGAACAAAAATTGCAAGAATATAAACAATTAAAACAAGATGTTGATAAGGAATATAAGGCTTCAGAAGAAAATGCGAAAAAATATTATCAACAAATGCTTGATTTTTATAAACAAAAATTTCACACTGATATAGAAGAAATTCATGCTATTTTTATGAATACCAAACATAGTTTAGAAGATAGCTATGAAGAATTGGCTAAAGATTTAGTACAAGATTATTTGGATAAAGAGCAAGAAAGCATCCAAAAGATAAAAAAATTAAATGAAAAAATTCAATTTGAAGAATCTCAGCTAGAGGACTTGCGGCATAAGGTAGAGGCCGCAGTTGCGTATGATAAACGCAATGAAGAAAATAAGAATAAAACTGATTTTTATAAATTAAATTTAGCTCAAGATGATTTAGATGAAATTTATGAATTAAGGAAAATTATTTCTCATTTTAGAAATCCTGAACCTGTAAATAAGGTTATATGGAAAACATATTATGAGAAACCTTATACTGATTTAGTTGGTAGAGTAATTGGTTCTGGTATTCATTGCGGTATTTATAAAATCACAAATTTACAAAATAATATGTGTTATGTCGGACAAAGTACGAATATTGCTGAACGTTGGAAACAGCATATTAAGCGTGGATTGGGCGCAGATACTCCGACCCGCAATAAACTTTATCCTATTATGCAGGCTGTTGGAGTTGAAAATTTTTCATTTGAAATCATTGAAGAATGTACAAAATCTCAATTAAATGATAGAGAAGATTATTGGCAAGATTTTTTTAAAGCAAAAGAATTTGGTTATAGTATAAAATAAAAGGAGAAAATTGTTATGTATAGAATTATTGATGGACGAGGAACAGGAAAAACTTCTCGATTATTCTTACTTGCAAAAGAAGCCGGTGTTCCGATTATTTGCCAGTGTCCGCAAGATATGAGAGAAAAAGCTTACTCTTATGGAATAACTGGCATTGATTTTATTAGTTATCAAGAAGCCCTTGCCGCAGGAGACCTATCTGATACAGCTAAAGAGGTATTTGTTGATAATATTGAACAATTTTCTTATTATATATTAATGAAGAATCATTTTAAGTTGAAAGGATTTACAGTATCAAATGAAGATTAAAGTATTTACAACTGACCAAAAAGGTTATATTACTTTAACGCAGAAAGAGCTTCAAGAGCTTTTAAATGAAGCTTATTGGGAAGGTTATAATGAGGGAAACAGATCTATACCAACTTATCCTAATCGTCCAAATCCTTACTATTGGACTACTGCAACAAACGGTAATGTAACTTTATTAAATAATCCAGATGTTACTAATAATATTAAAAATATTACACCAACAGTAACAACTACTACTGGAAATTTATCAATTAAATCAGAAGATATGAAACCATATTCAATTAGTTATGATACAAAAACCAGAGGTAAATAAAGAATGAAATTTGAAAATATAAAAGTTTATAATTTTGAAAATGCTTTAAGAGGAATGAGAAATCCAAAAAATTCTTGGAATTTAAGCGATAGTTATTTTGGACTTATTAATATAGACGATGATGAGCATGATTATGAAGTTGCTGAAGAGTGGGTTCAGAAAAAATTCCCTAATTATCCATCTAATGCAGACAATGAAGCCCTTATGGCTCAAGAAGAATATGATAGATGGCTTTTAAACAATGGTATTCTTGAAATTAATTTTGACCATCAATTGGCTAATGTCGCTTTTATTGGTCCGAATGATATGAAGCTTGCTAAGGCTCTTATTAATGGCGGTTCCGAACATAGAAAATTTTTAAGACAAATTATGGTAACAGTTGACATTACAGCCCCACTTTTCTGGTGGAAGGAATTTGATACTTATAAAGTAGGTACTACAGCTAATTCTACTTCTACAATGCATAAACTTACGAGCAAGCCAATCACAAAAGATTGCTTTGAAATTGATGATTATGACCAAGATTTATCTGTCGATTTTACAGACCAATCTCTTGCTGGAGAAAATGGTTTTACTGACCACTGGCATATGGATATGTTTGTTGATGACCTTATTGATAGATTAGAAGAACTTAGACTTGCTTATTTACAAACTAAAGATAAACGCTATTGGAAAGAACTCGTTCGTTGGTTACCAGAGTCTTGGCTTCAGACAAGAACTGTTACAATGAATTATGAAAATGTTTTGGCTATGGTTCATCAGAGAGGCCATCATAAACTTACAGAATGGTCTGGAGATGGCGAAGAGTTTATCAATGAAAGTTTCATTAAATTTGCTCATTCTTTACCTTATTCTGATGATTTTATCTTTATAGATAACAATACAACAGAAAGTAAGTAAAACAGTATTGATTTTTATTTAAAAAAATGTTATAATATACTTATAAGATGAAAGATGAAAGCGAGTTAAAAGAAATGAGTAAAAAAGAAAAATTTATTGAATGCATAGATTCATTATTTGCAGATTTAGATATGGCAGATATTGACCCAGATGTAATTGCTTATTGGGAGGCTTTTAAAGGAAAAGGTACTTCTAATAAACCATTATTTACTGATAATGGAAAAATGATTTTAAAATATATGCAGGAGCATGTTTCTGATATGCCAATGGGTAAAGCAAAAGATATTGCTGAAGGAATGTTTGTTTCTTCAAGAACTGTATCTGGTGCAATTCAGAAACTTGTTAAAGATGGATATGTTGAGAAGATTGGGTCAGACCCAGTTGTCTATGCTTTAACAGATAATGGAAAAACAGTTAATATTGAATAAATTTTTATGGGCTATGTTGATTAAAAAATAATCAACAAAACTCACATAATTGTGAGGAGGTATAAAATGTCTATAGGAATTTATAAAATTGAAAACTTAATTAACCATAAGATTTATATTGGTCAAAGTATAGAAATTGAAAAAAGATGGCAAAAACATCTTAATGCAAAAGATAATTTTGTTATTCATAAAGCATTACAAAAATATGGAAAAGAAAATTTTTCTTTTCAGATTATAGAAGAATGTGATTTATTAGACTTAGATAATAAAGAGCAATATTGGATTAATTATTATAATAGTTTAATCCCAAATGGATATAATATGATTCCAGGTGGGAGTAATGGAGCTGGATTTGCAAAAGGGAAAAAAGTCTTACAATATACTTTAGATGGAGCTTTTATAAAAGAATATAACAGTGCTAATCAAGCTAGTAATCAAACAGGAGTTTGTCATTCTGATATATGCAAATGTTGTAGAGGAGATGCTCCAAGAGCAGGAGAATATCAATGGAAATATTCTGGAGATGATAAAGAAATTAAGCCTATTAAAGTAAGAACGGATTTTTCTGTTTTACAAATAGATAAAAATACTGATGAAATTATAAAAGAATTTTCTTCACTAAAAGAGGCTTTTGAACAGACTCATATTGCGAAATCTATTATCTGTAGAGTTTGTAATGGTAAAGGCAAAACTGCTGGTGGATTTAAGTGGAAATATAAAAAATAAAATGTTATAATTAAAATATAAGTTAAAAATAAAGGAGATAAAATATATGAAAAGCATGATTAATCGCACCCATTTGGAGGGATTTATTTATGAGCATGACTTACAGTTAAGAGAGTCTGGTGCAAATTCAAAACATCCAGGAACTAAATTTATTATGGGTAATCTTAGTATTGCCACTGATAATGATATGACAAATATTGTACCTGTTCATTTTACATATGTAACAGCAACAACTGCAAAAGGAAATACAAATGCAACATTTGGTATTCTTAATCAGATTATCAACGGAGAGCTTGGTTCTGTAATGGAACATGGTAAAGAGAATGCTGCAAAAGTTCGTATTGATTCTGCGATTGGTTTAAATGAGTTTTATTCTGATAGAAATGGTGAGGAACAGCTTGTTTCTGTAAAAAGAAATGAAGGCGGATTTGTTCATACTTGTGTTGATTTGAATGAAGACGAGAAAATGAGAAATACTTTTGAAGCTGATATTCTTATTACAAATGTAAGAACTATTGATGCGAATGAAGAGCAGAATACTCCTGAGAAAGCTATTATCAAAGGTGCGATTTTTGACTTCAGAGGTGCGGTTCTTCCTGTTGAATTTTCAGCAATTAATCCAGGAGCCATCTCTTATTTTGAGGGACTTGGCGCATCTGCAAAAGAACCTGTATTTACAAAAGTAAAAGGTCGTCAGGTGTCTGAAGTAATTACTCGTACAATTACTGAAGAGTCTGCATTTGGTGAGCCTTATGTAAGAACTGTTCAGTCTAATAGAAAAGATTGGGTTATTACTTGGGCTCTTCCAGATCCATATGTATGGGATGATAAAAGCACAATTACTGCGGCAGAGCTGACTGAAGCTCTTGCTAATAGAGAAGTTTATCTTGCTGATGTGAAGAAACGTCAGGACGAGTATAAGGCTTCTAAAGGACAGGCAGCTGCTCCAACTTCTGCAACTCCTGCAAAGGGCGGCGGCGCATTTAACTTCTAATGACAGTTTCTGAATTAATTATTTTACTACAATCGTATCCAAAAGATGCGATTGTAGTAAATGATATGGGAATTATATCAAAAGAAGATATTTATATACAAAATGAATTTTATAATGGTGACAGTGCAAATCCTAATTGTGAAATTTTAAAAGATGTTGTAAGAATTGATTAAAATAAAAATTGCGGGTGGTCGGATGCCAATGCCGCAAGAAGGAGAAAAGAATGGGAATTAATTTATTAAATATTGAGCCACATAAGGTTAGTAAAGATTTAAGTGGATATATCACTTATATCTATGGTGCTCCTAAAACAGGAAAAACAACTTTAGCAGTTCAGATGCCAAAAACACTTTTACTCGCTTTTGAACGTGGATATAATGCATTACCTGGTGTAATCGCTCAAGATGTTACTTCTTGGGGAGATATGAAACAGGTTATGAGAGAGCTTAAAAAGCCAGAAGTTAAAGCTAATTTTGATGCCGTAGTTGTTGATACTATTGATATTGCTTCTGATTTTTGTCAGAAATATATCTGTCAGCAAAAAGGTATTGAAGCTCTTGGAGACCTTGGATATGGAAAAGGCTGGACTGCTTTTAAAGATGAATTTAATGATGTATTTAGAGGTTTAACTCAGTTAGGATACGCAGTATTTTTCATCGGTCACCACAAAGAGCAGACAATTACAAATGATGATGGAACAGAAAGAATTGTAATTCGTCCTGCGCTTAGTAACTCAACAAGACAGGTCATTGAAGGTATGGCTGATATTTATGGATATGCTCATCAGTCTAATAAGAATGAAATGTCTGTATTAACACTTCGTTGTCCAGATGATTCTATTAGCTGTGGTGGTCGTTTTAAATATATCGCAAGTGAGTTTCCAATGAGTTATGATAATCTTGTAGAAGAAATTCATAAAGCCATTGATAAAGAAGCTCTTGAGCATGGTAATCAGTATGTTACAGATGAACGTGAAAAGCCTGTTGAGAAAGAGGAATTAAATTATGATGCATTAATGAATAAGTTTCAGGAGTTAGTTGGTAATTTAATGCAAGCTTCTGAAGCTAATGGACCTAAGATTACGAAGATTATTGATAAATATCTTGGTAAAGGTCGTAAAATTGCAGATGCAACTCCAGAGCAAGTTGAGATGATTAACTTAATTGTAACTGAGATTGAAGATGAATTAATGCATAGCTAAGATATATAATCTTAAAGTCAATCCAAGTTATATTCTTGGATTGACTTTTTTATTGAAAAATGATATAATATTATTATAGATTGGGAGAAAGGAGTAAGAATATTTGGCACATAAAGTAAAATGTATATATTGTCATCAAACGTTTGATAGAGATAAATATTCTTTTGTTCAAGTCTCACCAAGAAGATACGCTCATACTGAATGTGCAAGTAAAGAGCAAAGTCGATTAAAACAAGAAGAAGCTGATAAAATAGCTTTAGAAGAATATATCATTAAATTGTTGGGCGATGACTTTATAACTCCAAGAATTAGAAAACAAATAAATACATACATTGAACAATACCAATATACTTATTCAGGAATTAGAAAAGCTTTAGTTTATTTTTATGAGATAAAAGGTAATTCTACAGAAAAGGCAAATGGCGGCATAGGTATCGTTCCTTATGTTTATAAAGATGCTTTTAATTATTATTATTCCATTTGGGAAGCGAATCAAAAAAATCAGGATAAAGATGTTCAAGAGTTTGTTTCAAAAGAAAAAGTTATAAAAATCGAACCCCCAAAAAGGAATTTGAGAAAACGGAGATTATTTGCATTTTTAGACGAGGAGGAAGCTGAAAGTGGCGAGTAAGTATGTCGATGTGACTGCAATAATGCAGGTAATTGGATGTGTTTATAATAATCCTCAGATTTTGGAGTTTGAAGATAAATATACTATTACAGATGAAGATTTTCCAGATGAATTTCATAGAACTGTATTTGGTGCTATTTATAAAGTTTATGAACTTGGAGCAAAAACTATCACGTTAGAAAACTTAGCGGATTTTTTAAGTTCAAGACCAAAATCGGCGGCGATATATAAGAAAAATGATGGTGATAAATGGCTATTAAAAGTAGCTGATATCGCATCTCAGTTGTCTTTTGATTTCTATTATAATAGATTAAAAAAGATGACTTTATTAAGGGCATATGATAACTATGGAGTAGATGTTTCTGATATCTACGACCCAGATAATATCTTAGATGTAAAAAAGAAACAACTTCAAGAAGACTTGTTAGATAATTCTTCTTTAGAGGAAATTGCGGATAGAGTTGACCGTAAGATAAGCGATATTCGTTTAAAATATGTTGATGATACTACTGGAGAAGCTATTCAAGCTGGAAAAGGTGTTTTACAATTAATCCAGAAATTTAAAGATCATCCAGAAGTAGGAGTTCCTCTTTATGGAAGATTAGTAAATACAGTTACTCGTGGAGCAAGATTAAAAAAGTTTTATTTACGTTCTGCGGCAACTGGTATAGGTAAGACTCGTTCAATGATTGCAGATGCTTGTAATATAGCTTGTAATAAAATATATGATGAGTCTTTTGGATGGATTAAAAATGGTACATCTGAGCCAACTTTATTTATTACAACAGAGCAGGAACTTGAAGAAATCCAAACAATGATGTTAGCTTTTCTTTCCAATGTAAATGAAGAGCATATTATTAATGGTGAATATGAAGGCGATGAAGAAGAGCGAGTTATTAAAGCTGGAGAGATTCTTGAAAGTAGCCCATTATATGTAGAAGAATTACCAGATTTTTCATTAAAAGATGTTGAAAATGTAATTAAGAAAAATATTCGTGACCATGATGTTAAGTATATTTTTCACGATTATATTCATACCAGTTTGAAAATTTTGGAAGAAATCACAAAAAGAAGTGGTGGAGTAAAACTTCGTGAAGATAATATCTTATTTATGTTATCAAATAAATTAAAAGATATTTGTAATCAGTATGGAGTCTTTATTATGTCTGCAACGCAGTTAAATGGAGACTATCAAGAAGCTAAAACTCCTGACCAGAATTTACTTCGTGGTGCAAAATCTATTGCTGATAAGATTGACTATGGTTCAATTTTATTAAGTGTTAAAGAAGAAGACATTGATGCTCTTGATTCAATTCTTTCTTCAAATATTTTTGAAAAGCCTACTATTAAAATGTCTGTTTACAAGAATAGACGTGGTAGATATAAAGGAATTATTATGTGGTGTAAAGCAGATTTAGGTACTTGTAGAATCCAGCCTATGTTCTGTACTACATATGATTATGAACTTATTAACATGGACGATATAAAAATTATTGTAGAGAAAGGTGCTTGGGACGATGATGAAGAGTGAAAAAAATTATAGTGAGAAAAATTATAAGGTAAACAATTTTACAAAGAAGAAAACGAAAAAGAAAGAAAGTAGAGTAGCAAAAGTTGCTCGTCAGTATGTAGCTCCAAAAGAAATCAGAGCTGGTATGCAGTTTGAATATAAAATGCCTATCCCTATGTATGAGGACATTCTTAAAGAGTGTAAGAAAGATGGCGGCGAGGCTCAGGTATATCTTTGTAACTGGGTAAATGAGCAGTTTGGATTGCTTGGAACTTGCGTAAAAGTTATTCCAGGTTAATGCTATGGATAAGCAAGAAATAACAATTCTTCGACTTATAGGACAGGATAAATTCGTTGCTGGCAGAAAATTAACTCTGTCAGCAGACGAATATAAGATAACCGGTCCAATGAAAGAGTTTGAAGAACAAACTGGAATAGATTTAACCGCAATAACAGATTTAATATTCTTTTGGCCAGAAAGTGAAAAGTAAATGATTAATTATGATAAAAGCGAAATTAGAGAAGTTTTAGAATTAGAAAATATATTTGAGTTATTGCAGGAGTGGGGAGGAGACCCAGAGTATACTGGCTTTGGAATCCTCTCTTCTACTATATGTCATAATGAACCAGGAGAAGGAAGTCGTAAACTATATTATTATAATAACTCAGGTTTGTTTAGATGTTATACTGGTTGTGATAGTTATTTTGATATTTTTGAATTAACCAGAAAAGTTGCTAAGATTCAATGGTCAGAAGAATATGATTTGAATGATGCAGTGCGTTGGGTTGCAAGAAGATTTGGTATCGCAGGAAGAAATGAAGATGGTTCTGAGTCTGATGATAAAATTGAGGATTGGAAACTTTTAGCGAATTATGAAAAAATAAAAGAAATAGAGTTAAAAGAAAATAAGATAGAATTAAAAGAATTTAATACAGATATTTTAACACGATTTAATTATAATGTTCTTATTATGCCTTGGATAAAAGAGGGAATAACTAATGAAGTTATGAAACTTGCTCAGATAGGTTATTATCCAGGAGCAGATCAAATTACGATTCCGCATTTTGATATTAATGGTAGGTTTATTGGTTTAAGAGGCCGAACTTTAATTGCGGACGAAGCCGAGATATATGGAAAATATAGACCTATGCGAATTAATAAAGTATTATATAATCATCCTCTTGGAATGAATTTATATGGATTAAATTGGAGCAAAGATAATATTAAAACAATGGGAAAAGCTATTGTTTTTGAATCTGAAAAATCTGTATTAATGTATGCAAGTTATTTTGGTTGGGACAACAATATTTCAGTTGCTTGTTGCGGTTCAAGCTTGTCCGCAAGGCAAATTCAATTATTGAAAGATGTTGGAGCAAAAGAAATTATTATTGCTTTTGATAGACAGTTTCAAGAAATTGGAGATAAAGAATTTAAACACTTAACAAGAAATCTTACAAGAATTAATGATAAATATAAAAATGATGTAAATATTAGCTTTATATTTGATAAGAATATGATTACTGGATATAAAGCAAGTCCGATAGATGAAGGATCTGAAAAATTTCTTATATTATTTAAAGAAAGGATTTTATTATGATAGTAGATGAGCCTTTTAACCCTAATAAATATCCATTAAGAGACTATGCCAGTTTTAGTATAGAAGTGCCTATTCATGGAGATAGATATGGCGCCAGATGTAAATTTTCTCGGGCACATAGGGAAGTATTAGATATTATTGATGCAAATATGATTAGTTTTACTTTTCAAGATTATTGGGAATTTAATGAATTTGTAGATATGTTAAATCAAATGAAAAAATCCATTGATGAAAAAGCTGGATATGGAAAAGAAATAGGCTTAGTAAATAAAATTAATTTTGATAATGGAGAGTGATGGAGATATGAAAGGAGGTTGAAATCAACTATGGATTATCAACTTAAAACACCATTGCTCCCAATTAAAAATGAATATACAGTGGTAGAGCGGGTATTTGCAATAAGAGGAGTAGATCCAAAAGATATTCCTCATTATCTTAATACAACTAAAGAAGATATTTTAGACCCTGGTTTAATTATGAATATAGATGAAGGAGTAAGAATGTTGGCAAGACATATCAGCCAACAGGATAAGATTTATATTCAAGTAGATAGTGATTGCGATGGTTTTACGTCTGCGGCATTCCTTATTCATTATTTAAACCGATTATTTCCAGGGTATACTCAAACAAAAGTTTCATATGGATTACATTCCGGTAAACAGCACGGACTTTATGAAGAGTTTATTCCAGATTTTATAAATGAAGATTATAAACTAATTATTGCACCAGATTCGTCAAGTAATAATTATGAAGTACATAAAAAGCTTAAAGAACTCGGAGTTGATGTATTGGTTATTGACCACCATGAAGCTGAAAAAGTTTCAGAAGATGCGTGTGTAATAAATAATCAATTATGTGATTATCCAACTAAGTCCTTATCTGGTGTAGGTATGGTTTATAAATTTTGTTCTTATTTTGATTCAATCATGGGAACAGATTGGGCAAATTACTATCTTGATTTGGCTGCACTTGGAATCATTGCAGATATGATGGATATTCGAGATTTTGAAACAAGAGAAATTATTAATCTTGGTTTAGCATCTATTGAAAATCCATTCTTTAAAGAAATGGTAAAAGTGCAAGATTATTCCATTAGCAGAGCAGGTGGATTGTGTCCATTTGCAGTTAGTTTTTATATTGCACCGCAGATAAATGGAACTATTCGTATGGGTTCTGCAAATGAGAAACTTATGCTTTTTGAATCTATGTTAGATTTTAAAGCTTATGACCAAATTCCTTCTACCAAAAGAGGATGTAAAGGTCAGTTTGAAACTCGTGTAGAGCAGGCTTGCCGCAATTGTACAAATATTAAACGTAATCAATCTAAAGCCATTGATGCAAGTCTCCAAACAATTGAAGAAATTATAAAAGATAAATCTCTTGAAGAAAATAAAATTATTGCAGTTAAACTTGCTGCTGGAGCAATAAATAAAAATTTAACTGGACTTATTGCAAATCAGTTAATGGCTAAATATAATCATCCATTCCTTATTCTTATGGAACATCCACAAGAGGATGGTAGTATTAGTTTAGAAGGTTCTGGTAGAAGCTATGAAACTTCTAATTTTAATGATTTAAGAACATTTATTCGAGATAGCGGTTATGCTAGTCTTGCAGAAGGCCATCCTAATGCGTTTGGTGCAGCTATTCCAGAAGATAAGTTTAGTGATTTTATTCAGTATTCAAATGAAGCTTTAAAAGAATGCTCATTTACTCCATGTCAGAAAGTTGATTTTATCTGGGATGCAAATGACTTTAAAGCAAATGATATTATTGATTTAGCTGAATTAAATACTATTTGGGGACAAGAGCTTGCGGAACCAATTGTCGTAATTAAAAATATTAAAGTAACTAAAGATAATTTATCTTATATGGGAAAAGGTGGCAGATGTCCTTCATTTAAAATTACTTTACCCAATGGAACAAGTTTAATTAAGTTTAGAATTACTGATGAAGAATTTGATTCATTACTTCCTACTAATGCTACTGGTAGTAAAAATATTACAGTTATAGGAACTTGTGCAATTAATGAATGGAATGGTCGTATAACTCCTCAGATTAAAGTTAGTGATTATGAAATCACAGGAGAGACTAAATATTATTTTTAAAATTATATGGCGTATATAATGTACGCCATATTTTTGTACCCATATGCGAGAATAGCAGTTCTTCCGGCGGTGATGGGTCCTAACAACCGTAATCCAAAACAAAAAGTGGTCTTAGAAATTTTTCACCAAAAATGCCTTATATTGATTTTTTACTTAAAAAATGGTATAATATTTATATAATCAAAAGGGATGGTATATATTATGATAAGAGAAGCTGAAGAATTAAAAAATAAATTAGATGTAACAGTAATTAATAAGGACCAGTTAAATAAAATTTTACTTGAAAGACTTAATTTTGCCTTTGATAGTTTATATTTTCGATACGCTATGGCTATCAAAGAACTTGGTGAATATAAAGAAAGAGAAGCATTAAAAGAAGGTAGACATTTTTCCCGTAAAAATTGGGAAGAGGGTCAGTGTATGCATTTTTATAAAGTATTAGAGGAGATATTAGAAGCCCATGCAGAAGATCACCCACTTCGATCAAACAAGGAATGATTCAATTAGAGCTTTTAAATTAACTAAAAGTGATATATTTTCAATTTCCATGAAAACGTATATGAAAAGTTCATTTTTATGGAATGGAAATTTTAAGATAATGGGATTTAAAAAAGAACGAGTATATTTATATTGGCATTATTATAGAATTCCAACGCCATTTAAACAGCAAATGATTAGATTAATGTATATGAAAGAGAGTAATGAAATAAATGGAATTAACTAAAAAACAAGAAGAAGGACTTAAAATTGCAGTTGAAAGATTCCACAATAATGAGAAATATACCGTAATAGCTGGGTACGCAGGTACTGGTAAGTCCACCCTTGTAAAGTTCATCATCGAGGCTCTTGATGTCGAACCAAGCAAGGTTGCATATGCTACTTTTACTGGTAAAGCTGCTGAAGTTCTTCGTAAAAAGGGAAATAAAAATGCTTGCACTTTGCATAAATTACTTTATGAACATATTCCAAGACCAGGTGGAGGCTTCTTTAGAAAACCAAAAACTACTATTGAATATAGTATTATTGTGGTAGATGAGATTTCAATGGTGCCAGTAGATATGATGCAGCAGCTTTTTAAACATAAAGTGTATGTTATTTGTCTTGGTGACCCATTCCAGATTCCTCCAATAGAGAAAGATAAAGATAATCATTTACTTGATAATCCTCATATTTTTTTGGATGAAATTATGCGGCAAGCAGCAGATTCTGAAATTATTAGATTAAGTATTGACATTCGAGAAATGAAGCCTTTACAATTATTTAGAGGAGAAAATGTTCAAGTAATTGACCAGAAAGATTATGAAGCAGGCATGGTTCTTTGGGCTGACCAAATTATTTGCGGAACTAATGCCGCAGTTGAAGAAATTAATATTTATGTAAGAAATCTTTTGGGAAGAGGTCCTCTTCCAGAAGATGGAGATAAAATTCTTTGCAGACAAAACTATTGGGATGATATTAGTGATGACCATAATGCTTTAGTTAATGGCACTATCGGTTATTTAAAAAATCCTAAAAATAGATTTGTTTATTTCCCATATTGGATTGGAACTTCTGTTCCATCAGTACAGGCTATTCAGTGTGATATAGAGACTGATGAAGGAGACTTATATAAAGACCTGTATTTAGATAAAACTATGCTTACTCATGGAGCAAGATGTCTTGATGATAGAGATATTTATAAAATTGGTAAATACCGTGAAAGAGTTGGAGATTTAGTTCCAAAATTTTTCACTTATGGATATGGTATTACTGGACATAAAGCTCAAGGTTCTGAATGGGATAAGGTTTTAGTTCTTGAAGAGCCATTTCCAAGAGTAAGATTAGAACATGCCAGATGGCTTTATACTGCGGTTACAAGAGCATCTGAAAAAGTAATTATAAGGAGAAAATAATATGAATGTAGTTACAATAGATTTTGATATTATTATGGAACCAAGTATTAGTTTTTATAATAATATGGTAGATATTGAAGACCCAATGAAAGATTATGTAGATAAATTTTCATTTCTTACAAATATCCCTGCTAATTTATATATTTATGATTATCTAACTCGCTATATTGTACGTGCGGCAAAGCAAAATCAAGAAATTTATTTTGTAAATAGCCATGATAAAGTGATTGATATTCTTAAAACAATTCCTCATGATGAGCAGATTGATTTATATAATATTGACCATCACCATGATTTAGGATATGACATGGAGCCTTCAGACTGGATGCGCCCAATGTTTAAATATGATTTAAGTAACTGGGTTAAGTATGCAAGAGATAAGAAGTTGGTTGATACTTTTTATTGGGTTCATAATGAAAATTCTGACCCTTATCCAAACGAGGCCGCAAGATATGTTACAGAAGATTATGTCTTAAAAGACTTTAATTTAGAAGATGACAAATATGCTCCAGATGTTTTAATTATTTGCTCTTCTTTTGAATGGATTCCACCAGTTTATCAACCATTGTTTTATTCATGGAATACCATCTGTAGTGAAATCACAGGAAAAGAATATCCTTTTGACAGTATTGAAAAAATATGATATAATATTTATATAATTGAGAATAGTATAGATAGAGGAAAATAATAAATGAGCAAAAAGTGGTTTAATTGTCATAACCATACAGAGTATTCAAACTTACGTCTTTTGGATTCAACCAATCACCCAAAAGATTTAATCAATAAAGCAATCGAATTAGGACTTAGTGGTATCTGTATAACTGACCATGAAGCCCTTTGTGCGCACGTTGAAATAAATAAAATTGCAACAGAATTAAGAGAAACAAATCCTGATTTTGTGATTGGGTTAGGAAATGAGATTTATTTAACTGATACAAGAAATCATGGTCAGAAGTATTATCACTTCATTTTGATTGCTAAAGATGCAATCGGTCATAAAGCGTTAAGAGAGTTAAGTTCTACAGCTTGGTATTATTCATATATGGATAGAGGTATGGAAAGAGTTCCAACTCTAAAAGATGAATTAACTGAAATTGTAAAACATTATAAAGGTCATTTAATTGCAACAAGTGCATGTATCGGCGGAGAATTATCTTCATGGTCTTTATTATATGCAGAAGCATTAAAAGTAAATGACCAAAAGATGGCAATAGAATTTCAGAAAAAGATTCAAGATTTTATGGATTTTGTTTTGGATTTATTTGGAGATGATTTTTATATTGAATGCGCTCCATCTAATAAAGAAGACCAAATGACTGTAAATTCTCAGTTATTTAAAATTGCAACTGCATATAATGTTAAAATGGTTGTTGGAACCGACTCTCATTATTTAACAAAAGAAGATAGAATGGTTCATAAAGCATATCTTAATTCAAAGGGTGGAGAGCGTGAAGTTGATGACTTTTATGAATTTGCCAGACTTATGGATAGCGATGAAGTAGAAGAATTATTATCTCCATGTTTTCCAGAAGGATATGTAGATATAATTTTTGAGAACACTTTAGATTTACAGAATAAAATTGAATATTATAGTCTTTTTCATAAGCAAGATATTCCATCTGTAGAAGTTAAAGATTATCCAAAAGTAAGAGGATTTAAACAGTATCCACATTTATCTGCGATGTTAATGGATGATGATATTCAGAATCGTTATTGGGTAAATGAGTGTTTAAATCAGCTTGAAAAACTTGAGAAAATCAATGATAAACGTTATCTTGATGAACTTGAAGAAGAAGCACGAGTTAAAAGTATTATTAGTGAAAAACTTGAAACAAATATGTTTCGTTATCCAAATACACTTCAACATTATATTGATATGATTTGGGATTGCGGTTCAATGGTAGGCGCTGGTCGTGGTTCCAGTTGTGCCGCACTTAATCATTACCTTATGGGAATTACTCAGTTGGACCCTATCGAGTGGGATTTACCTTTCTTCCGTTACCTCAACGAAGAGAGAATTGAGCTTGGCGATATTGATATCGATATATGCCCGTCTAAACGTCCGGAGATTCTTCGTAAAATTAAAGAAGAGCGTGGAAAAATGTTCTATGATAATATCATAGAATGGGCGAAGAAAAATCTTGGATGTACTCTTGTAGCAACATTTGGTACAGAAGGAACTAAATCTGCAATTCAAACAGCTTGTAGAGGTTATAGAAGTGAAGATTATCCAGAAGGAATTGACGTTGATGAAGCTCAGTATATGAGTTCATTAATTCCAGAAGAAAGAGGATTTTTATGGCCAATTAAAGAAGTTGTTTATGGAAATCCAGAAAAAGGTCGTAAGCCTGTTAAGACATTTGTAAATGAAGTAAATAAATATCCAGGTTTATTGGATATTATTATAGCTATTGAAGGTCTTATAAACCATAGAGGTTCTCATGCATCTGGCGTAATTTTATTTGGAGATGACCCATTTGAGCATAGTGCTTTTATGAAAACTCCAAAAGGCGAGATTACTACTCAGTTTGACTTGCATGATGCTGAGTATATGGGGTTAACAAAGTATGATTTTCTTGTAACTGAAGTTCAGGATAAATTAGTTCAGACAATTCAATTACTCCAAGAGGATAATGAAATTGAGCCAGAATTAAGTTTGCGGGAAGTCTATGATAAATATTTTCACCCTAATGTATTACCTTTAGATGACCAGAAAATCTGGGATGCATTGGGTAAAGTATCTGTTATTAATACTTTCCAGTTTGATTCTCAGGTTGGTGCGCAGGTAGCAAAGAAATTAAAACCTCAGAATGTATTGGAAATGGCGGATGCGAATGGTCTAATGAGACTTATGGGCGAAGATGGAGAGGAACGCCCGATGGATAAATATTATCGTTTTAAACAAAACATTCAGTTATGGTATGATGAAATGACAAAATTTGGTCTTACCGAAGAAGAGCAGAAAACTCTTGAGCCTTACTTTAAGAGTTCTTATGGAGTTCCTCCTTCACAGGAACAGTTAATGAGAATGTTGATGGACGATAAGATTTGTCATTTCACTCTTGGAGAAGCAAATGCGGCTCGTAAGATTGTTGGTAAAAAACAAATGAATAAAATTCCAGCTTTACATGAAAAAGTATTGGCACAAGCGGCAAGTGAGAAGCTTGGACAGTATGTATGGAAATGTGGAGTTGGCCCGCAGATGGGTTATTCATTTAGTGTTATTCATGCTTTAGCTTATAGTTTCATTGGTGTTCAAACGTTATATATTGCAACAAATTGGAATCCTATTTATTGGGATTGTGCATGTTTAATTGTAAATAGTGGTTCACTTGAAGATAATAGTGACTTAGAGATTGAAGAGGATGATGAATCTGAATCTATTTCTGTAAAGAAAACAGCTTCAACTGATTATGGAAAGATTGCAAAAGCTATGGGTGAAATTATGTTAGCAGGAATTAAATTAAGTCTTGTTGATATAAATAATTCAGATTATGGGTTTAAACCTGATGCTAAAAACAATCAGATTCTTTATGGAATGAAAGGTTTATTGAATGTAAGTGATGCAGTAATTGATGATATTATTAAAAATAGACCTTATACTTCACCTAAAGATTTTTTATTAAAAGTGCGTCCAAAAAAACAGGCAATGATTTCACTTATTAAAGGTGGAGCATTTGATACAATGATTGATCGTAAGATTTGTATGGGTTGGTATATTTGGGAAACTTGTGATAAGAAGAAACGAATTACATTACAAAATATGGGAGGTTTGATTAAATATAATCTTCTTCCAGAAAAAAATGAAGAACAGATTATGGCGAGAAGAGTTTATGAATTTAATCGTTATTTAAAATCTGTCTGTAAAATTAAAGGTGACGCAATTAATTATCATATAGATGATAGAGCAATGAATTTTTTGATTGAAATTGAACATGATGATTTATTAGAGGGTTATTCTTTAAATATGAAAGCATGGGACAAAGTATATCAGAAATGGATGGATGTATTCAGAGAATGGATTGCAGAAGAAAAAGAACAGATTCTTCAGAACTTAAATGAAAAAATCTTTAAGGATGATTGGGATAAATATGCTCAAGGAACTTTATCAGCTTGGGAAATGCAAGCATTATGTTTCTATTATCATGAACATGAATTATCTCATGTTGATACTCAAAGATATGGTTTTGTTGATTTTGATAAACTGCCGCAAGAACCTATCATAGAAAGAACAATTACAAAAGGTGCAAAGCAAAATAATATATTCAAATTGAATAAAATTTGCGGAACTTGTATTGCTAAAAATAAAACTAAAAGTACAGTAACTCTATTGACAACTTCTGGAGTAGTTAATGTCAAATTTAGAAAAGAATATTTCTCATTATTTGATAAACAGATTTCTGAAAAACAAGAAGATGGAACTAAAAAGGTTCGAGAAAAATCTTGGTTCAATCGAGGAAATATGATTATAGTAATGGGCATTAGGTCAGGAGATGATTTCATTTCTAAGAAATATGCTTCTTCTAATGGACATCAATTATATAAGATTGATAAAATTAATGAAGATGGAAGTTTGGAAATTAGAAGTGATAGATACCAAGGGGAAGATGTTTTTTAACATCTTCTCTAATATATCAATAAAAAGGAGAATAAAGATATGAGTCAAGTAGTAAAAAGAGTTTGTGATTTATGTGGACATGAAATTACAGAAAACTTAGATACTGGTAATATTAATTTTAATTATGCAAATTCTATGGGCTATATGTGTAGTCATAACATGGATATTTGTAAGGAGTGCGCTCCAAAGATTGTTCCTGCTCTTCATAAAACCTTAACAGATTTGTTTAAATTAAAAGAAAATGATAATGAGGTTTCTGATTTAAGTACATTCTTTCAGAGAGAAAGTATTATGCAGGAAGAAATGAGAAAATATCAGGAAGAGATAGATAAAGCAAATAAGCCAGGTGAAAATACTACACCAGGAGAATCAACAGGTAAAGAGGAAGAAGCAAGCGTATGATAGGTTCTTATAAAATTCTTGCCATTATTGGAGAAGCTGGTAGCGGAAAAGATACTCTTATGCAAGAGGTTTTAAAAGTTAATCATAATCTCCATGAGATAGTTAGTTTTACAACAAGACCTCCAAGAGAAGGAGAAAAAGACGGAATTAATTATCATTTTATTTCTGGTGAAGAATTTGCAGAAAAGCTTCTGGCAGGTGAAATGCTGGAAGCTGCCTGCTTCAATGACTGGTTTTATGGAACCGGTTTTGGCTCATTGCGCTCTGATTGTGTTAATATCGGAGTCTTTAATCCAGAAGGAATTGATAGTTTAATGGCTCATAAAAATATTGAGCTTGTAGTATATTATGTGACTGCTAAAGATAAGACTCGATTATTGCGGCAGTTGAATAGAGAAGAAAATCCAAATGTTGATGAAATTATTAGAAGATATAAAGCTGATAAAGATGATTTTGCTGATTTGGATTTTCATTATAATGAAATAGTGAATGAAGATAGAAAAGATATGGACTTCAATGTGAAAGTTGTATCTGCTGCGGCACAGCGGTTGGAGAACAAGATTGGATAATTTATCCATCGCAAAAACCATATATAGTGTTAAGACTTAAAAAATTTTACTAAATATAGATGGAGGGATACAATATGTTAGAAGTTCAAAAACGAAATGGTGATATTGTCCCATTTGATAAAGAAAAAATTATTGACGCAGTAAATAGAGCGATGATTGAAGTAGATAAAATCCTTTATGAAACAGATACTTCAAAAGATATTGCCACTGAAATTGAAGAAATGGCTAAACGCTCTAAGACAACTATTTCTGTAGAAACTATTCAAGATTGCGTAGAAGATTTATTGATGCAATCTGAAAGAAGAGATGTTGCAAGAGCGTATATTCGTTATAGATATAAGCAAGAAGCAAAGAGAGAACATGAGGCAGTTTTTATTAAAACTTATAGTGAAAAATTGGAAGCCCGCAATGTTCAAAATCAAAATGCTAATGTAGATGAACATTCTTTTGGTGGACGTATGGGTGAAGCAAGTTCAGTTATGACAAAAAAATATGCTTTAGATTATATCGTATCTAAAATGTCAAGAGATAATCATTTAAACAATGAGATTTATATTCACGACTTAGATAGTTATGCTGTTGGAATGCATAATTGTTTGTCACTACCTATAGATGATTTACTCAGAGATGGTTTTAATACTCGCCAAACTGATGTTCGTCCTGCTCAATCAGTTAATACAGCTTTTCAGCTTTTAGCAGTATTATTTCAATTACAATCATTACAGCAGTTTGGAGGAGTATCTGCTACTCACTTAGACTGGAGCATGGTTCCTTATGTTCGTAGAAGTTTTTATAAGCATTTCTTAGATGGTGTTAAATATTGTCAAAAAGGTCAGATGCTTGGATTAGCCGGAATTTATGAAGATTTTGATTTATCTAATGCAAAAGATATGTGGATTAAAGCTGATGCTTCTATTAATGATGATGTATTTGTTAGAAATGAAGCTGCTTATAAATATGCTATGGATATGACAACAAAAGAAACTTATCAGGCTGTAGAAGGAATGTATCATAATCTTAATACATTGCAATCTCGGAGTGGAAATCAGTTACCTTTTACTTCTATTAATTATGGCACATGTACTTTACCAGAAGGAAGATTGGTAACAGAAGCTTTATTAAATGTATCTATTAAAGGTATTGGAAAGCTTCATAAAACTTCTATTTTTCCTTGTGGAATTTTCCAGTGTATGAAAGGAGTTAATCGTGAAGAAGGAGACCCAAATTACGATTTATTTAAACTCGCATTACGTTCAACCGCCACAAGACTGTACCCAAATTATGCTAATGTAGATTGGTCTGGAAACGCAGGATATGACCCAGACGACCCGACGACTTACTTCAGTACAATGGGATGCAGAACTGCCAACGGATGGGATATCAATGGTTTCGGCCAAAAGAAGGATGGACGTGGAAATATTTGTCCTGTAACAATTATTTTACCTACATTAGCGATGGAAGCTAAACAGAATTTTATGTCTCAATATGCTTTAACTGACGAAGATGCAAAAGAAGCTTTTGCAGTTGAATATTTCATGACTCTTTTAGATGAAAAAATTCATCAGGCAAAAGATATGTTAATTGAACGTTTTGATTGGATTTGTTCTCAGGATGCTTCTGCCGCAACTTTTATGTATGAGAATGGTACAATGAAAGGATATATTCCAGAAGAAGGAATAAGAAGTGCATTGAAGCATGGAACTTTAGCATTAGGTCAGTTAGGACTCGCTGAGACTCTTCAAATTCTTATTGGTACAGACCATACTACTCCAGAAGGAATGAAACTGGCTAAAAGAATTGAACAGTTATTTAAAGATAGATGTGCGGAATTTAAAGAAGAATATAAACTTAATTTTGGAGTATATTATACTCCGGCTGAGAACCTTTGCTATAAAGCTTTAAAAAACTTTAAAGCAAAATATGGTGTAATTGAAAATGTAAGTGACAAAGAATTCTTTACTAATTCAATTCATGTTCCAGTGTGGAAAAAAATGTCTCCATTTGAAAAGATTGATATTGAATCTCAATTAACTGGTTATTCATCTGCGGGATGTATTACTTATATTGAATTAGATTCCGGTATTAAAAATAATCTTGAGGCATTAGAGCAAATTGTAAATTATGCTATGGATAAAGATATTCCATATTTTGCGGTCAATGTACCAAATGATACATGCCTTGAGTGCGGCTACACAGATGAATTTAATGATAGATGTCCTATTTGCGGAAGCACTCATATCCAACAGCTTAGAAGAGTTACTGGATATTTAACAGGAAATTATAAAACTGCTTTTAATCTTGGAAAACAAGATGAAGTTGAACATCGTGTTAAGCATGGAGGAAGAAGAGAATGGGCGCAGATAAAACCTGGCACGACAAAGAAGAATACTTAAAACAAGCAAAAGAATGTAAATATTGTAGAGAACTAGATGCAGATGATACTTTATATATGGCAAACGACTGAGATGGCGGAGTAGGATTTGAATATATCAGGCATATTAAATACTGCCCTATCTGCGGCCGCAAGCTTTTTAATTGGGAGGAATAATTATAATGCGTTATGCAGGAATTATTAAAAATGATTTTTCCGCCGCTCCTGGAATAAGTGTAACTTTTTTTACACAAGGTTGCCCTCACAAATGTGAGGGTTGCCACAATCCAGAGACTTGGGATTTTGAAGGCGGAGAAGAAGTTACTCATGATACTATTTTAGAGGTTATTGAAGCTATTACTGCTAATGGATTACATCGTAATTTATGTATTATGGGAGGAGAGCCTCTTTGCCCAGAAAATCAATTTTTGACTAATTTAATTATTAATTCTGTTAAAGAAAAACTTCCTGACACTAAAATTTATTTATGGACAGGATATTGTTTAGAAGATTTAGATATGAGTAATAATAGAATTAAATCAATACTTGAGCAAGTAGATTGCATTATTGATGGTCCTTATGATAAAACAAAAAGAGATGTTTCTTTATTTATGAGAGGTTCATCTAATCAACGAATTTTATATAAGGGAACTGATTATTGATTTTCTAAAAAAAATATGATATTATATACTTATAAATAATAAGGAGATTAAAAATGAAACATATTAAAGATAATAAAGAATTAGATGAAATTAAAGAGCCAGAAGATGGCCAGATTGTATATAATGAAACAGATGATAGTTATTTTATTTATAAAAATGAAAAATGGTTTCCAGTAGAAGCTCAAATGACTTCTCAGGGACTTGAACTTAATTTATATGAATTAAATCGAAGTATTATTGAGCAACTTCCAGACTATGAAGATTCTCAGTGGGAAGGCGCTGAAAAGATTTTTGGAGACTGGTTAATGGAACAATCTTCTACATATTATATGCTTTATGGTAGAGAGATTAATTACTTTACAATCTTTAAGAAAGGGAATATCGGAGAGTCAGATTTCGCAACATTCTGGGATGGACTTAAAGAATGTTTAACTGCGCTCGGTACAGTTCGTTCTATCAACGTTAATAAATTAGAGGATGGTAGTGCTTCTTCTATTGAAATCTGGATTAAATATAATGGTGTAGTTACCTGCATGTATTTATTTAATTACGATGAAGGTATTGTGACTTATGAACAATAATGAGATTGTATGTTTTATTGATATGTTCTCTATTTATCAAAAAGTTCAATATAATGACGGTCAAGAAGAGCAGGTTTCTTTAGCAAATTTACCTGACTTCTTACCGCAGGTTTGTTCAGCAGAGAATATCAGTAAAATTCATTTATATGGTGATGCTATTTTTTGTAATGGTGTTGCTGATAAAATTAGAACAAGTGAAATTACAACATATGGAGAAAATAATTTAGAAATCGAGGTAAATTAATTTATGAATAAATATTTAATTAACAATACATTAGTATTTAGAGTTCCAACAGTAGAAGATGCTTTAGTTTTAAGAGATGAACTTTCTGAGAATCCTTATGGAGAATTAACAAACTTTAGTTATACAACTAAGTACATCAAAGCTAAAGGTGAGAATATTGAAGAGTATCAGCTTGTAAAAGCTAAAATTGAATTTACTCCAGAAAAAGATCCAGAGCAGCATATTAATGTTACTTATGAGGAGGGAATCTAATTTGGCTAAATTTGAGTTAATTAAAAAATTTAAAGGCGAAAATGATTTACTTCCTAAAAGAAAAACGGTAGAATCTGCGGGATATGATTTTATTGTAGCAGAAGATACAGTAATTCTTCCATATCATTATCATTTTTCAAATCTTTCAAAGAGTGTTTTTGAAGATATGACATCTAAAAAGCTTGAAGAAAAATATCTTGAAAGACCTATGACGCTTGATGAAGTTGCTACTTTTACAAAACAAGCTAAAGCAAAACCAACATTAGTTCCAACAGGGGTTAAAGCTAAACTTGATCCTGGCACATACTTAGAACTTTCAGTTCGTAGTTCTTGTCCGCTTAAATATTGGTTAGTAATGGCCAATAGTGTAGGAATTATAGATGGTGATTATTATAATAATCCAGATAATGAGGGGCATATCTTTTTTCAATTAATTAATTTTTCCCCTGTCCCTATTATTTTAAAGAAAGGTGACTGTATTGGTCAAGGTATTATTAAACCTTATTTAAAAACTGAGGATGATAATACAGTTGATTTGCGGGAAGGCGGTTTTGGTTCTACAGATGCGGCAAGTCAGCCAGTACTGCAAGAAGCTTAATGAGTCGATTACTCGCATTAGACCAAGCAAGCAGAATTTCAGGTTGGGCCTTCTTTAACGAAGGCCAACTTGAAGCTCATGGTAAATTTAATGCTACTCAAGAAGATATTGGGGAAAGACTTTTTTTTATTAAAAATGAAGTAAATAAACTTATTGAAGAATTTAATATTAATGAAGTAGCTTTTGAAGATATTCAACTTCAAGGAAATGTTACTAATAATGTTCAAACCTTTAAGGTTTTGGCAGAAGTGTTCGGAGTTATTTATGAATTAGTAACAGAATTAAAGATACCAAATAGTGCAACTTTAGCAAGTGTATGGAAGTCTGCATTAAATATAAAAGGACGTACTCGTCCTGAGCAGAAAAGAAATGCTCAACAATATGTTCTTGATACATATGGAATAAAAGCTACTCAAGATGAATGCGATGCAATTTGTATTGGGACATATATTGTTAATGAAAAAGCAAGAGAAAAGATACATGACTGGTCTGATTAAAGAAAGTATTTTCTCTTTTTTTTCATTTCTTAAAAAGGAGAGAGAAAAATATGTATACTTTAATTATAAATAATGGCGAATTACAATGCCATATTAAAAGCTTTACAGAAGGCTTAGAATTAAAAGAATTACCAGATAATTCTGGTAAGAAAGAAACTACAGCGGCTTTATATATTACCACTTATATTTCTGCAGATAATGGTGAAAATATAAATACTTTTGATAATATTAGTTTAGTAGATTTTCTTCCATATTTTAAAGTTGATAATTCTATTAAGAATATAACTATTAAAGATGAAGAAAAAATTGTTTTTGAAACTACTAAATATACGTCTATCTCAAATGCAAAAGGAGATTATGACCAAACTGCTGAAGTACCAGAATATTATATAGATATTTCTTTTCAAACAAATCCAAGACTTTAAAAAGAGGTGATTGAATGGCAAGAATAGTATATACAGGTCAGCCAATTCAAGCCTCTACTATTAATGACTATTATAATAGATTGGATGCTATTAGAACTTGGAATGGTAGATATTCTGCTATTTCTAATCGAGGAAGCGTTGGTAGTGGTGTTAGAATAACCAGCGCACAAATTATGAATGAAATTTTTAAAAGTGTTGTAGATACAAAAAATACTGTTTCATTTGTAAGTGGTGTTTCAATCTTAACTCCTATTGGAGTTAGTCAAGGCACTTCCGCAATTGGAAAAAAATCCATGGCTCAAATTGAAAAAAGTATTGGAATGATGGAACAAGCTTGTCGAGAATATTTTTCAAGCAATCGTGGAGGCTTTAATAGTTCTAATTATGGTGTTTTTGGTAGCTTTAGTTCTAATAGATCTGGACATAATGGCGCACATAGAATTTCTAATGATACCAGTTTTAATGTAATTGGTAATAATTCTAATAGAAGTGGTTATAACGGTGGCCATAGAAGCGGTTATTTTGCTTCTAATAAAAGTAGTAATAATGCTTCTAATAGAAGAGGTTATAATAATGCTTTTAGAAATGGACATCATAATACTTTTAACAGTGGATTTTTTAGTACCAAATGGGCAAGTAATAACGGTTCAGATTTTAGTTCTTTTGGAAGTAATAGTTCTAAATTTTCAGAAGTTCATAATGGTAATCATAGTGGATTCAAAACCGGAAAATATCATCATCATTACTCTTATTGGGTATTTAACTGGGCCAGTAGTGGAAGTAAAGACGTTCAATTATCAGGTAATGCTCTTAAAAGAGGTAACTTCCAGGGCCATAACGGTTCTAAATACTCTGGAAATGGAAAAAATAGCACTAATAGAACTACTGTTAATAATGCTAAAAGAAGTTCTTTCCAAAAAGGTGGATATACTGCAAATAATAATACTAAATATACAGGACATACAACTGGTTGTTCTGGAAATAACTCTACTAATTTTTCCAGTGTTGGTACTCAATGCGTAGGAGATAATGCTTCTAATTATTCTGGAAATGCTACTGGATATACAGGTTTCTTTACTTCAAATTGTCCAAGTAATTTTAGTACAAATGATTCCAGTGTAAATACTTGTCCAAGTAATTTTTCTGGAGTAAATAGCAGTAATTTTAATTCTGTTAATACTGGTAATTTTAGTAATGTCGATAAACGATGCTTTGTAGTTCATAGTAGCTATACTGTAGAAGGCGTTGATTTTTAATATATTTTAAAAGAGTAAAAGGAGCTATTAATGATAGAAAATAATGAAAAAATTTATTTTACAAATATAACTTTATTTACTACTGCTTTATGTAATCTTAATTGCGGATATTGTTATATTTGTAAAGATGCTACTGGATGTTTAAAACAAATAGATGATGATTTGGCTAAAGATTTTGAAAATGGAAGTCAAATTAAACAAGTCTATGATGTTGATCCAGAAGCAGATAAACATATTAAGCATATTACTTTATGGGGAGGAGAACCTTTTCTTCATATAGAACGTTTTATAGATCACTTTGAAGAATATACAAAGGCTTTTCCAAACTTTAATGAATTAGATACTTCAACAAATTTTACTCTTCCAAACCAAGTTGAATCTTTAAAAAGATTATTTGATACAATTATTAAATATTATCATGGTAATCAAAAATTTCATTTTGATCTTCAGGTCTCAATTGATGGGCCTGAAGAGATGAATGATTTGGGAAGAGGTAAAGGAGTTACTCAAAAGTTCTTAAAGAATTTTAGAGATTTATGTGAATTAGAATTTGATGATTCTAAAATTGATTTATATGTTCATACTAAACCAACTTTTTCAAAACCTACATTTCATTTTGTAGATACACCAGAAAAAGCATATGAATGGTTTGAATTTTTCGATAGAGAAATGTATCAGCCTTATAAGAATAGAAAAACTCGAAAATGGTGTTTCTTACCATGTCTTTTCAATTATGCAACTCCAGCAGAATGGACAAAAGATGATGGACTTGAAGTGGCAAAGATTTATCGTTCAATCCAAAAGGTAACTCCAAAAATAAAACAATTAGATGGATGGATTCCTAATTATGAAACTTATATTCCAAGCGTAGAGTTCTTATTAGGACGATTAAAAGATAATAATTCATTTAATAAGAAAAAATGTTTGGATTGTTCAAAGCCATTCTGCGGCGGAGGATGCGGTTCATTTTCACATGTAGTAGTTCCTATCCATGATGGAAAATATACTATGTGTCATAGAGGTATGTTTGATGATTATGTAGATTATCATAATAATATGAAAGACCATGCTGATATGAATGGACTTGCCGCAAAATATGTTCAGACAAATAATGAATCTGCTTGGATTTATGATAAAGATCAGTTCTTAAATCTTAAAAAGACTTTTGACAATCTTATCCTATATCCTCATCAAATTTTTTATACAGATTATGTTAAGTTTGTATATGAATATGCAAAAGCAGGTATCATTGATGAGAAATGGACTGATATGAGTAAAATTGATAAAACGATTGCTATTTTTGTTGATAAATCATGTTGTTTACAAGATTCATATATTATTACTGGCTCTTGGATAACATCAAATCCATTAGAAATTCCATTGTGGTATAATGGAGCTATGGATGTAGTTGAAGAAGAAATTGACAGAGTAATGGCGGAAAGAGGTATTGTATGACATTTCAAGAACAGCAAGATTTACTTTTAAAAAATTATTTATTCAGATATGATAAAGATGAAAATTCTGTTGAATTTATTATTACATCTGCATGTAATCAAAAATGTGAGTATTGTTATTTATACAGATATGGCGATGAAATGTATCCTCCAGAAGCCAATAAGAAAGAAAATATTCTTAGAAACTTAGCTCTATTATTAGATTGGCTTGACGAAAATGATTACCAGTATACAACTTTTGATATTTTTTCAGGTGAGTTTTTTCAAATCCCTTATTGGGAAGATGTTCTAAATGTTTTTTATGAACATCAAATAAATACTCCTAACGTTCCAAGAAGAGATTTTGTTATTCCTACAAATATGTCTTTTCTTATGGATGATGAAAAAACAGCAAGAGTTGAATATTGGATGAATAGAGTCAGAGATGATGTAAAACATTTCAATGGCTTTTGGTTAAGTGTTTCTGTAGATGGACCAACAGAGTTAGAATCTGTTGAAAGAGGACTTAAAAATGGTCAAATAAAACAAGACAAGTTTTATGATAAACTTTTTAAGTTTATTGCAAAGTATTCTCTTTCTTGTCACCCTATGATTACAAGAGAATTTGTAAAGAATTATAAACGTAATTATGACTGGTGGATTGATAATATTATTAAATATAATGTTATCTTTAAGAAAGAAAATGGATGTGAAGTATATTCAATTCCAATGATGTTAGAGGTCAGAAATGCGGAGCAGTGGGATGAAGAATCTTTAAAGGATTATAGAGATTTCCTTCTTTATGTAGCGGAAAAAGACTTAAATACGCTTCATAACGGAGATTTAACAGATTTTGCATATCATATGGCAGATAACTTCTCTGATGGGATGATGAATATTGGAAAATATAATCATGTACAGCCATACATATTAGCTCTTCCAGAAATACAACATAAATTACCATGTTCAATTCAAGGCGGTTCAATTTTTAGAGTCGGAGATTTAGCAATTGTACCTTGTCATAGAACTTGTTATCCTGATAAAGTTTATGGTTTTCTTGAATTAAATGAAGATAAAACTAAGATTATTGGAGTTCGTGGAGAAAATCCTATGCTTGCATATAAAATTAAGACTCTTAATCAAAATCGTTCTTTTATGAAATGTGCTGGCTGTCCTATTAAAAGCTTTTGTATGAAAGGTTGTCTAGGAGCGCAATATGAAGATAGAAAAGAACTTTTCTGCGCTATTGATGAAGTATGTGAAATGTTTAAAACTAAATATCGTACTGTTAATGATATAGCTGAAAAATATGGCGTTTATGATATTATTTTAAATGATTTGAAAATTCCAAAAGAAAGAAGGGAGTTTATAAAATATGCAAGAGATATTATCAACAGATACTTGTATGACTAATGAAGTTTCTATTTTCGATTTAGCTCAAGACATTATGTTTAAAAAACAATTCGCATTAATAGATGAGTTAGATTTTAGATTAGGTAAGATAAATACGACTGATGATGTAATTGAATCAGCCAGATTGAAAATTTATTATATCTATTATTTTATGCTTGATAATAATGAAAAAGAGTATTTTACTCATATAAAAAACTTTATCATTTTGTCTAATAATGATTTAATTAAACGAATTAAAAATACTACTGTTGAAGGTTTTTTTGATGAAGGTAAAAATACGATTGAAGAAATATACTTGAATAAATTGTTTTTAGTTCTATTAAAAGAATATGCTCCAGAGTTAAAATATACAGATTATAAAGATGACGTTTTATCTAATATGAATAAGTATATTTATCTTTTAAATGCAACTTATTTTGATGATTTCAGCTTATTTCAAGATAATGTCTTATATGGAATTTGCATTGGAAATTCTGTAGTTGATTATAAAAAATTCTTAACGGCTGCAGAGTGGGATAGATTCCAATATAGCATTTATTATTTATTTTATGGTATTAAAGAATTTCCAACAGACAATGAAATATTAGATATTGAAAATCGTATTGAGAGTAAGGTAGACCTTCTTTATGTAAAAGAATAAAGAAGTAAAGAGTAAAAGGAGTATAGTAAATGATTTTTATATTGCCATCTATTTATTATAATTTTGAAGATAATGTTAATATTTTAGATATGTATAGCAATACAGTAAAAATCAAAGGCATCGAAGGCAATTTCCCATCTAACATTATGTGTGGTGGGATTAATGCCTTAGACACCAGATATTTTGCACTGTATGATGATATTGTGGGTTGCGTAAATAGTTATTCAATACCATCTAAAATGTTATTTGTTGACTGCGGCAACCTCTTCCTTAATGAAAAAGAATATCTAAATCGTTTTGATAAGATATTATTTGAAGAATGGGAAAATAATGATTCTGCATATTATGAAATTGCAGATTTTAATTTGATTGATTATGTAGTGAAACGTTATCCTAATATTCAAATTGCATTACATCAAAATGCTTTATTGAGATATAATTTAAAAGAGATTCAAGATAAGATTGATAATTGTAAAAATATTAAATATATAATCTTACCAAGACGTTATGCTCATTTAAAAGTAAAAGGCGTACAAAAGATTTACTTAATGAGTTTTACAAAGTGTAGAGATTGTGTAAATTATTGCGATTGTTTATCTGAAGAATCTCATTATATACTTGAATATAGTGGTCATTCTACTTTTAGAAAATGTACTAAAAGATTTTATAAAGACGATAATGAATTCTTTGAAGAATATAGAAATATTCCAAAAGATTTCTCATATGTTCTGTTTGATGACATCATTCCAGAAGATGCAAATGAAAGCTATACATTAATAATTAATTTATTTGAGAGAGGGCTTAAAAATGATTTATTATAATTTATCCGGATTTTACGAACATTTTACTTTAAATAAATTTATTTTGGAATTGCGTGATACTAATCCTGAATACTTCAGAGACGGAATTAAAATTGGAACCTTCTTTGGTAACTTTCCATTTTGCACTTGGGACGGCGGAAGAAACTTTCCATTTTATCGCCAGGTCACAAAAGAAGAGATTGAAAAAATTAGAGACTTTTATAAGTTCTATAATATTCCTCTGAGATTAATTTTTACTAATTCCGCAATTGAGGAAGAGGATTTATATGATCCATTCTGTAATCTTCAAATGAAATTGCTTGAAGATGGCAATAATGAGGTTGTTGTAAATTCTCCTCTTTTGGAGCAATATTTAAGAGAGACATATCCAGATTTTAAATATATTAGTTCTACAACTAAATGTTTAAATAAAGAAAAATTCCTTAAAGAACTTCAAAATCCAGATTATTATCAAGTTTGTTTAGATTATAATTTGAATAAAGATATGGATATGCTTGAGAATATTCCTCAAGAATTACGAGGTAAATGTGAATTTTTATCAAATGCAATTTGTCATAGCCATTGTCCTATTAGAAAATCACATTATCTCGATACAAGTAAAACTAACTTGACATATGGTAAACATAAATACAGTATCACTGCAAAATGTCAAATTCATGGTGGTATTAATGACCCTGATACTCTTGGAAAACAGAATAATTTAACTTGGGAAGATATCCAAAAGTACAATAGTATGGGATATAAATACTTTAAATTTGAAGGAAGAACATTGCCGAGCGCAGATATTTTTTCTAATTATCTATATTATTTATTTAAACCAGAATATATTCCAATTATTGTAAGTAAATCTTCATATGTACCAGGAATATTCTTTAATAATCCAAATTCTCAGTTCTATTTAGATATGGTAAAAAGAACTGATGCTTCATTAGATGCTGATAATGGTGTATATGCAGATGAATGCGTAATGAGTTGGCCATTCTAATAGAATTAACTCTTCTTGTTTTTTAAAATCTGTAGAGAGAAAGTTTAAAAATGAGGAGGGTTTTTAACTATGCTGGAAACAATTGGATCAATTGTCTTAAAGTATTGGGTTGAATTTATTTTAGGCTTAATTGTAGCTGGCGGCGGTTTTTTAATAAAACGTTATTTAAGACTTGAAAAAGAAGAGCGCCAAAGAGATCAAAAAGAATATTTTGATAATGTGCTTAAAAAAATTCAAAGTGAAAATCAACAGATATTAAAATCTTTAGAAAAAGAACATGATAAGATGGATCAAAATTCTGAAGATAAATATAATGAAATTAATACCAAGGTTGATAAAGCTTTAGAAGCAGGTAGAGAAGAATCTAAAGCAGATGATGCCGTTCTTGAAAAAGAAATTTCTGCGATGAAAAAAAATATTACAGCTTTAACCGCAGGCGTTTTATCAATGCAAGGAAAAGAATTTATAAATAATTGTAGAAAACTTTTAGCTGAAGATCATATTATTACTCTTGATGAATGGGAAGAATTAGATGCAGACCATACAGCCTATAACGGATTAGGTGGTAATCATAAAGGTGACCATTTATTTTCATTAGTAAAAAAGAAAGTCGAAGCTGGATTTGCAGAAGACCAACGTCCAAAAGAAAAATAAAAAAGAGGGGATAGAATTTAATTCTATCCCCTATTATTTTTTATCTTAGAAAAAATCTTATTAGTTATATCAATTATCTCTTGTCCATAAGTAGCGAGTAAATCGGATAATAACTCCTCTTGGTCATAAGTTAATTGAATATCATAACTAAACATTGCGGCGTGTGTTATTTCGTGGCATAAAACTTGTTTAACTTTTGCGAGAGAAAGTTTATTATTAATATAGATTTTCTTTGTATCATCAACGCAGGCTCCAAGAGTATAAGAGCCATCTTTCTTTTTAAGTATTGGGTTATATTGGGGATACAAAGACGACTCGCCAATTATCCCCATTAATTTTAAACATTTATTTTAGTTGCTAATAAAGCAATTTTCTTTTGAAGTAACTGTTTTTCCTCTTGGCTTGCGCCCTCAATCATTTCGAGAATATCTGCATTAAGTTCTTGCATATATTCTTCAAGTTCTTTTAATTTTTTAGCTTGATCATGATGAAGTTCTTTGGATTCCATATACATGCGTCTGCGCTCAGGGCTTTTACCTTCACGGCTATCGTATATTTTAATTGGATATTCTCTTTCATCTTCATCTTCGTATCTATCATAATAGTCCATAGGTACATTACGTTTTTTCTTACGAATACTTTCTTTATAGTACATTCTCTGAGGTTCTTCATCATCAGATTTTTCTCTCATAGCGTTAGTGATTGTACAATAATAGATAGCCTGTTCAATATCTTTAATCATATCAATAACTTCGCCTAATTCTTCAGCGTCACAATTCTGAAGATTAGACATTTGAGATTGGGCTGCGCTAATTAAGCAATTTTTTATTTCACAAAGTCTTTTCATATTAAGCCACCCTTTCTACGATTAGATTAGCATTTTGAACATTAATCGTTTGATTTGAAGTATTAGTTACCCCAGCTGTTGAACAGCATCCAGTAGGTACATCAATGTATACACATGAAGCTACATTAAAATACTGCTCTACTGCGGCAGGGGTAACAATCATCTGGGCAGTGCGAACTGCTTCACCATCTATAGTGATAGTTAATGAGATAGCTTCTGCGGTGCCGCCAGTTGGAACCGCAATATTACCTGTAAAAGTTACTTTAAATCTTGAGCGGCATTGATTATTAGATAAGCCTCTCATTTTGATATTTCCACTTCCCTCGGTATGAATAATTGAACAATTACCAGGGATTCTTGTTGTGATAAATACAACATTATCATTTGTATTTACGGTTTGTACTATATTATTAGTTAGTTCCATATATAGTCTCCTTTCAGGAATTTAATAGGTTAGAGGGTTGGCAGACCTTCTAACCATTAAACTAATTTAGATTAAAGTGTACTACATCCGCAGTTATGATATCCAGAATATGGATTAGCAACTGTATATGCAGGAATAGGTGTTGGATTTAAAGCATTAATTAAATAGCTATTTTGAGCTGCTTGACTAGCTTGTAATCTAAGATCAGAATTTTTGGCAGTTAATTCAGCAATCTTATCATGTAAAGCTTGTGTTTGCATCTCTTGAAGAGCACTTAAAACGCTTCTGGTATTAGCGTTTTGATTTTCCATTAGGTCTCTGGTTGCATCAGAAACTGTTCTACGAGTTGAGCACTCTTGGTCTGCTAAATTATAATTTAATTGAGCAAAATTTTGAGCGTCCTCATATCTGCTTTGGCAGCAACACTGTTGCAACTGAGTTCCTAAGTTAGTAATACCTGCATTAATAGTATTAGTATTTTGCATGTCTGCGATTGATTGCTGAGTAATATTATTATTAACAGCAGCAAATCCATTTAACATGCCTGTGTTCATGGCATAAAAACCATCACAAACACCACTATTTACGCCATCAATTTTTCTTTCAATGTTGGCGAAATCTGAGGTTAAAATATAACCGTCTGTAATTCCAGAGCCTGTGGAACCTCCTCCGAAGAGTCCATTTCCATATCCTCCCCATCCTGCAAAGCAGAAAAGGAATAAAATTATAATCCACCAAGCTCCATCTCCACCGAATCCAAATCTATTATCATTTCTATTGGCTCCAGTAGCTGCGGCAATGTCGGCTAAACTATAGCCATTTGTTGCGTTATTGAACATATTAATGTCCTCCTTTTTAAAATATATTATTTAATCCCAAGCATTTGCTTAAAGGCATTAAATTCTTTATCAAAATCTTTACCATTTTGACTACATATATTTCGAGCGATTTGTTCAATATCTGCACTTCTATTCTGCTTTGCTAAAGACAATAGATTAGCTCCCATTGGAGTATTTTGCATTTGTTGCTCTAAAATATTCATTACTAACTGTTGAGGATTCTGGCCTCCTTTAATCATTTGAATTAATTGCATTGGGTTAATATTCATTGGCATAAGAATTCCTCCTAAAACTTAATATCTTCTTTTTTGACTGGTTGCGGCGAAGGAACTGAAGGAGTAGTATTTTGCGGCGCTTGCTCTGGTACCTGGCCCGCAAATATAGCTCTTATTTTTTCCATTTGTTCATTAAATTCATCTCTTGTTATATAATCTGTCATTTGTGGCTGTGCAGTTGGTTGTTGTAATATTTTTAATTCATACACATTAATTGATGCGGTTCCATCTAAGTTAATTTGTTTAGTATAAATTTGTTTATTCGCTATATCTGGAAAAATAAAAATAGAGCCATCAAAGTCTATTGGAATGGCTTTAACCTCTTCAATGGAAGAAACTGGCCTGCCTTTTAGGTACAAAATACCTTGGTTTTGCATTGGTGGTTGCTGTCTAATAGGTTGTTGATTCTGCGGGAAGTAATTGTAGTTAGGATACATTTTTTAATCCTCCTTCTTAAAATTATTTTTCTTTCTTTCCTTCAATAGTATGTAAAATTTTTACTAACTATCTTAATATGAAAAGTCCAGTCTTTTTTAATCTTTTTTTGTACTACAAAATTAGACAAAAAAAAATAGGGGTACAGAATATACATTCTGTACCCCTTATTTTTATTTAGATTCAATAGTTGTTTTATTTTTATTAACAGCCGCTTCAATTTGTTTTGTAATGTATGTATTCAAATCACCATAGATTGCTGTCAAGTATTCTTTCGCTTCGTCATTTAAGATAGAAAGAACTGCAGTTAAGGTCATATTAAATGCTTTTTTCTGAGCTTCGGCATCGAATTTTCCTTGAGCTTTTAAGCTATCTACATATGTTTGATTTGTAGCAATTACACAATCAGTAATTGTTTTTGACAACATTGTAATATATTTTGCGGCTAAAGCATTATCATTTTGCTTAATTAAAGCATCTTTTTTTGTTGCGATATACTGTACTAAGTAAGCTGTTAAAATTCCCAATAATGGGATTACACATACTTCAAAAATTTGTGATAACATTTGTAAAAAATTTTCCATAATTATTCCTCCTATTTAACTTTAATCCAAATTCTTCCATTAACTTTTACGTTTCCTGTGCCCCAAACTTCATACTCTGGAATTTCAGAAACTGTACCAACAATACGGTCTGGATATTCTCTGACTTCTTCACGAGTCATTTTTGAAATAGTTCCATTAGGTCCAGAACAAACTGGGTCACCAGCTTGATATGAATCTCTATCTTCATAAGGATAAGCTAATACCCTACCTGAGACCGCAATTGGTGTTTTAGTTTGTTCAGTTTTTCCAATCGCAAAGCCAAAAGTATCTGATACTATATTTGCTCCTGGCTGAAGACGTTTAGTTGATTGAACCAAATCTCCTAGGCCAGTTTCAATAACACATTGGCCTGGTTTAATATTTATAGTATTACGATATTCGGCATAGTCATTCCATACTGCGCCATAAACTTTTCCCGCATACACACTAGTAGTATTATAACCTGCATGACCATTTCCAAAATAATAACTATTGATAGTTGATGAACTGTTTCTACTCCAAGATTGATAATTAATCCATATATCTCCAGAATACGCATCTGGAATAAAATTAAATTCTTTTCCGCCTACTAAAAAATCATGACCATGTTTTGCAACTAAACCACTATTATTAATTAAAGCTCCAGTCATTGTGTCACCAGATTTTTTAACATAATTACCATTAAGCGTTCCAGTATAATTACCAGTTGTAAGAATTCTATTCCAATTACCCCAAGCTGTTGCACTTGTACCAATACGAGTCCAAAGATTACCATTTGCAGTATAAGCTATTTCAATTGGATAACCACCAGACAAATCACCGCCTAAACCGTAGCTTCTCCAACTTAATAAACCAATATATGAACCTCCATCAGATAGACTATAAGTACCATTCCCTTTAAAATTTAAAGTCATACCTCTTGGAGTATCTTGTGGAGTTCTTGTTGCACTTCTAGTGTCATAAGAATCTAATCTAGCTGCTCTAGCAGCCTCTCCATTAAGATATCCATTAAATTGAGTTGCAGTAACCTGACCATTAAAATATGCAGTTCCATTTACATATAAATTATAGTCCGCAGTATCTGCATCTCTAACAGCTCTATTGATGTATAAAGCATTATGATGTATTTGTACAGCTGGAATTACACCTAAAGAATTCCATTTTGTTTTATTACTTGGTCTAATTCCATTAACAAATATCCATCCTGCATGAGCATACATATTTGCAAATACTACAGATTCTCTGTTAGGAGTAGAGTAATAAACGCCTGATTCTAAACCTCCAGTAACGCCACCATGATCAGCTTTTCTCCAAGTTAAGCTACAATTTCCATCTCCTATATTCACATTTCCATTTGCTGGTGCTAAAAGAATGTCTCCATAAGAGGTAGCTATTTTTAAATGAGTACTAGATTTAAAAGTATTATCGATATTTCCATTAAAAGTAATAATAGCTCTTTGAGTATTATTACTAGCATTGAATCTAATATGAGATTCATCTCCAGTAGATTCATTACCATAAATATTAAAATCACGATAAATATGACCGCTTCTCCATCTACGATTACTTAAGCCAAGATCCATTGCATTTGTTGAATATGGAGATATATAATTTGTGCTTCCATATAAAACATAACTATCTCCTGAAGTAGAAGTCTCAGAATTAGTAGTGCGTTTTCCCCAATACCAATTTCCATCATTATTAACGCATAATCCATACCCTAATGTATTCGTAGATAATAAGATAGATACATGATCATTACCTTTAAATACAGTAGCTAATCTATGTCCGCCAATTCCCCAAGCATTATTTGAATTGATATTTATTGAAACAGCTTTTGAATTATAGTTACGAATAAAATTGCTATCAGTCATATGCCAGCCACCGCCATAGGTCTCAGAATACCATCCTCCAGTTCCGATACTTCTAAACCAACTATTTGAATATACTTCATGCCAAGGATATCCAATCGTTCCTAAATTTCCATCTGTTGAAGCAACAGTTTTATTAAAAATAAAAGGAATATTTGCGCTATTATATAAATGACACCAATTAGAGTTTTGAGAACCTATTGTAATAGTATTTCCATTAGAACTAATCTGTAATAGTCTTGGAATTTCAGCATTGCTTTTTGTGGTAGAAATTAACCAAGTTGAAACTCCACCAACATTAGTCCAAATTCCCATTCTACCATTTGTAGCATCTAAATGAATATGTCCAGTACTATTATAAACATCTACAAATCTCTCACTTGTATCATTTGCTTTAATACATAAGTGACCAGTCATGGTATCGCCAGTTTTTAAAACATATCTACCATCTAATGTATAGGTATAATTATCAACATCTAATACTTGAACCCATTTAGAACCTACCACATTTCCACCTCTAACAATTTTATAATAAATACTTTTATCATTAAAGGGAATTGCAACATCTGTATAATAATTATTTAATTGATTAGTATGTCTGTTTCTTAATATGTACCACCAGGCACTTGACGGAGTGTCATTAGTATCTACGGCAGCTCCAGCAGTACCACTTATATTCAACCAAGTTAATCCACCTACATCTCCAGAATTTGTACTACTATTTTCTCCTAATATACCATGAAAACATGATTTATTTGGTATAGTAAGGTTTCCATCTATGTAAGAAGCTCCATTAACTCGTAATCTATAAGCAGAATCATTTGAGTTGTAGTTATATCCAATATTAGTATATTGAAACCATGAATAACCATCTATATTAATAGCCCAATTATTCGCTCCAGAATGAGAACAAATGTCTTGTGTAAAAACCCAATTAGAATTATCTGCATTTCCAAGATATAATGGTTGTGTAGAACGATTCATTATACGAGTTGCACCAGATAATTGTCCTGCAACATCTGCGGTTCCATTAAAAGGCTGTCCCCAAATATTTCTGGTATTTAATAATTTAGTTGCTGCATAGCTACTATTTGGTTTATCAATTGAGGCAGTTACATTTTCTAAAGTAGTAACAAAGTCAATATTCCAATTAAAGCACCATTGTTTATATTCATAATTTTGAAAACCTACAACAACATCATGAATTTGAATTTGTGGATAACTCCAACTAGTTGCAACATCTCCAATATAAATGACACTATTAGAAGCTGTTTCTCCATAATAAACGGGTAAATTAGATTTTGATAAGTCCCCATTATATCCTATAGAATAAGCAGTGCATTGACTCCATACACCATCATAATAATTATACCCTTTAATAGTATATTCACAACTTGTATTTGTAGAATAATTATAAATAGAAACTTTAAAACCTAACATCGTATTAGAACGTCGTTGTGGTAAAGTAATTCTTAAATATCCTGTTTTAACATCAGCTGTAGTTACATAACTTCCTCCGTCTGGAAAAGCAATAAAGCTACTTTTTCCAACCGCACTAAAAGCTGCATAACCCTTATTATTAATAGAAGCAACATTGGTATTACCAGTTCTAAAAATCCATCCTCTATTAGAAGTGCTATTCATAGTAAAATAAGTTGCCCAATCATTGCAAACAGCTCCATGAGAGTCAAATGTATCAACTCCTGCAAAAGCAATTCCATAAGTAGGAAGTGAACCAGTTCCTCCATAGCCACCTCCATATAAAGAAATACCTTTTCCAGTATTAGAAGCTGTATTTGTAATTCCAATATGAGTTGCATATAATGTATCAGAAAAATATCCAGTACCAGAAACTATTAAACGATGATTTGAATTAGCATCTGTGCCTATTCCAACTTGGCCATTTTGATTGATTCCAATAGCAATTACATCTGAATTACCTCGATTATCAGCATATAATCTTAATAGATTGCCTACTTCAGAACCAGTTCCAATATATTTTAATCCATATCCATAATATTGCTTAGTAGAAGTTCCAGAACCAATTTGCCATAACCAATTATCAGTATTATTTCCATTCATCCAAATTACTGGATTTTGATTATTAGCAGTAAAGTTTTTATAAATACCACCTGAATTTGCCAATGGCTCAATAATTCCATTATCTCTAATAACTAATAGATTTTTCCAAGTAGATGCAGAATCTTCACTTTGTTGAAAAGTAAATACAGGAGTATTTGCAGTTGAATCATCTGTTGTTAATAATCTTTGTCTATATGTATCTGAGTCCCAATAAATACTTGTTCCTGCTCTAGTCATATATATATCATTAGCTACTCTTATATTACCTTGAAATAAAGAATCACCTTTAACATAAAAAGTATAACTTCCTACAGGAGAAGTATCTCCAATAGATACTTGAGTTGAACTGGCATAATGATGAGAAGCTTGTATTGCATTAGCTCCATTAGTCCATACTAATCTATTTGCGGTTTGTCCATATAAATTAAGATTAGTTACATAAAGAGTTCTCCATGCTAATGCTTGTGTACCTAAATCATATGCGTTAGTTTGGTTAGGATTTACATGGCTATTAAAAGTAAAATAACCTCCACCCTCCTTTACAAAACGCATATTTCCATTATCAGAAATATCCGTTTGAATATATCCATATCTTTTAGAAGAAGTATCTCCTTTTGCAGTATACCATCCAATCCAATTATCTCCAGATAAATATTTATTACCAAACCATCCTGCATTAGCTCTAATAGTTGCTGTGCCAGTACCACTACCAAAAATAAAAATTGATGGAATTTCTTTAGAATCTTTTTTTCTATATCCAAAATAAACAGTATTAGAATTATTTGTTCCGCCAAAATTTATTTCATTATTAAATTCCGCATAAACTTTCATAGTACCAGCATCTGAAGTAAAACCACCTAAAGCTTTTACTCCACCAGCAGTATTTATAGAATCAGAATCTGTATTTTCTACAGCAAATTTTTTTCCACCATAAATTCTAACATAACTGTTGTCTTTCATATAAATACCGCCGCCATGAGCGGAATTTTGCCATCCTGTAGAAGATGTATTTGAGAAAAACCAGCCTGAAGAAGTCACATTGAAAAAATTTGGATTAGTCTTTGCATTAGCTGTTGTAGAAACTTTAACATCTGCCCAATAATAATTATTTATATAAGAGGTATAATTTGAAGAATCTAAAACTGTACTCCAAGTTTCATCCCAAATAGAATCACCTTTTTCGCCAGCTTTTGCGCCTCTTATTGCCATATGCGGTTTAGCATCTGTAGTAATCGCTAATTGAGCGCCCCATCCAGAACCATCCCAACCAAAAGTCAAAACATGTGAATCTCCTACTGGAGGCTTTCCCGTTTTTGTAATTGAACTGGCTAATGAATAAGTTACTCTACTTTGATATTTATCTGAATTTATTTGATAGTTAATGTTTTCTTGTCTATTACTTGGATTTAAAAATAAGCTATTTGCTCTACTGGCCACAGTTGCGCTATCTGCGTTACCTTGAAATCTTGTAGATTGAATTAAATTAAAACCAGAAATACTTGCTGGCAAAATTAACTCCAATAAAGCTCCAGTTAATTTAGTAACTACACCTGTTTCACCAGTAGTTGCATTAGCAATTTTACTAATTTTAAAAGTAACATCATGATCTAATCCAGCTGTACTTACAGAATGAGCAACCCTAAAATTAGATGGATTATAAACGTACATATCTGTACCATTTTCTCCACCCCATAACCAAGTTGGTTGTCCACCTTGGCCGCTCCAATTGAATGTCATAGGTAAAGAAGTATTTCCACCTCTACCTAATTTAGCCGCTACAGTTGAAGTATCAGCATTGCCTTGAAAGCGTGTAGCTTGTAATAAATCAAAGCCAGATATTTTTGTTGGTAAATATAAATCAACTGCGGAACCAGATAAATTAGTCGCAGTACCACTTCCACCTTTAATTGCATCAGCAGTAGAAGCAATCTTAAAAGTTACATTATGGTCTAATTTTGCGCTATCACTGGAATGACCACCGATCCCATTTAAATCATAAGTTTTATCATTAGAACCAGTAATGGTAAAATACCAAACTGGAGCACTACCATTTCCTCCCGCAAATCTAACACTTGGTTGGTAATATCTAACAGATATGACACCTTTTGTATTTTCACCACCAAAGGCAATACCAGCACTATAATCAGGCTGAAACCAAGCTGGAGCTTTAGCTTGTCCTCTAATAGATTTTAACCAAAAGCCTCCACCATTTTGATTTCCCAATCTTGTCCATTTTAAATCAGTATCATCATCTGATAAAGTTACAGTAAAATCTTGATGTGCTAATCCATGAGAGTGGTTAGTTGATGTATTTATTTCAATAGTTTCACCGTCTTGAGAAATAACTCCTGTTCCTATTACAGAACCAGTTATTTTAATTGGTAAACCAGAAAATTTAACTCTATGGACAGTTCCATTTTTAGTAGCCTTTTTACCATCAACAATAGTATCATAGTATATAGAACCATTATTATTTTCATCTATAACAAAATAAATCATACCATTTGTTAATGGCTGATTTGTTGTATTAAAGTCCTTTTTTAAACCTTGTTTAAATTTAACATAATTTGCCAAAAGGAAAATCCTCCTTTCTCTCTGAGTTAATTATATCATAAAAACGACGTTAAGTCAATTTCATTCTATGATATATAAAAACTTGACCAAAAATATTATTATAATTTGGCCTATTAAACAAAAATAAGGGGATAAGACAAAATGTCTTATCCCCTATATATTTAATAAGCGTCTTGCCAAAATATATCCATTTGCTTATTAATTTGATCAATTCGTGCGATTAATTGTTCAGTTACAGTATATTCTTTAGTATCAAGAATTCTCTGTACTCTGTCATTATCGCCTTCTTCATCTAAGTTAATATCTACTACTAAACTTTGTTTAATCTCAGTTGTAGTTTCGATTGTACTCAGATTATAAGTTAATTCAGATTTACTACTATCTATACTGTAAAATCGAATTGAATATTTTACTTTACCTGCGGCCGCAGCTACTCGTCCACTAATACACCATGGAATTAGCAACTTATCTTCATCAATAAAAGTATCTGCATCATAAAAAGGAACTACATAAAGTCCAGATTTTCCTTCCGCATTTTCATATTGAATTAAACAAGTTGTATTAATTAAATCCATATGGTCATAATATCTATTTAATTTAAAATAGATAATTTCAGAACGGTGGTCAGCCTCTACACCAAGAGAGGCCGGCCCTTTAATTGTTCTTGTAGACAAATCAACATCATAAATCGTTTCTGTAGATGGAATTAAAACAGCTAAGCTCGGCTTATTTTGATCTTGAATACGATAGAGTAAATCATAATATTCCTGCATATTAGTAACCATGCTTAACCCTCCTTAACTGTTTTATTAATCTTGAGTAGAAATTACTAAGAAGAACTTAGAACATCTATCTGCTGTTGTTCCATTATATGTATTTCTAACCATGCAATAATAATATCCGCCTTCGTTATCTTTTGGTTTAAAGATTGACTGAGTTTCTCCCTCAATAGGAATATCATTATCAAAGGTGTAATTTCCAAGTGCCGCATCTTGAACGTCTTCATCAATATTACTATTTGTACCCTTATAGTATTTATACCATTGATATGTAATAGTATCAGCATCAGTTCTCATAAGACCTTCGCCGCGTTCTTTAGCTAATGAATAATCTACTTTCAATCCATAATTATGAGCAATTGAATAGTCAACTTTTAATTCAGTCCTTTTAGGAGTATCTACTACTGGATCTCCATGCCCATCGAAACTTGAGATTTCAATATTAACAGGACTTGCAACATGAGTTACACGACAATTTCTTGTCTCTTCAGTTGAAGTTTCGTTGTTGATACTATTAGTAGCAACTACTGCATAATATCCATCTCCAACTGCTCCAGTTTTATCAGTTGCATCATTAGAACCTACAATTGTATAAATTGGATTGGTAGCGTCCGCAATTCTCTCCCAAGGAGCATTAATATCAACACTTGTAACGAGATTTGGTTTATCTTGATTATCATAGTGCTTAGTTTGAACTTTCTTCAATTTGCCTTCATCATCAAAAGCATCTTTTACATTTTCTGGTTTAATCTTATACCACTGATATGTAATAACACCGCTATCACTCTTACCAGTTTGAGTTGTTAAAACGCCTTTGAACTCTTCAGCTTCTTTAAGAACTAAAGATTCATCAATATCTTTAACAATAGTAACTTCGCTTGGGTGGAAGATTTGACAAATAACACTTAATGTGCTTTCACGGCTCTTTCCTACACGGTTTGTTGCAACAGCTACATAACGTCCAGTAGAAGTAATTTTAACTTGAGATTTTCTTTCAAATACACCTGTTGGAGTAGCCCAATCTACAGCTCTTAAATCTTCTTCTGTCATTAATTCATAAGCTGGAACTCCATCTTCTGCAGCAGTAGGTTTATAATAATATTTAGTATCACTCTGAGCAGTATCAGTAGTTTGAACATAAATATTTTTAGCAGTTAATAGACCAATGTATTCATTTGTATCAATATCATACATTCTCCATACATAGGATAAAGTACCACCATCTGGAGAAACTGCTTCAACTTGCTGCATAGTATAACCAACTTCTGTAGCGAAAGATACTGTTTCTGCAAGATTCTCGATAAATACAGGAGGCTGAGCCTTTGTAGTATCTCCAGTAGCAGTAGAATCTACTAATCTTTCAAGAACTTTCTTATCATCTTCATCAAATACATTTTCACCATCAAGCATCATTTGCGGAATGTTGAAATCTAATGTAGGCTTAATAGATACAGTTGCTGTCTTTGTTGATAAAGAATAAGTAAGCATATTAGTAATTTCATCTTGGATATAGAATCTAACTGCGAACTGTACGTTACCAGCATATTTAGTGATGTCGTTATTTAAACACCATCCAATTAAAATCTTACCAGGATTACTTGTTACATCAGCAATATAAGGTGCGGAAATACCTTGAATAGTATTACCATTTTCATCTTTTTGACTTAATTGCCATTCAATATAAACATTACAGTTATCTAAATCTTGGTTATCATAAAAACGATCTACTAAGAAATAAACAATTTCTGAAATATGGTCACCTTGTACGGATACACCATTTTTAGTAAATGTTTGAGGAACAGAAATTTCTCTTGTATTAGCATCAATTTCAAATACATCTTCATCTAATGGAAGAACTGTATAGATTTTATCAATTTCAGCTAACTCAACGATACTACCAAAATACTCAGCAAGAGATGTAATACCATTACTTGGTTCATAGTATGTTTCTGTTGGGTCAAACGCATTAGTTGCTTGGACATATTGACCGTCTTTTGTTTTTACAAAATACATTCCTTCTCCGAATTGGCTTTCTTCCAAAGGAACTTCTACATATGTAAGTTTTAACTCGCCAGCATCACTTAAAGCTTTTGTAGCTTTTGAGAAAAGACGATTATATTTTGCACTATTCTGACTATTTACATAGGTAATCATCTATTTTATCCCAATCCTTTCTTAGAATTTTAAAAAGAGGAAAGAAAAAACTATTTCTTTCCTCTTTACTTTTTCTTTCAAAAGATATGAAAGAAAGAGATTCATTTATAATTATTTTTGGCCAACTTCTCGCCATTCATCCAGTTCATCCTCTGGAATAGTAACGCTTTGGACAAAAGTCTTACCATCTTTGGTAAGACTTTTTCTTGCGTCTGCTACTAATCTATATTTACGAATATAGTAAATATCTTCAAGATGAACTGTACTTGTAATTGTTCCATTAGTACCTAAATAGGTATACAAAACAGTTTTAGTCATCTTTTTAGAATCCTCCTTATTTGAATTCAATCATTGTTTCAGGGTCTGCATACATTCTAGCCAAAGATTTTTTAATCAGTGGTTTCATTTGTTCAGAAGCACCATAAATAAATGCTTTAGCTTCTGGATCGGTAATCATAGCTTCACCATTCTGTGCAAAAGAATTCTCTTGAATAGAAGTCAATTTACTGTTTTCAGTTTCAGTACCGATGTATAAAAACTTTAATGTAGCTGTACACATAATATACATGAAAGCTGAATCTCCAATTGTTTTAACGCTTGGAGGAATGATAATTGTGAAGTCTCCAGAAGGAGCATCAGCAAGAGCCTGGTTAAATGCAAAATTACCAATCTTTTCCAACTTGTTTGGTAAACCAGTCCAAATAAGGTTTGAACACATTCTAAATGCCATAGCTCCAATTTCAATTAAGTTATTTGGAAGATAACAATATTTCATTTGAGAGCAGTTCTGAAATGCATTTTCTTTAATATATTTCAAAGGAGCATCTTCGTAGAAGAATACATGAGTTATTTCTGTCTGGTTAGAAAACTCTTGAATTATACTAATATCTGCGTTTCCATGGATTTTATCATTATGCTGTTTTGGAATAGTAATTTTACCAGTTAAAGAAACACCAGGTTTAACACGTATAGAATAAGTTTGGTCTGTTTGCCAATTAAATTCAAAATACTTATCATCAGTAGGATTGTCATAAACATTTTCAACACTGAATGCCGCATAGAACTTTAAGTTTTGAGTAGCTTTAATTGTTGTTAAATCTACAATAGGCGCTAAAGTTGCGGAACCGTATATATTATTTTCACCAGAAATTCTTCTTGTATATCCTAAGAATCTATACTTACTTGTAATAGGAAGACTATCTTCTTTTGGATTTTGAACAAGATAATTTGGATCATGTAATGCGCTTCCATGAACAACAGAATATCCAATCTTATTTCCATAAGTATTCTCAATCTCTCTCTCAGAGCCATCATCGTTTACAAGATAGAATTTTATATCCCAATGGTGGTCTTCGAATACAGCATAAAATGTGTAATCAGTTTTATCAGCTAATAATTGTTGAGTTTCCCAATTATGGATTGCGCTATTACCTAATAAAGTAACCCAGTTTGTATCATAAGACTCAATCAATCCAGTTCTATCAGGAGTTGTAGACCATCCAATAAAGTCTTGAGAAGGCTTTAATGCATTAATTCTTGTCTCACTAAAAGCGGATTCAGTTCTGTCTTTTGGATTTATGAAGAAAACTCTTGGATTTGTCTCAAATTCATGTAAACCAATTTTATCTGTACCAATTAAGGTTTCTGTTGTTGTAGTAACTCCAGTTAAGGGATCAGTTGTTTTATCTTGAATTACGAAACGTGCTGCAAAACCTTTAGTAACTTTCTTAAAGAAGAATGTTAAATTAGGATAATTCTTAACTAATAAGTCTTGAATTGCGCTTTCTTCAACTGCGACTTCATTGTTAATGTAAATGTAACCAGAAATTGTAGGAACTTTTGTTCCACTGGAAACACCAACGAAACTTGCATTAGTGATTAAATTCTCAAGTAATTGTGTATCTTTGATATCAACTGTATTCATAGTGCTGTCATATTCATACATCTGGTTATTGTTGATGTATTGAATCCAATCTCCAGGATGCGCTTTATAATCTTCTGCTGTAAAAGCAACTAATCCAAAGTGACCATCATCTCTGAAGTATTGAGAACTTGCACTAAATGTAGCTTCTGGGTCATCTACTAATACGTATGGACTCCATTGAACGTCAGTCATATTAATCTTTCTCTGTGCACCCAAAGAAGCGGTTGCCGCATAGAATTTATTTAATAATTTATAACTATTATATCCTAAGCTTCCACCTATAATATTTAAAGTTGTTAAATTAGATTTTCCTTCTCCAACAGCCTTATCAGTTAATCCTTCGATATAAAGTCCTTTTTGAGCTACCAAATCTCCGCTCGGATTATTCTTATCTTTTTCTTCTGGAACTTTATAAGTTTCAATCAGATCAGTTAATAATCTTGCTTCAGTTAATTTTAAAGCTGCGGTTGAAGCGCTTAAATGCAATGTATCAAGTGCAACACCATCAGCAAAAGTAACTTGAGTAATGTTTGAACCAGTATCTCTAAAGTTCTGTAATTTTTCACTTGCAGATAAATCAAATGTTACGTTATTATCCTTAAAGGTAATGTAACTTAAATTGATTTCTTTAACAAGTGGCAATCCACTTGAGCCAGTAATAGTCCATTTGTTTACGTTTGCATTTTTATAGTGATTATTTTCTTCATCTACTCCATCATATCCAAGTTTTAAATCTGTAATCTTAGTTGCATTACCAGATAACTCGAATTCTTGGAAATAAAGTTTACTTAAATCACCAAGTGATTTCATTTGATCCAAACCATAAATATAGTACAGCTGCTCTTTATAGTTACCAGATTTACGAATACCATTTTCAAGGTCTGGAGTAGTAAATTTAACTGGGGTTCCAGTATATTTTATGGAATCAAAGTTTGCGGTATCTGTTCCAACAGTAACATACATTTTACGAACAGGTGTCATTGATAACCAATATTCACCATCGAACATATGTTTCTTTTTGCCTGTGGATGGATCATAATATGGTTCATTAGTAATAATACCTTCTGCACCATTTGTTGCAGTACCTTCAATCCATTTATCTGATGTACTTGCAGGACTGTTTGCTGAAATACGAGAACGAATTCTGTTTTGTCCACCACGTTTGTAGTTGCCAACTGATAACCAAGAATCAATGTAATTGAAACGGTTAGTTAAGAACTGCTCACGTGACATACTTCTATCTCCTTGTAAAGCATAGAAATATGTATCACTGGTATCTTTTAACAACTCTGGAGTTGTACCAGAACCAAGGTATCCTACTTTTGGATTTGTAATTGAAATGTATTTATAATGTTCATCAAGATTCATTGCTAAGAGAGGTCTTAAACCTTCCATTGAATGGCTCTTAGTGAACTCTGGATTACATTTATAAATATTCTCAATAACATCTATAGAAGTAAACGGTGGTTTCTTTAAAGTACCAAAGTTACTGCTTGGCACACCAGTTAATTGTTCATATTTATCTTTAATAATTCCTAAGAACAATGAGTAGAAATTATTCCAAAGAACACTATCATTTGTTGAGAATGTTCCATCATCAGTTGCATCAATGTTATATTCAAATGATGGAATACCAGTATTATTAATACCTAATTGAGTATCCATATCATAGAAAATTGGATACCAAATATAGTCTCCACCTTTCTTTTGTGGTCCCCAAGATGCCATCATACAGTTTTTACCACGAGAGTCATAACATTCAAGAACTTCAGTGATAACGAAATATGTTGCTAAATATTCAAGATTAAAATGATCTGTTAATTCATTTTTGAATTTAGCCAAACGATATTCTTTTGTATCATAATTATAAGTTGTATTACCATATTGAACAGGAGAAGGTAATCTCCAGAACTCTTCAATACTACTTTCATTATTAACTGCTTTATAATATGTTTCAGTCTCTACAAAACCTTCTTCTGCTAATAAATAGTTACCAGAACTATTTTTAGTATAGAATTTATTCTTTCTATAGACTAATTCAGGGTCATCAGTTAATAAAATCTTACGATATTCTCCATTAGCTTGAAGTTCATAATAAGTTATATCTTTATTATATACTTGCGCTTTAATTTTTTGTCCTGTTTCAGTACTTTCAAAATAGAAAACACCTGCTTCAAAGATTTTTTCACCTAAATTAACTGCTACATAAGTATTTAAACTTGGAACTTCTTTTAATAAAGGATTCTTTGGATCATTATTAACATCAATTAAAGCATCTGTTGCTGTACTCCATACCCATGCAACTGCTCTTTCCCAGTTTCCATAAATTTCAAGTAATTTATTTCTACCTTCTTCAAGATTATTAGCAATATCAATTCCTAATTTATCTTGTAATTTTCTAACAGTCTTAGAGTTACTTGAAGAATTTTCCAAATTCACTAAATAATCAATATAATCATCAAGTGCATTATATCTATATTCAAAAGAATCGGCTACTACTGGAGCCTTAGCTACAGTATATTTATTATCAGCATTATCAGGAGCTTTAAAAGATAATGTATATCTGTTCCATGGATCTCTGAATGAACAGAATCCACGAGAGTTGTTTTCAAATTCCCAACATTCTGCAACATCATCTGTACTCTTGTGGTCAACATAAGCTTGTTTCATACCCAAGTCAGAGAATCCATAAGCTTCAGCCGCACCTTTATCAAGAAGCATATTGTAACGACCAATGAATAAAGGTTCTTTGCCAGCTTCTTTCATAGCTTTTGTTTGCCAGAAGGCTAAAGTTGGGAAACCTTGAACAGATGTTCTATAATCACTTAAATGGTCAACTTTTGCAGTCTTATATCCAGGTACATATTCATACCAAACATTTGTGCATTCAGCTAATTTATCTTTAATTGCGCTACCTTGAGCATCAGCCGAATAAGAAGGTTCTTCTCCAATTCCACCAAGAACTTTAGATACTCCTTCACGTTTAGCTAATCCACGAGGTCCTAAAGCAAAATCTTCCGCAGATGATAATATATTTAATTCATCATCTCTTGTATTTTTAAGATTTCCTTTATGATTATAATAATAATAAACTGTTCCTGCTTTATAATTACCAGCTTCATTTGCAATAGCTTTTTGTTCACTCTTTGTTTCATCAACTTGACAAAATGCATTAGAACCATTGTAATCTTCAAGAGGATGATGTGAATAAGCATAATTTACTAAGTTAGCAAGACCAATATTATAAGAACCAGAAGATTCCATAAAGTCTACTTTTAAAGTAAATTTATTACATCCAACAGTATTGTTATCATAATAGAAATATTTTAATTTTTTCTTTTTACCAAGTTCATAATCTGCAGCAAAAGGTCCTTTATGAGCAACCATTGTATACTCATTTTTCTTAACTACATCGCCATATTTATCATATTGTTTATTTCCATCTACATCTAAATCATCAACTTTAATTTTAGTTTTAGCTTTATAGTTACGACGTGGATAGAACTCAGAAGAAGTTCCTTGTACACTTAACACAACATTTTTAGCTATAAATGATGGACAATGATGCAGGTAATAATCTTCAAGTTCTTGACCTGCGGCAGTAGCTTCAGCAGATAAATTACCCATTGAATATGCTCTTTCAAGTCCAGTATTAACGAACTCCATATCAGCAGTAACAGGTGTATCTTTTCTCCAAGGAAGATTACCTTTTGATAAAGTATCATCTTGGTCTGTTGTAAAGATGATATATGGCATAATGTTTTCTGTTCTTGGATGTTCTTTATTATACTTAATCATCTTATCGAAAGAGAATTGATATTCTTCATCAATAGACTTATTAGGTATAGACATTTCAGCTAAATCCCAAGCAGTTGTATCAGTATTATCATATGCAACATTTTTCAATATTTCAGTTAAACCTAAAGCTCTGTTATAAACTCTAAATTTATAAAGATCAATATCGCAATTAGAAGAATTAATAACAAGATTTTTATTATTAATTGACCATTCACTTGTTGCAGTAGAACGAGCTACACTGGTAAGCATACCATTTAAGTAAACTTTCATTAAACGGTTTTCACCTGTTGAATTTTCTGCATTACCATTATTATAAACAATAGTAATATTAAGCATCTGATCTTCTACGAAGTCAATAGTTACTGCATTAATACCATTAGTGAAATAACCATCTTGCGCTCCAAGACAGATTGCAGAAGTTTTAGAAATGGCACTATCATCAATACCATCTTCGATATATTTTACTGCGGCTGCTGTTAAGTTGTAGTCACGATATAAACCTTTGTAAAGTAATTCATCATAAGAAGGAACATTTTGTCCTTGCTCTTTTAATTGAGGCAATTTTACAGACAAGAAAGCATCATAGTTAGTATAACCACCAACTGCAGTTCTTTGATCCAAGAATTCTTTAAAAAGTTCATCATCAGTCCAACTCTTAATTTCTGGAGCAACATCATCAATTACTGTATAACGAGTATATGTAGTAATTAATTTTTCATAACTTTGTACGTTACGAACTTTTAATCTTAATTCAATAGTTTTTGAAGGATTTTCGTCTCCTGCAAAAGTGCTAACTCCAATAGGGAAACTAACAGAAGCTCCATTACTAATTCTTAAACAAGTAGTATTGGTATCATCCATAATCCAACCGTTGTTATACCAGTTGAAATCTTTAAATACTGCATGCTCATCTCCTACTTCTAATACAGAACGCTTCTTAACAGATTCAGAATTTGAACGACCTCTTGAGTCAACATTAACTTTTAATCCAGTAGTAGCAATACCCATATTACGAGGGTCTTTTAATACAGTAAAATCTGGAACTGTAGCCCATGTTTCAGTATCATCTTGACCAATACGAACTTGATAAGTCGTATTTTGACCAGCCACTAAATTAGTCAATGTCCAGTAGGTAAATGAATTATCATCGTTTCTTGCGGTATAGTATGAACCATCAAGTGCATCTGTACCATCAATAAATAAATAAATTGCGATATCACCAGTATTATTAGGATCATATACTTTAATTGGAACAATTGGGTTATCAAATTCATAATAAGTTGATTGCATTGCTCCAAACCAAATTAAAGGTTGACCTTCATTTACATACAAACCAATTTCTTTTGAAATCATAGGAGTCGCACTACCACGAGAACCATTTGATTTAGCTAAGCTTAATTGAGCTTTAATAATATGTCGGCCATGGTTATAGTTATCACCAAGTGTTATACCAGTTGAACTATTTGTATTTTTATCATAAATTACTGAATTTTTTGTAATAATTGGTGTTGCATTTGCAGTAGTATTTGCAGCATTATATGTTTGAGTATATACTAAGAAATCATCAAAGTAAACATCAAGAATACGGTCTGCGCCAGTCGCAAAGTTAACAGCTACAGGAATTTCAGTACTAAAAAACTTATTAGCACTAAATTGGCTGTCAATCCAATCTATAGAAAGTTCATGAGTAGTAACAAAATAAGTTGCAGTACCACTATTGTAGAAAATGTTATCTTTACTACCTTCTACTGTAAATACAATTTTATTTTCAGTAGATTGACGAATAAATTCAGTGGCATCATAAATGATAGGTTCAGCATGAGTTACCTTTTTTGTATCAGTATAAAATGGCACAGCACCATTATCTTCAAAAAATTGAATTGTAACTTTCATTGCATCTCTTCCTGGGTCAACAGGATTACCATCTTCTGTTGCAGATGTTACTAAAATTTGAATCTGACATTTATCACCATTTAATAAATCTGCTTCTGTTATACCTGTGACAGTTAAACGGCCTCTTTTTTTAGTAGAAGTAGTTCCACCACCTTCACCGCCTCCGCCAGTTCCACTGACAGCGATTCTTGCACAAGTAACAGCTCTTGTTATTTCATCAATATCTACAACTTTGTAAAAACTTCCATCATTATTAATGACTAAATCTCCAATTTTTAATTTATCATCTGGATTTTCAAGTTCATCCATATAGAATGTATAATAGTCATCTCCGGAGTTTTGAACGAAAGTAGCGTTTGCATAAATAATTGCGGCACCGCGACCGCCCATAGGGATTCTTGCAATTCCCTGAGCATCAATGAAAATGTTTCCAGTATCGGTTGCAAAATAAACAAAACCTTCTTGGTATTTACCTTGAAGAATTTTTTCCTCTAAACCACGAACTGGTCTAAATCTTGCATTTGCCATTATGCGGTATCTCCTTTCTATCTCATATATATTTAAAAAAAATAAAGGGATTAAAAAGAGAATCTCTCTTTTTAATCCCTATAATTCTCTCTATTTAGAATAAAAAATAGAAAATTAAAATTATCAGAACTCGCCCCAAGTCATATCAATTGACACTGAAGATCCACTTGCTCCGAGAGTCAAAGAACTTGATTTGATAGTTGCTGTAGCAGTTCCATTTTGAACCATACTTTTACCACTTGAAGAAGTAGCAGTAACTTTAGTGCTTAAAGCAATAGAACCATCTGAATTTTTACTTGCGGCACTACTCATGCCTGTAATTACAGTAGCAGTATCATTAAGTTCATAATTAACAGTATTTACACCTGTTACGTGTCCTTCTGCATTTGTTCTAAGAGATGTTATTACTGGAATAGTAATAGTATCATTTAAGTGTGTTGCAGGAGTTTGAGAACTTAATTTAATCTTCTCTGGATTAGTATTAGTATCAGTTCTGTTAACAGTATTATGAGTAATTGTAATTACATTTTCAGCTGATCTGTCTGCAGAAATATCTACTCCACCCTGAAGAGATTGAGATACTGTTAATCCACCGGCACCAGCATATTTAACTTGACCTTTAACACCACCTGAGGAATCTTGTAATTTAAAACCAATTCCTGTAGAAGTTGTATACAATTTATAAGTTGTATCAGTATCATTTGTACTCTCTACAAAATCCCATGTAAGAGTTGCTGGATTAATAGTACCAACTAAAGAAGCATCTGTAATTGTACCTGCAGCTAAATCAGCAGCTGTATATTCAGTACCACGAGCGATAGCTAAAGTACCAGCTGTATGTTCAACACTATTTACAGTAATCTTTGAACTAAATAAGTATGTATAACCAACCTTTTGACGTAAGTTAAGAAGTTCTGCCCATGCTGTAGCAGCAGTACCATTTGCTCCAACAGTACCACGATATTCCATCGCATTAAGATCTCTCATTAATTGGTCAATTTCTTCTTTGTTGTATGCATTGATATTAAATTCACCATTAACTAACTTAGTAGAACTTTGAGCCTTACTACCATATTTAATAATTGGATCATAAGAACCTGTCACAGTCTTACCTTGATTATCTTTTACTGTTACAGTAAAACCGGTTTTTCCACTTGTCGCATTAGCAATAGCTAAAGAAGCATTAACTCTACCAGAGATAGTAATTACATTGTCTTTTCTGGTAAGAACAGTTGTATTTGGATCTGATTTTAAAGTAACTGAGCTACCAGCTTGACCATTAGTAGAACTTAAATTAAGTTTAACTTCACCAGTTGCTCCATCTCCAGCAGCTAAAGTAAATTTATCACCAGTAAGTGTAATACTATTTGTTTTACCTGCTGTATTAGCAATTTTTAATCCACCAGCAGTAACAATATCAAATGTACCAGTAACACTACCACCATCTGTACTACCAATCGCATTTTTGATAGTTGCAGTAGCTCCAGTAGTAGAAGTTGTATAAGTATTAGAACTAATATGAGTATCAGTATTGGCATTAATCTGCACCCATGTGCTACCATTATATACACAAAGAATATTAGCAATATTACTATCTACTTGGCCTGCGGTAGAATCCTTATACTGAACATAGAAGAAACGTCCTGTATAAGCTACTTTATCAGCAGCAGTTTGAAGTGTTGGTAAATCGCCTAAATAAGTAACAGTTTGTACACCTTCATTTATAGCGGAAATACTTCCATCACTATTACCAATATATAATCTATGTGAATCTTTTGTTAAATAAAAATAACCATGTTTAGCTCCAGCATTGGCGCCTTGAGATAACATAGTATCAATAGAACTCTGAGAACCAGTTAAAAAGCCAACTTTAGCGTCTCTTAAAACATTAGCCATTTATTATTATCCTCCTTTTTCATTCAGTTTCATTAATGTCTTGCCATTTTAATCTACCATCAAGAACATTTACTTTATTGGATACTTCAACCATTTCAGATTGTAAACTACTAACAGTCTTTACAAGACCTTGATTTGTACCAGTCTCATCACCATATAAAGTTGTATTTACTTTTTCTGAGAATGTCTTTAAATCAGCAACGTCTTTAATTAATCCTTTAGTAGAATTTCCAACAGTACCTTCAAGTTTAGTAACTCGATTATCAAGCTCTATAATGTCGGTGGCATTATGATTATTTTCGATCCATGTTTCAATCTCTTTTAATGTATCAAAATTTTCTGAAGCGCCATCAACTACTTTTAAAACCTCTTCTTTAGAGATATCTCTAATTGATTTTCCTGTATCTTCACCAATAAGAGTATTTAAAACAAGCTCAACTGCGGCAGTAGGATTAGCCCATGTTGCGTCACCACGTAAATATAACTTATTATCTCCTGCTTTTGGAGGTGGTACTAAACCAGATAGACCATTAGCATCGTCTCTTGCTCCAACCATTATTGTAACAATTTGACTTAAAACCTCAAAAATAGGTTTATTAATCCATTTCTGTTGATGGTCATCATAGATTAATATATTATTAGCGGTAATATCTTCTGAAATAAGAACATCTTGTAAATCGCCGATATTGTTAATATTGGAAATTTCACCAATAATTAATTTAGGTCCTAAGTATAATTGGCCTGTTCTTCCATCCGTTTCAGATATAAAATACAGGGTATCTTTATCTTTATCTGCATCTGGAATCTTTGCCCAGGCTGTTGGAGTACCACGCAAAAATTTTACATAATTGCCAGGTGTTGTTGTATAAGAAGCCAAAACATTTACCTCCTTTTCATTTTCTCCTATAAATAATCAAAATATATATTTATAAATTAAATAATCCTGGCCTATTATGATAAATAGACCAGGACATTTAATTTATTATAAAATTATTGAATTATCAGATGAATCTAAGAGTTTTTGATGTTGAGTTACTACAGTTTTTTCAATATCGCTAATTCTCTTTATAATTTGCTCAATTGTAAACTTCTCATCCTTTGGAACTACAGCTTTAGAAGTTTTATCATATGTACTTGTAGTATAACTAAAAGTATCTATTTTTTGATAATAATTATCAAATCTTCTTAATGCATTAATAAATGCCATTGAAGAAGGAACTGAAGAGGATAGGTCTTCTGGATTTTGAGAATAATCATCTATGACAGTAACCATACCCTTACTACTTGAAGATGCGGTTGGGAAAGTAGCGGTTGTAGCTGTTACAAGACCATCAGTTTGTTTTACAGTAGAAACATAATATCCAGATGCTGCCTTAACCTCAAAGTCTAATTTACCAAGAGCAGTATTAATAGAACTGTCAATAGCAGTATTTCTATCTGTTACTTCTTGTGTAATTGCCGCTTTTCTATTCTTAACTTCTTCATTAATAGCTAAATTATTTTGATTAATATAATATCTTAATTTACCAAGACCAACATTTAAACTATCTGATGGAGCGATATCAGCTGTTACTGAAGTTGGAGTTGAATAACCTGTTAAAGCTAAATCTCCGATTTTTCCAAAAGTAGCAGTAAATGTATCTCCATTTTTAGAATAGGTTAAATTAGTCATTACATTATCTGAACCACTCTTAGTTCCAGATAAGCTCAAGGAAGGTAATGTAATTGTATAACTTGTTTTACTTGATACGTGACCTTTTGAATCATATGAAATCTTAGGAATATTAAATGTTCCACCTAATTTAGGAGTCTTATTAGTATCTTCTACAGTAGAACTTAAATTAGATGTTTGCGGAGCTTGATGAGCAAAACTAACTTTATCTTTACTAACAGTTGTTTTAATCCAGCTATCTCCACTTAAAGTAAATGTATCATGTGTGCATGAAGCCTCTGTAATTGTTCCTACATCTGCCGCAATTTTACCATAGCTATTTGGTAAAGTATATTTTGTAGTTGTCTTTTTACTAAAATGATTTTTATTATCAAAATCATATAAAGTAATTGAAAATGTTGTTCCATTTTTTTCATTACTCAAACTAACATTTCCGCCATCTACAGAACTGGTATTCTTAACATCATGGCTAATTGTAAGTACATCTGAATTTGGATTTGTTATAATACGAATCCACTCATCGCCAGAGTTAATACCTAATGTATCTTGAGTATTATCAGCAGCAATTTGACCTTGCGCCGCAAGATTTTCTGTATTATTATTTGATACACGACCATTTGTTGTAATATACTTAAATCCATAAGGCAAAATATATTTATGATTTTGATTAGCTGTCATATGACCGGCATTATCATAAGTTGTATCTTGAATAGTAATACTATCTGTTGCAGGATTATTTAAGTCAGTTTGACCTTTTGCACTTACTGTTGGAGTATGAATATCATGACTAATAGTAATTGTATCTGCACTTACATTTGTATCAATTCTAATCCATTTATTACCAGAATTAATTCCAAGAGTATCTTGAGTGTTATCTGCAACTACATTTGAAGTACTTGGGTTACTAGTATTATCTCCTGATGCAGTTTCACTTCTACCATTAGTAGTAATAGTTTTAAATCCATAAGGTAATGTAACTGTATGGTCATTATGACCTACAACATGTCCTTTAGGGTCTACTATTGGAGTATATAACTTTATAGTATCCTTTTTAGGATTATTCATATCAGAATTAGAAGCAGTATCTTTTACTGGTTGATAATTATGTCTCAATGAAACAATTGGCTTAGTTGGTTTACCATCTACATTAACAGTCAACCATTGATTTTTAAATCCGCCTTCCTTAGTAAGGTTTTCTGCCATTGGGAATACATCTGATGCAATTCCTGTTACATCATGTTTTGTTCCAGGAGTATGATTAGCTCCTTCACTATTCTGAGTAACATTTGCGGGCGCGCTTGTCAAACGACCATAATTATCTACAATAACAAGATCTTGAGAATCTAATTTTCCTAAATGAGAAATCCAATCATTGAAGGTATTTAAGGCACCTTGAATTGTTTTTAAATCTCTGGTGTCAGTATCTTCAGAATCAATCACTTGATTCATTTTTAAAATCATGCCATGAATAGTGTTTAATTTACGAGCAAAATCTACTAACTCATAATATGTAAATCCAACCTCTCTTGTTGCTAAAGAAACTGAAGGAGGAATATGTTTAATTTTATTGTTCCACTGTTGACCATGTGGCATAATATTCATAGTATCTGAATCAATATAGAAATTCTTAATTACATAATAAGTTTCATTTGGATTCATTGTCTCTTCTTGAGCTAAAACATATTCGTCGCCTTCTTTACGATAAAAGTAGTTTGGATAATAAAAATAAATTCTTTGATTAGTTGCTGTGTCATGCTCATTAATTTTATGATAATCACTTTCTGAAATTTTTAAGTGAGCTAAACTATAACCATCTACATTATTAACTTTTAAATTTTTATTAGTTTCAAGAATATAGCTACCTTTTCTCTCACGATCTAAGTTTTCTCCAACTTTATAATAATATAGATTTGGAGCATAGAATTTATCAATCTTCTTTTTCTTTAATTGATAATATTGTAAACGATCTTTTTCATCTCTGGCAGGATTTGTATAATAATCTACTAATTGTCGTCTAATAGAAGTTGCTGTAACTGGAATATAAATTGTATATGGTCCAAGAAGCTGACTATTTACAGTTGTTTTTACAAACCAAGGATTTCCATTCTGGATATCTGCATAATTTATATGAAAATTATCAACTATATCTCCAGAACGAGGGTCTCTATAACTTACCTCAGTTCTTGCATATGGCAATAAGTGAAGAGGTTTATCTTCATCTATAGTACCACCCATATATACATATACATATTTTTTCTGTTGAACAAAATATAAATTCTGTTTATTTTTTTCAGGGTCAAAAGGTAATGTATTTCTTACATAATCTCCAACGCTCTGATCAAAAACCCAAGCTGGTCCAGCTTCTGCTTCGTTCCATGTATAACTACTGGAAACATGATGTGCTGGATCATTGAATTTAACTTGTTGATAAGTATCTACTTCAGTATAAGTCTCAGTTACTTTTTCTCCTCTTTTAACCATATAATGGTCAATTAAAGCTCCACCATTTTTAACATTTCCAGTTCCTAAATCACTATTATCAATACGATAATCAAAATCAGCTTTTACAGGTTGCTCTCCAACTTTTAAAATATATGGTTCACCTGCAGTATGGAGCTTTTGATAATAATATTCTCCTATAGTTGGTTCTTGAACAGGTGTATAAGTACCATCATCATTCTTATTATAGACAGTAATATCTTGAAGTCCATCCCAATATACTTTAGAGTATTTATCTTCTGCCCAAGCTCTATAATAAAAGATACCTGGTAAATATAAATCAGTATATGGTGGTTCGGAAATAACATCTTTTAAAGCAAATCTTTCTTCTATCTCATAATATGTTGCTTTTGGATCATATTTTTGACCAGCAATAGTCCAGTCAATAGCATAATAAGGAGAATTTAATGTATTAGCATTGGCATCAGTCATATATTGATAATAAGTATAACCTTTAAAATCATCTCCCAAATCTATACGAGTTCTATCAATTTTGGCAGAATCCATAGTATAATAAGTTTTATCTCTATGATAAGTAGGCTCTGAAATAAAATCTTTACCACCATTTGTTAATTCGTTTATATAATAATATTTGCTACCATCAAATGGCTGAACTTTTACTTGTTCATATCCTTCTGAAGCAGTAAGTTTTCTTACATAATACTCTAAATCTTTATTATATTTTCCAGAAGCAACATCATATCTGCTTCCATTCTTGACATAATATAAATCTGGTTTAAATTCACTCTCAGATAAATCAATTCTCTCATATGTATAAGCACTTGCGGCTAGTGGTGTATAAGTATACTTCATATCACGACGATAATATTTATTATTACTTACATCAAAATAAATTGTATCATCATCATTATTAGCAATATTTTCTTTCATCGCGTCAAAAGTGTTATATGGCTGAATAATCATACCCATTAAATCGTGTACAGAATTAATACAACCAGCTATAGTATTTACATTAGCTGTATTATAATAATTTCTTGGACATCCTTGTGTTTCACCACTCTTCATCTTATATGTAAAACCGTCTTTAACTAAACGTAATCCAGTTCTATCTTGAACAGCTCTTGCATCATACCATTCTACATCTGAATTTCTCTTTTGAGTTTTTTGGATAGCTTCATTTGTTTTTCTACCACCATAAACTAAATCCCAAACATCTGAAATAGCATCTCCAATAGATGGTAACATAATAGAAAGTTCTTGAGTATCTACTTCTGGTGTAGCAACACCATTATGATTTGCATAAGTATTACCACTTAATCCAGTAGGAGCAATTGTAATACCTTCAGCAACAAAACCCATATCTTCTAAAAGTGAGACTTTTGGATCGACTTGTGGATCTCTTCTACCTGGAAGTCCAAGCTGATGTAGATATTTTCTATCCCAACTTTTAGATACCACATTAGGATCAAATCCATCTCTATTATAATATATAGCTGCATTGATAACAGGTGGGTCTGCTTCTGGAGCTTTCTCAACCCAATCAATTCCACCAGTTTCATTATACTTAGCATAAAGAACCTTTTTAGAATTGGTAGTTTTATCAAATTCTGTCCTTGTCCAATTAGTATTTTCATCTGAAGGATACTCAACTCTACTATTTGAAGATAAAATAGTTGCAGCTATAGGTTTTCCTTCAGTATCATATTGAGGTACTTGCGTATCTGGTTCGCTTGATCTTATTCTAAAACCCCAAGTTGGTTGCCAATGAAGTTTATAATATACATTTGTACTATCTACATCAAAGTGAGGTCTCAATGGAACAATAGTAGGCGCATCTGCGGAAATGTCAAATGTTGGTACAATAGTATTTAATTCAGCTACCATTACATATTTCTCATAGCCTTTATCTAACACTTTTTGCCAAACAGTTGAATCATAACCTCTACTTGTCTTATAATATTGTTTATCTCTTGTAAAATTAAGAGTAAAACTATCTTGTGATGAATCTCCTAAAAATTCCCATAAAGCCCCTGTAAAAGTAGTATATTGTTTCTTAGGACGGCCTTGCTCATCCTCAACTATCGTAGTAATTACATATTGAGCATTTCCAGTTGCAACCCAATATTCATCATATAAAAAGTTTAATGGATCTTTATGAATCCCACTATTAGCAACTAAATTATAAATTGGTTTCCCATCATCATTTAATTTGCCTGGTACTCGAAGTACAGTTCCTTCTTCAATTAAGTTATCTGTATATGTCAATTTACCATCAGCAATATCTTTTTTATCCTGATCAGTGAGACATCGAATAATAGTTGGATTAACTTTATTTCCTTCTTCATCTGCTTTTTCGCTAACAATAAAATCAGCAGAAATTGATAAAGCAAAATCTTTATTTAATCCATCTATTGTAATTTTATAAACTTGAGGAACGCCAGATAAGCTGCCTTTAATATCTTTATCATATTCAACTAATACATATCTACCTACATACACTCCATCATTAGCGACTTGCGTATCCATTTCATATCTACTTGGATAAGTGGCATCAAATGAGAATTGTGTACGAGTAGTATTTGTTATATTACCATAAAATCCCATATATTAGTCCTCCCCATCATCATAAATAATATCTACAATTAATACTGCATTTGCTACTGCATTAATTTTTTCCATTGACGCTGCATCAAATTTAATACTTGTAATTTCAGTTTGATTGTTTAAATCAAATTCAAAAATTCCTGTTTGTCCAATTAAAATATAATCTGTCTCAGGTGCATTATTCAATAAAAATCTTGTTCCAGGTAATGCTTGAATACCTAATTGAGAAATAGGAAAACAATCTGCGAAAATTGTGCCATCAACAAATTGTGCCTTTTCTGCGGTTTTTGGGGAGTTATTACTTGCATCACCTTTTCTAGCTTCCGCATCATTGTAGAAACGAAATTGTTTAACTTTATTTGCCATTTTTTATCTCCCTTACTCTTAAAATAAATTCTCAACTGCTTTTGTTGCATTTATATTCATTGTTCCATTATAAGTTAATGGAATAGTGAAACTTGAAACAATGTATTCTCCGCAAATACCACTATTATCATCTCTAACAAATATACGAGTATTTGGTTGCAAATAATAAATTGGTAATGTTGTCATTGAAATTGTTTCTGTGCAGTAAGAATAATTATATAATAAATTATCTAATTCATCTTTTGCAGATTTTCCTTGAGAACTAAATTTAAAAATATTACTGAATTGAGATGGTATTTGAAGAAAACTATATCCTGGTTTTAAAGCTCTTTGTACATCTAATGAACTTATATAATAAGTTTGATTAGGATTCCAGTCTAAAGCTAAAGTATAACCACCAGAGCCATCATTAATATAATAATAAGCTCCATCCTCATAAAACATATCTTCTGTAATATTTATTTTAGTATACTCAATACTATTTTCATCTATATAAATAATATTAGGAGTTTCTCTAAAATAAATAGCTTTAACATCAGAATTATTTTCAGCTTTTGGCCGAGTCCCAACATTCTTAACTGAATATTGACTTAATTCACCCTCAGAATCTAAAAAATCAAACCAAAAATTTAATGCTTCTGGAGATTCTTTAATTCCATTATTCCAATATGTTTTTTTATCATATTCATCATCATACTTTTGATAATACTGCTTCTTAGGAATATAAGCTTCTCCCTTTTTGCATTGATGAATATAATAATAATCTTTTGGAGATTTTTTATATACTGCTTCACTTAAAGAACTAAGTGCTATGTATTCACCAGCCAATGATTGAGTATAATATTGTCTACCTACTACATAAGCGACATTTTGTTCGCAACGCACATAATAATAATATGATTCTGGCTTTTCATCATACTTTGTTTTAGTTGTATAAGCAATTTTATATGAACCTGTATAAAATGGGTCATATAACTGCCTCCAAAATCCATCCATGTCTGTATAATATTGTTCATATCCTGTATATCCATCAGGATAATACTTATTATTATTTTGACTTATCTTTACATAAAAATCATCATCATGCATGTATCTTTTATAATCTTTGGACATTTGATAAATTAATTCACGCCAATCAACTTGATGATATTTTTCATCTTTATTATCAATAGATAATTGCTCTTTTTTTAATTCTGTTAATTCATCTCCCATATTATGTTCATTAAAATAAAATCTTGGATTATAAAAATATACATTTTCTCCTTTCTCCACATTCTTTTTTAAAAAATGTAAAAAAGTATGTTTATCAGAACAAGTTGCATATGGATACATAAAATTTTTTTTAATAACAGGTTGAACTAATTCTGTTATAATTTTTCCTTTACCATTATCATAAGATTCATAATACCGACATTCTTTTAAAACATCTGGATTTGGTTTTCCTGAGCCATGAATAGTATCAATCTTAGTTTGTTTTATAACAATTAACCAAACATATTTTTCATCATTTGTAAAAGTTGGAAAATTATGAGCTTTACAATATTCATTTAATGAAATTTCTTTAACACATCCAGATTCGTCATTTCGAGAATACCACTTCATCGTTCCAGTAGGCTCAACTCCTGTAATAAGTTTATAATAATCGTGCCAGTCTCTAATATCCCACCATCCAGGAGTCCAACCTTGCGCAGTCTTTTCTGGCTGAGTTAAACCAACAGGAGTTGGATATTTAAATTTATAATTCTCAAGCTTATCATAATCTTCCTTAGTAGTTAAACTTTTTATCTCTTCTTTTAATTTAGTATAATATTTATCTGTAAAAAATACTTCTCCATCGTAGGTTTTATAATATAAAGGTTTTTTATCTATTGCATATCGTAAATGTACTGGTATCTCTGCTCCACTTACAGATGTTCTTTGTCCCCAAATAGAGAAATCATTTTTAAGATTTGATAAATCTGGAGCATTACTAAAAGATGTTACTATATTTGCATTTTCAAAATAATACGTTACAGAAGATGTATTTGCGGCATTCTCTACATAAACATCACTGGTTGTATTATTCATAATATTATTCCAAGATGTTTTAACATAAGTCTTTTTCTTTTGAAAAACAAATTGTCCATCAATATTATAAAAATATTCAAACTCTCCTAACATAGATACTATTTTATCAAGCATTTGCGTAACTGAGCTTCCAACATCTAAAATAAGGTCGCCCGCATATGTTAAATCAGTCGGCTTATATCCAACTACATCACCATATTGAACTTTTATAACAGAATATCTTGTATCACTATTTGCGGTTCTAATATAAGTAGGCTCAATACTATTTCCCATATCAATAGAAATTCTTTGATCAAAATGAAAATTACCATCTTCAAAATCTGTAATTGGTTTCATAGTATCGTATACATAAAATCCACTTTGTTTTGAAGAAAAGAAAAGTTGATTTACAACATCCATATCTAAATTCATTAAAAGATAAAAAGGATCTTTCTGACGAGATTCCATAAGCTCAATACCTATATCATCAAGGTCATTAATAATAATATTCTCAAAAGGCTCTTTTGCATATTCATGAACTGCTTCACGAATAATATCTTTAATTAAATAATCATTTGTAGTAATTGTACCATCTGCGGCGATTGTATCATATTTACCAAAGTCAACAGATAGTGCGGTAATTGCGCCACCGACATCTCCATTTAACATACACATTTTATCTTTACCTTGTAATGAAATGGTATATGAGCTGGTAGATTGAGATGTATTAAAAGTAGATATTACATAATGTCCTTCTGGAAACCAAATTATCTCTGGATAATTAATTGTATCTATTGTATTTTTAACACCAACTTTTAATTCAAATTTTGTATTTAATCCCCAATAGTAATTATGAATATTAAGTTCACTGGCTACCATTGTCATAGAGCATGTGCGGCGAACCGCAGAAGTCCCATTTACTGAAATGGAACCCTGCGTTATTCTACCAGTAATCTCCTCTATTGGATTTTCATCAAAATCTAAAGCTATAACCTTAGCGTAAATTTCTCGTGTACTCTGTTCATCGAGTTGTTTTAAAAAATCTTTGTTTAATAAAGGATCTTTCATGATATAATACCATTCGCCTCCTTATACTCTGTAATTGTTTTATTTAAGAGAATTAAGAATTTTTGATATGCTAAATCTCTTTGCTCTTTAGCTTTAACTATACTATCTCTTGTATTATTATGATTCTTATACTCCTCCAAAAGCTTTGATTCAGCCGCCTTATAATCCAATTTAGCCTTTATAAGCTCTTTACTACCAGTTTCTTCAAAAGTATAAGTTATATCTTGTTTTGAATAATTAATATAAGCAATAACTCCTCTATTTATTGTTAAACTTTTTATAAAAGAGCTATCTTGAATATCAATAGGCATTATTTCATCAAACACATTGACTTCTTCATCATCAATAGTAGCAGTAAAAGTGTCATATCCAATAGCAAAGAAATCTTTCAAATCCCCATCTATTGCATATCCAGTATATGGAGCAAAGGTATCATTATTTGCTTCTACATAATAACCTTCATTTGGAAATTTCTTTGCGACACGTCCTCTTCTGTGACGGATATAATATATTGCCCATGGGTCTAATGTTGCTAAATCAATAGGTGTTCCTGTACAATACATATCATTATAATATTTAAGTGAAGCATCTGGAACAAACTTATTTTCTTCTTGACCTTCTTGCGGTTCAGTATATTCAACATCTACATAGATATCTCGTAAATCTCTTCGTTGAAGTTTTAATGAATAAGTATTTAATACTTCTGTTTTAATATCTTCAATTAATTCAAAAATATCTTTAGTAGTATAAAGTTGACCGTATTTATCTACTAATTTCTGTTGCTTATATCTTTCTCCAATAAATTGTCTAACTGGAACATCAACAATTTGAACATCTTTAATAGTTCCAAAAATAGTAATAGATCTTGTTTTATAACTATATGTAAATAAACCATTCATATCTTGAGTCCAATCAAAACGAACATTTTTAATAGAACGATCAGGAAATTCTGCATAATAAGAACCAGTAGCACCAATAACAAAACTTTGTTCATCAATATATACTTTACTTCCAGGAGTCATTTCTGTGAATGAGATTGAATAAGCTGGATAAGAAAGTAATTGTGGTTTAGGCTTGGTTTTATTACCTGCATCTCTAAGAATAATTGTTTTCCATCTTGTTTGCATTGCGATATCCTCATTTGCATCTACTAATCCATAATGTCTTAAATTAGTAATATTAAATTCTGCTATTTCATATGCAATACATGAAAAAGTATGTAGCATTCTACTTAATCCATCTTGCGGACTAAGTGAAACATTCATTAACCGTACAATATAATTACCTTCAGTAGGAGACCGAAAAATTTTTGGTTTTCCATCATTTAACCAATCTAATACCTTATTTTTGAATAGACGTTCAGCAGTTATATTTTCTTTAGTTAGATTGGTATTCATATCTTCTGGTTTTAAATCGCCTAACTCTTCTTTTTTCATAAATAATTCTACATTATCCATTTGATAAGAAATAAGTCCAGAAATAGAAAATTCTTTATAATCTACATTCCCATTTCTTGATATAAAAGGATATTTACTTCCAATCGTATCTATTTTTGATTCAAGTAAATCTTTTTTGTATGTAGCTACTTTTGGATTAAAACGAATATTAAGTTGACGTTCTCCATCATATAAAAACATATTTTCAAAATCAACTGGAACACTATTTGAAATAATTCTATCTGAATAAATTCCATTGGAATTATATTGTTGTAAAGAATATCTGTATGTTGCCCCTTGTTCAACAGTACAATCCAAAAGAGACCATTTTTCTGGTGGTACAGCTTGTAAATCAAAACGTTTAAATTCTTCCCAAGCATAACCATTCAAACTGCTTGAACGAGATACTACAAATGCTCCTGATATTACTGCATCATATTTATCATCAAGAGTTACTTTAATATATCCTTCATCTGGCATTAAAGTTGCAACTAAATCAGTTTTAATTTCTGGGCTAACTGAACGACGTTGCATAATTCTATAAAAAGGTGTATTTGCGGTTAAGCCATTTACAGTTTTAATTGAATATTTTAAAAAATATGTTTTATCTAATTCAAGGTCTTGCGGCACAGAAAAAGTATCATGCGCTTCATAACTTAAATCGTCCAATGAAGTATTATGAATTATTTCTCCAGTGTCTTGAATAACATTCTTTTCATAGTCATATAATCTAAATCTACTACTATATAATTTTTCTGTAGTATCTCCACCTTTTTGACTATATACACCTGTATAAAAATAATTATGTGAATTAATTCTACCGAATTTAAGTCCACTAATTTGTATTGCTGGAGCTGTTGTATATTTAGCAACTCCTACTGTAGAATAATAACCAACAATTCCATCTTTTCCTATATAAGCAAGTTGAAATTTATAATATTGCCCCACTGAAAAATCTAAAAAGCTTGCATCAAATGTTGCATAATAATCTTCTTCCATATCGTAAGAAGATGTATTGCTATTTGTAGTTTTTATAGCACCTTTTACAACTCCACTTACAGTTTTTATTTTTAAAGCAAAACCTCCAACTTCACTTTTGGAAACTGCTTTATTCATAGAAAATGGGACTGTTATAAGAACAGTCCCATTGTCATTACAAAAAGCTGGAATTGTCCCATTAATGTTTGGTGGGTACAATTTAGCCATCTTTTATTACTCCTCTACTTCATCCTCATCATCTGCAATCATATAAGAAATTGCAGCAATCTGATTTGCATTTAAGTCAATATCATCAAACCAATCAAGTTCTAACATATTTGTTTTAACATCCTGTGTTAAATCAAATAAATCATTAAGTTCTTTTTGAACCTGCTCTTGAACACTCTTATCGAACTTATATTGATTATTTTCTTCATCTTTCTCGCCATATTTATCAAAAATCTCCATACGGGACTTTTCAATTTCCTGAGCAAGTTCTGTCATTTTCTTCATATTCTTTTGAATATAAAAACCAACTTTAACTGGAAGATTTATATCAGTTGTGATACTCTCCATTAAAGCTTGAGCAGTTGTATAAATTTCTAAATTTGTTAAAGTAATATTTTTTGTTGCCATAATATATTCTCCTTTTACTCTTTTTATTAAAATGGTTCATCCAGCTCAATATCTTGATCTATCATAAACATTAAAAATCTTATTTGTTTTAAAGATAAATTCATATTTTCTTTCTCTAATTCAGATAAAGGAATATAATGAATATCAATCATATCTTCTATTTCTGCTAATTGATCAAGTTCCTTTTGAGCCTTTTCCATATTTTCAGGTAAAATATTATAATTTCCAGATTCATCTAATTTTCCATATTTTTTACCAATATTCATTCGTTCTTTTTCAATTAAATTATATCTTTTTTCAAATTGTTGCATATTATATTGAATAAGATAACTAATTTTTGCTGGCAAAAATACATCTTCTTCTTTATTAAAAATTTCTTTATAATTATTTATATACTGATAAATTTCTTCATTTGAAAATTTTTTTTTCATAAATAAAAATCTCCCTTTTTCTAAACTCCAATTTCTCCATTTTTGGCTTCTGTTCCAAAATATTGAATTGTTTTAGTTTTAACTTTATTTGGTCTATAATATTTTACTGCAACATCAACACTACTCAAAACAGAAAATGAATCTGTTCCAGTGTGCCATGTACCAGTAATTACCTTATCTGCATTTTGACTATAGGAATAGTACCCATAAGTAATAGATTTAGTTTCATAATGTGGAGTAACTGTAACCCTACCATCCATTTCTTGAAATGGAACTTTTAAATTATAAGCAAAAGTTTCTGATAATAATGAAACAGCAGTATTTCCTATTTTTAAATTATCCACAGTACAGTTTGAAATCGTACATCCAGAAATTGTACCATTTGTGGCTTTAAAATCATTTGTTTCAATAGATGCTCCTTTAATACTTCCACCATTAATAGTTCCTCCAGAAATTGTACTACCATTAATAGTAGCTCCAGTAATAGAACCTCCAGTTAAAACTCCTACCTTAGCAGATTGAATTGTACAATTTGTTAATGTAGCTTCTAAAATTTTAGCTGAATTTAATTGAGCTCCATTAGCAGTAACTTGTCCAGCACTGGTTACAACAAAACCTATTTTATTAGCAGCACTTTGTTGATAAACAGCATAAGCATTACCTTGCTTTTCTAATTTATCAAAATTATTAGGTTTATTATTTTGCCTTTTAAAAGTATTTGTTTTAGTATCTAAAACCATATAATAAGCTACATTACTAGTTGTTATATGTCCGACTCTAATTTCACCTTTAGCCAATAATTGGATTCCATGTTGGTTTGGATCAGTAGGATCATAGCTATATATACCTCTATCAAGACCAGGCTGACTAATTAGATACCAACCAGCAATTCTACCGCTATTTGCTTCTATATAATCAGCTTCTACTTTTCCATCCCAGTGAACCTTAAATCTTGTACCTACTTGGAGAGGAATTGTATCTGCACTACTATCAATTCGTAAAGTATATCTTTGAGGTTTTCCATCTTTATCAGTATAAGGATGATAAGCAGTAATATTAAAATCATATGCTGTAATTTTATTATTACCTAAATCAATTTTTATTCCAGCTTCTGAACCAGATTTAGAACTATAATCTTTTGATTGTAAATAAAATTGAGCTTTATTATCTGCACCTTTTGTATTTGTAATATATACCAGAGTTTTTGATGCTGATTTTTCATCATCTGGATCTTCTCTTGCTCTAATGAGTAAAAATGGTTTTCCGCTACTACTCATTTGGATACCTTGATTTTTTCTAATAGCCTTTAAATTAAAATCATAAGAAGTGATTTTACCATTTGTTAAATTAATTTCCGTACCAGTTTCATCATGTGTATTATAATCTAAAGAACGCATTCTTTGAATTTTATTACTAAAATATAATAAATTATTAACATGAACTACATTTCCAGAATCATCCTTTTTAACACCATGAATTACAAAATAAGGGTTTCCATTATTTGTATTTTCACTATTTAATTTAACATAGGCTCCAGTAGAAGCATCTGTTGCAGTAAGGGTAAAATTAAAAGCATTTAATTTACCTTTCATTAAATCAAAATTTATACCTCTACCGTATTCAATTTCTTCTTCAGGAAAATTATCATCTTCAGCATCTTGCTTTTCAGCAGGTACAGATATTGTTTTCTTTCTATAATTATGAGATTGAAGAAAATATTTTTTCTTACCTGCATAAAAAATTTCTGTACCTTTTTTGTTTATTTTTTCTGTATCTTCATCAAACTCATCTGTAGAATCTGAATTATCTCCTGCGGAACTACGTACTACAAAATAAGCACCAGTACCTTCTTTTCCATCTTTTCCGCCTGCAGATGGATCTATTTTAATCATAGAGGTAGATTCTAAACCATATGTTTCAAGAATACCATTATCAAGGTCAATTCTCATACCAGCTTTTTTAACATCTGTAGGTTCGTCTTCTTCATCATTATAAAAATTCTTCATTGAAGCTAAAAAATGTTGGCTCTGAATAGTACCTGAATTACCATCAATTAAAATTTGACCTTTTCCAGATTTACCGAAGAATGCACGTCCATTAATATTTAATCCAAAACTTTTTTGACCTGCATTAAATCCATATAATCCGATTCCACTATAATAATCTGCTAATGCTTTTATGCCTTCTTCAGTGTCAAAAGCTGGAGATAAATCTCCCATTAAAACGCCATTAAAACGATTTTGAGAATCCTTTTTTCCTGCTCCCATCATCGTTGATAATATTGTACCATTTTCTTCATCGAAAGTCAAACTTCCATCCCAAGAATTTAACAAGCTTGAAGAAAAAACATTCTGATAAATATATAATGGTTGAATCCATTCTAATTGAATACCTGAACTACCAAAAGAAAAACCAATAACGGAAACTTCTTTTCCATTATCTTGTAAAAACATAGAAGGTGGAATAAGTTTATGGTCAGAATCAAGTGTAGGATAATATTTTAAATTAGTTGCTCCAGTAGCAGAACTTCTGGTATCTTTTCCAAAAGACATCATCCAATTAATATTTTCTACAGATGAAGTTTTTTTATCAGCATAATGATATATTACATATGGATCTTTATAATATTGCGGGTCAATACCTGATGTATTATAAGAAACTCTTGTAGCTCCATCAAACGTAGTATATTCATCTGTTCTTCTAATTGGGATTGGTAAATAAGTATATAAAGAAATATCTATACCTTTCTTATCTTTGCCAGTGTTTTCAACTAATTTGTCTATTTCAACTTTTCCATCGACAGTTTTATCTTCACTATCTGAATTATTATATTTCTTCAAATTTTGAATATTAACCGCATTTGAAACTTTACCTTGTAAAATGAAATAGTTTAAATCTTCCATGTTATGACTATTTAAAGTTAATGTAACTGCACCAGTTTTCTCATCTATTTCACCAATTTCAATAGCATTCTTTTTATTTGCTTCATAATAATCCCCATTAAAACTATACCATTTATAAGATATTTTACTGATATATTTTTCGGTCACATCTTTATTTTGATAATCATATACTTTTGGAATAATAGTTACACTATCTTCTGAACTGGTAATAGCAGGTTGTTTATTATCAAACTCAAGAGTAAAGGTAAAATCTGTTCCATTCGTTCCAACAGGTCCAAATACCATTGAAAATTCTGCTGTATAAGTTCTATTATTTTTTGTAATAGTACAATATACAGTATTATTAATTGCGGACTGGGTATAATATTCTTTTATTCTGAAATATTGTTGCGTTGAATCCGCCTCTTCTGTACCTGCGGCTTTATCTGGTTTAACTCCATAACGAGTAATTTTAAAATAATTATCTTTGATTTCAACTTGAGTTCTATTCTTTTGATAGTAAACTTCTCGCTCGTCCCAGTTAGTCACTTTTGTATATTCTTTAGTGATATTTGAATATGTAAAATAATCAACTGTTTTTTTATTCCAATCATCCTGTGTGACATTTCCAACTTTATCATAAAAACTATAATCAGTATTCTCTGTTGGACGATAAATCATCGTATTCTCTAAAGGAATTGACCAAGTAATTTTTTCTGCGGTATCGAGTTCTTCAACACCAGATACGATGGATGTATATTTAGCAGTTAATATTCTTGACTTAGTAGCTTCAGAAGAACTCATAATTTGACCAGAATCATTATAGATACGATAGACTCCATTATACCCACCTTCACCATCATCGCAAGTAATAGTAAGACCTTTAATTAAATCTATTGTATTTTCATCTGGAACCATATTTTCATTTTCAAATTTTAAATCTTCACTAATATAATCATGGATTTTTTCTAAATAAGAATTTTTTAAATTGTCTAATTTTTCTTTTTCTTCATCAGTTCGTTTATCTTCTGGTTTATTTTCAATTTCAAGGATATCTTCATCATTAGCTATTAAGTAATTATTAACATATTCTCTTGACATACATTCTACAATAACCCTAAACATCTCAAAAGATTTTTTAGGATTAGGAGAATATTCTAATTCAAATTTATTTTTCTGCTCTATCATTTCAACCCAAAAAGCACCTGCTATTTTATCGGTTACACCTTGAGTTAAATCATATTTATACCAATGAACTATTGCTCCTGTTGGAATATCTTCTGCTTGTGCAATAGACTCAAAAGTTCTTGTTTTTTCATCTTCGCCAGTTATTTCATGAACCCATCTAAGAATAATTTTCTTTTTATTTAATTTATTTAATTGCTCATTATATAATTCTGTCTTGTCTAAATCTTCTACTGTAAACGCCTTTTTAGTGCTATCTTTTTGATGTTCAATTTCACTTTGTTTTGCTAAAGCTTCTTTAGTTTCTGGTGTTAGATGCTCTGCGTATTTTTTTGAATCAAAAGTATATAATAAAACAGTATCTTCAGTAAAATCTTCTAAAGAATAACCAAAACTAACAAAAGGTTCTGAAACAAAAATATCATCAAGGGTAGAAGGTACTAATAAGTTTTTACTTTTATCATAAAAGTTTTTATCCTGATAAAGAACTACTCTAACACGAGTAATATTTACATCAGGGTCTAAATCAAATAAAAGCTTCTGTTCAAAACCAACTTCAAATTTATATGGATCTCCAATCATGCTTGAAGAATCCAATTTAAACATATACCAATCTTCGACTGTTTGTTCTGCGGTATTTTTCTTTTCGCCAAGAATATCTACTCTAATACCATAATTACCAAGAATGACATTTCTTGTAGATAAATAATTTTTAAACTTAGCTTTAATAAGCATTTTCTTATATGCTTTATATTTAATACCTTCATCTTTTTTGGTATCATCTTTTTCTTCTTCTAATTTTTTATTAAAATTATCTCCACTATCCCAAATAGTTATTTGAGTTTTGTCTCCATTAGCAATAATACCAGTTTCTCCAATAGAGCTGGAAATTAAATTTTGTGTAATATCTATATAACTTTTTTCTGGATCATCAGTATTATAATCATTTCTATCTTGATCATAACGTCCAGTAATTAACTTTTTATTATTATAATCTCCATTAGGAATATTGACATAAACAGAGGCACCATTACTGTATTTCGTTGATTCAGAATACGCTTTAAATGTAGATGAACCATCGGTAACAGTATATTCACCTTGCTCACTTTTTGAGTCATCAGTAATGGAGCATTTTACAGTTTTATCAAACTGTAAATTTTTAACTCGCTGAGCTGCTATAATATCCATAGCATCAAATAGCTTTTTAATGTTATCATCTATAGTAGCTTGACTTCCATTCTCTGTTGCCATATTTAACTCCTTTCTCTCCAATTTCTATTATAACATAAAATTTTATCTAGGTCAAGTGTTTTTAATTGCCCAAAATAAAAAATAGGGATGAATCATATGATTCATCCCTAAAAATAATAAATTAACGTTTACGATTTGCATATTGAGAAGCAAGATTAACAACGTTATCAAAGGCTGAAAGAATTTCATCCTTATTAGTTACATTTGGAAATTCTGCGGTAATATGAACATTTTGTTCAAGAATATCATTATCTTTATTTACTGATGCAGCAAATAAAGAACCTAAACCTCCACTTGCGCTCATTGCATTTAAGTCAATCATATCTGAAATCTGACGAACTATATTTACAGTTTTTAAGAAGTTCTCAGTGTCGTCTTTATTAAGAACAATTTCCTTTTGATGTAACATAGCAAAACGACCTTCACCACTCCAATCACCTGTATATCCACCAGTATCAAATTTACCATAACTATACTTGTTTCTTACTTCAAAACGTTTGTCCCAATACTTATTATATAACCAACCATTTTCAGCTTTTGCATTAATGATAGATTGTGCTGCAGATACACCTTTTTCCTTAAGTTTTCTCGCTCTTTCTGGATCATTTCCCCATCCAGAGTGATCTCCCCAAATCCAAATTGCCGCAGCTACACCTTCTGCTTTACTTGAATTATCTTGTGGTTTATTGTGATTTGGTTTAGTTGGGGTTTGACCACCATTATTACCTCCATCAGTGTCTCCATCAGAACCATTATTATTATTTGTAACAGCTTGAAATTTAGAATGAGCTTGAACTACTTTTAAGAAAGATTCATATAATTCTTCATTTGATTGAACAATTGCATCAATAGAATCACTATATTGATCTTCAAATGCTTTAACAGACTCTATTATAGTATCAAAATCATTATTGATTTGTTCCGCAGTATCATCCATTTCAGTTTGTAGATTATCTGAATCGGTAGTAATCTGGTCAATATCATTGCTCATTGTATTAGCATAATCGTCCATAGTTGTGCCGGCTGCTTCCATAGCGAGCTCATTTTGAATGGCATAATCATCTGAGGCTTGACCAACTTGACTATACATATCTTTGGCAGCTTGATTCCAGTTATCTTGAAGATCTTCCATGTTCTCATATCCAGTAGCAACAGATAATTGAGTTTGACTAAAATCACCAATGTATTTTTCATCTGCCATAGCTTTGTTATTAGTTAATTCACCATAACGTTTTACATCATTTTCATACAAATTAGTATTATTAGATAAAACATTATTCATTTGTGAACCATAATAATCAAGTTGTTCTCCGTAATATTTTTGTAAATTAGCTAAAGCATCTTGATATTCTTGAGAGCCAACTTCATATAATTCAGATAATTCAGCAATCTTTTCAGCTTGCTCTTGCTCCATCTTTATCATATTTTCCTGCAAAGTATTAATATATTCTGCATTCATTTGTTGCATTTCATGAAGCTTATCTTCATATGATTGCTCTGCTTCTGCTACTTGTTGTTCATCTGCGGTATATACATAGCTGAAGTTACCTTCTGAATCTTTTGTCATGCGGACTTGTGACTTAGCATTTTGAGCATCTTCTAATGCCATTTCCGCAATTTTTAATTCATAACGTTTTTGTAAATATTCAAGATCATATTCACTCATCTTTTTACTATCAGACTGTAACCCATTGATTTCTTCTTGTAGTGAAGCTAATTCCCTTTTGGCTTTAACATTTTTTGTTTCATCAATAGACTTATTAATATCACGAGTTAATTTAGTTAATTGATAAATTTTTTCATATTGAGGAACATATTCTTCTTCAAGAGTTTTACTTTGATCCCATTTTTCTTGAAGCGCGGCAATACTGCCGGTTAATCCACCAATTTTGGTTGAAAAATCATCAACCATATTATCAACATTGTTATCAAATGCATCTCTGGCTGCTTGTAAAGCATCTTCCCAATTAGACATAAAATCTTCTTGAGCATTTTGCAGTTCATCTTCCATGTTTTTAATGGATTCATCCCACATTTTTACATCTTCAGTATGACCAGCTTTCATAGCCTTATCTCTTGCGGCTTGAGCTGCGTCAAGTTGCTGTTGAATCGTATCCATTTTAGTTTTACTTTCAGCTAATAAATTTGTTGCTTGTTTTACTTTATTAGCATTGTAAGTTTTCATCATTTCAGATGTTATACCAAGAGATTTTTTACCAACAATATCAACAATATTACCGTATGATTCAGTCATTGCCTGAATATGCTTTTGTTTGTCAATAAGACGATCCATCTTATCAACACCATCTTCAAATGCATCATCCATCTTTTCAAATACTTGTTGTCTTGCTTCACGAAGTTTTTTATTGATATCCAAAAGATTAGACATTACATCTTGAATCTGTTTCATTTCATCATCAGAGAAATTCTCTTTTGATAATAAATCAATAGTCTTTTTATCTCCATCGGCCATCTTTTTTGCTAAATCGCCTTTACCTTCAAGATTTTTATGATTACCGTTATTAAACATATCATTCAAACCTTGAAGATTAATTTTTCTTTCATCAAGTGCATTTTGAGCTGTATCACCAAGAAGTTTTATAGCCTCTGCCGCATCATGTGCACTGTCATCAACTTTATCTAATAAGTATTCAAGATATTCAAGTTTTTTATCATTAACTTCAATTTTAATCTCCATAATATATTGAGTCTTTTCAAATCTTTGGTCATATAATTCATTTTCAGCATCAATAACCTCTTGAGTCTTATCAGCGATTAATTCATTAGTTTCTTCATACTGTTTTAACCAGCCTATAAAACCTTCATATTGTTGTTTAGCAACTTCAAATTTAGCCTTTGCAGCTTCATCATCTGTAGTATGCTGATTAAATTCTTTAACAGCATCATTATATTTTTTTACAGCAGCTTTCATTAATTCTTCATAGTTAGTAATATTACCATCCTTATCGAATAAAGCACTTTTTCCAAGATAATTTTTAGCTCCAGAAGCAATAGTTTGTTGATTACCGTTAGAATCTACATATTTAGTTTTTCCATTTTGAAGATTCTTTTTATCTAATTTTAAATTTTCTTTTGCAGCTTTTAAGTATTCTTTTTGCTTTGCAATAATTTGTTTTTGTTTAGCTATTTCTTGATCCATTAATTTGACTTTAGAAGTTCCATAAGCTCTATCTTTTGCTTTTGAAATTTTATCATATTGTTTAGTTAAAGAATCAAGCTGTTTACCAATAGTATGATAACGTTCTATTTCTTCGGATGGCTTTTTCATTTGTTCAGAGTTACGACGAGCGGCTCTTCCGCCTCCACCGCCACGACGACCTCCGCCTCCTCGACGGCCACCTCCACCGCCTCCTCGTGCGGCTCTACCACCACTACTGTTGGCGTGAGAAATATTACCACCAGAAGTCTTATGAGCAGATTTAACTTGTAAAGCTGGTGCTGTTAAGGTTTTTTCCTCAGTTTCTTCTGCCTTTTGAGGTGTTACATGAACAGTTGGGAAAGACATCTTTAAAGGAATTTCTCCTTGGCTTTCAACTCCACCTTTATCAGTTTGTTTAATATTTGTTACACTACCGGTAGCTTCTACCATAGTAGTTGTTGCATCCCAACCTACAGCTTGTTTAGTATCACTGGCATCAACTTGTTGAGTAACAGCAGTAGAATCTAATGACAGGTTTTCAGCCATTGCGTCACCTGATGCTGCAGCTCCTGCAACAGCTGCATTTAATGATTGGTCTAATGGACTTAAATCAACATCAATGCCCATTCCAGACAACTTAGATTCGATATCTTCTTGAGCCATACCAGCCATTTGCATTGCCCAAACTAAGTCTTGTAAATAAGCTGTGTCATCTACACTTAATTCACCTTCAGGTAAATTTGCAGCCCAATTAGCGACTTCATCAGCTGTAACACCAAGAGCATCAAGAACTCCTGAATCATCTAATTGAAGAGCAATTTCTTTATCTGCGGCCTCTTGTAATCTAATTAAAGCATCTTCATCGCCTTCAGCTGCTTTTTTAATATCATCTAAATTATCAATAATAAAGTCATCACCAAAAGCATCTTCATTAGTATTTAATAATTTAGCTGTATTTTTTCTTAAACTTACAAAAGTATCTGATAAATCTTCACTTGCGGCAATTTGTTTCTTAATAACGTCTTTATTTTCTTTCCCGCATCTATTTACTTCATCAAGAATATCTTGATAATCATCCCAATTATCATATAAATCTTCAATACCTTCATTTAAACGCAAATCTCTTGTAGCTAAATCAGTTGCCATTTCTGCGGCATCTGCTTCACCAGATTTAACGCTCTTCAAAGTCTGAACATAGTCTTTATAAGAATCTGCCATCATCTGAATACGTTCAGCATCCATGTCATATTTCTCTGCATTTTCAGCTGCTCCAGTCGCAACTTGCATATCATACATTGCCGCATTCATTTTTTCTTCATTTCCACTATTTAATGCAGCTCTATAATTATTTAATGCCTCTGTACAAGAATCATAATTGCTGGCTAAGTTCTGTAAAGCCTGTCCATATTCTTCAAAAGAAATGCTATCTCCTTGAGCCTGCATTTCTCTATATGCATCATTTAATTGATTTACTGAATCACATGAATTCAATAATGCTAAATCAGTTGAATGAATTTGTGCTTCATTTGCAGCCATTAAATCATTCAATGCAGTTTCAGAAACCCCAGTTGCATCTAATGCCTGTTGGACTCCATCTAAAGTAGCTTGAATATCAGTACCATTTCTAATACTATTCTGCCACTCTTCAATTTGACCTTTATTAACAACCTCTTGGTCTCCAATAGCAGTTAATAAATCTAATTGTTGTTGAAGAACAGAACTATCAAAATCTGAAGCTTGTCCAGTTCCGCCTGCAGTTTTAAGTCTATCAACATTATCAGAATCAATAGTGTTTTGAATTTGACTATTTTCATTTCTTAAATCATTATTTTGCGCTTTAAAAGCTTTAGTATAATCATCTTTTAAAGCTTGCTGTAAAGCTTCTGCTCCACCCACTAATTTATAAGTGCCATCAAGCATTCGAGCAAAATAATCTTGATATTCAGCATCCAATTTATTAAAATCATCTGCGGAAATAATATCTCCATCTGATAATTTATCAACTACTTCTTTATTTTTTGCATACTGAGAAGTTAAATCTTTAGTTGCATTTCCGGCTCCACTCATTGCATCAATAAAGGCTTGAAGCTCTTCTGTTGTTGCATTAGTTTCAATACCTGCATCAGATAGTGTCTTAGCAAATTCTGATGGAGTGGTAGAATCAAAAGGAATATCAGTAATTACATTAGCAAATTCACTAACTTTATCAGTTGGTAAATCACTTAATAAATTCTTAGCAGCTTCTAATCCCTCAGAACCTTCATTTTTAAAAGCTGTATTAAGAGCATCCCCGATAGCTTTTTTCTCATTTACGCTTAATTCTGATAAATCAAGACCGCCTTTTTCTGGATCCATCGCATCCTGAACTGTCTTCATCCAGCCCTTGCCAATATCTCCCCAGGCATCATTTTGGTCTTGAATAGCTTGCTGAATTGCGGAAATCATTTCTTGACCGGTTTCATATCCGTACTTTTGTGCGGTTTCATCAGAAATTTTTCCATCTTTGCCATCACCAAACATATTATCTATAAAGGCACCTTCACCTTTAGTTCCATCTTTGGCAGTAGCATTTTTCATTTGTTCTTTTAATGCAGCAATTTCACTTTGTGTAGCATCTAATAAATCTTGAGATGTTAAGAAAGAAGCCATTGCATTATCAGATTTTTGTTGAGATTCACTCTTTTCAGAACCATCTTTATTCTTATTTGATTCAAGTTCACTTATTTTATTTGATAAAGCATCTAATGAAGCAGTAAATTTATCTGTAGCTTCAGAAGCTGCAACCAATGAAGCAATAACTTCTGCTTTAATAGTATCAGTTGTTACTTCACCATCATCTCCAGTTTTCTGAATCTCTACATCGCCATTACGCTTATAATCAGAAACTTCATAATTATCATCTTTATCAAGACCTGTTAAAGAAGCATACTTAGCCATTGTTTCAATGGCATTTTTAGTACCAGTATCACCTGTTATTCCTTCTCTATCAGTAATATTATTTAAAGCGTCTTTATATGCATCATTATAAGCATTTTTATAAACATCTCCACCAGACTCAGATAATACATCAGCATATTTACTCTTAGAAAGCTCTGGATTATTAGCTATTAACATATTTGCTAAAGCTTGATTCTCAGTATCTTTTGTTTTTGCATTTACTGAAATAGTATTCTGCAATTCTTGTAAATCAGATAATATTCCACTTGAAGAGAGAGTCTCTACTACATCCTGTAATTCAGTAGTTAATTGCTCTTCACTAATGTTACCATTTTTAAAAGAATCAGTTTCTTTAATATTATCTTTCATATAATCTACCATTTCATCGGTAGTTTTTCCAACTAATTCTTTTAAATCAACAACATTATCTTGTACAGCATCAAGAAAGGCTTGACCAATTGGTTCGCCATATAATTTATTAACAATGTCTTGATAATCTTGTTGTTCTTGTAAATCTCTCTTATTTTGATCTGTTTGATAAACTGCGGCTTGAGCATTGATTTTTTCTTGATTTGCATCATGAGTAACTTGCTCTCTTGCCCAATCATGAATTGCTAACGCACCATTTTCATCTCTATAGATTGCACTTTCACCAGCGTCATTTGTCATAGAAGCTAATTGAGGGGCATTAGACAAAATATCTATAACAGATTCATTAACGCCTAATAAAGCATCTCGCCATTCTTGTGTTCCTTGAGTACAACTATTAAGAGTTTCTAATACTGAATCATATCCACTAAAAGCAGTTTCTAAATCCTGTGCGGCAGTTTTTGCATCTTGTAAACCTTGTTTAGCTTGATTTGCAGCTTCAGTTGCTTCTTCTAATTGTTCTTTTAAACTTATAGGTCTATTTGCTATAACAATTATTGCACCAATAACAGCAGCCAATGCAGCTAAACCTAATGTGACAGTTGCAACAACTCCAATAGTACCTGCTATTGTAGTCACTACTCCAGTAATGGCAGAACCTAAAGATAAAAAGTCTCCCTTTAAAGCTCCAATTAATCCAGATAGCCCTCCAAAAGTAGTCTTAATTTGAACGATATTAGAAATTACTATTGGAGCCATTGTTAAAATAGTTCCTAACAATCCAGTAATCCTTTCTCCCCAAGACATATCAGAATTACTTAAATTACTAATAGCACTACCTAAATTAGTAACAACCATTATAGTTGTAGTAATTGTATTTGCAACTGTAATAGCTTTTTGCCCAAAATCAGAAAAAGAACCAGCTGTATCATTAATGCTATCACTAACATTATCACTACTTTCAACATAATGATCATTTTGTTGACTTGCTTGTTCAATTTTTTGTCCTGCTAAAAATGCTTCATCTCCAAGATTCTCGACTGCAGCTCTTGTTTCCTCTGTTCCAGGAGCTTTATTCATAATATTATCATTAGCTTCATCGGTAAGAGATTGAATATGTTGCAGATAAGTAATCATTTCTTGTAAATCTTCTTTTGAAGGTTCAAACCATTTTCCAGTTTCATCTTTACCTGCTTTTACCATATTTTCAGCTTTTTCAATTGTAGCCATTAAATCTGTAGAACTTTCCTTGGTTAATTGACTTTCAATTCCCATTGCAGCATTTTTCATTCTGGAAAAGCTATTTTCTAATGGTGCTAAGGATATTTTGTTCACTTCATCTACATTATTTTTAATTTGCTCACTAGTCTTTTCCAATGATTCTAATACATTAGAAGAATTAGCTTTTAATTTTCCAACAGATTCCATTCGAGAGGTAAAATTATCTAATTTATCATTAGCTCCAGTAACGCCTGCTCTTCTCATTTTTCCTGCTAAAAGCTCTTGTTGATTTTTCACTTGTCTTTTTGCAGCATCTGCGGCCTTACCAGAAAGAATAATTTCTTGACCTAAAGCACTATTAATATCTAAAAGTCCTTGAAGTTCTTCTTTTCTTTCAGCACTTAATTGATCTGCTTTTGCAATTAATTGATCTTGTAAATTAGCTTGAGTGCTATAAACTGTATTCATAGCTTCTCCAGTACTACTATCTACAGAATCACTTGTCATTTTACGAATCTGATTACTTGCATCTTGTTTTAATTGAGTAGAATTCTCTTTTGCAGCACCAGTACTAATTCTAATGTTTCCTGCTAAACGATTAATTTCACCCGCAATTTCTTTACTGAATACTGTTGTTAGAGCATTTCCAACTAAAAGAATAACTCCTCTTAGTCCTCCCATAGAATCAATAACATCATCAATGGCATGTAAAGCATCCTCAGCTCCATTTAATAAAGTAATAAAGAAATCATCATTAATTAAATCATTCCAAATTGCTTCCCATGCAGCTCTGACTCTTTTTTGAGCAGCTTCCCAAGATTCTGCATAAATTTCAGCTTGTTCATCAAGAGTTCCATCAGCGTCTTGCGCAAAAGCAAGATTCTGTTTCATATCATCCCAGTGATCCATAAGTGAAACAAGCTTTGTATATTGCATAGTACCTGCGGCAGTTTCTGCAAAAGCCATCTTCTGTGCTCTTGATAATCCGCCCCAATGGTCTGCAGTTTCATCGAGAATGGTATCCATATCTTTCATATCACCATTGACATCAATGATATCAACACCAACTTTTTTTAACGCATTAGAATATTTGTTTAAATCTACTCCATCTTCAAGAGTATCTCCTAATTTCACACCTTGGAAACGAGAGAAAATAGTCTTTAAAGAATTACCAATCTCAGTTGCAGACTGTCTTGTATTAGCTGTTAAAGTAGTTAATGCAGCGGTTGCATAATCATAACTTAAACCGATTGTATTACCAATACCAGCAAATTGTTGAAGTCCTTCAGCAATTTCTGAACTACTTGATGCAGTTGCCGCACCTAATTTAGTAATAATATCAGCATAATGCTCAAGAGATTCTGAACCATCATAAAAGTTATTCCAAATAGCTGTCAAATATGAAGATACTTGGTCTACACTATCTCCAGTAGCCTGTGCCATTTTAATAGTTGTTTCAGTTCTCTTAGCAACTTCATCATCATTTAAACCTTGTTGGAAGAAAATTAATGAAGCATCTGAATAATTTTTAGTTGTAGTAGAAAGCGCTTGAGCAGCTTTATTAGCTTCTCCAGCAAAATTTGCCATATAATCAGAACTATTTCCAGTTACAATTTGAATATCTGTTAAAGATTTATTCAAATTTTGAGCATATGAAAAAGCTGATTGCAAAGAACCTAAAAATCCATGTAACATACTGGATGATAATTGCCATCTTACGGTATTAGCTAAACTGGTTTTAAATTCATCTAATAATTTATTAGTTGTTTTTAAAGGTACTTCTGCTTTTTGAATAGAAGTAGCTAAAGATGCAAATGCTTGATCTCCAGCAGGTCCTAAGTTTGATAAAGCTTTTCTATATGTTTCAAGAGATTTTCCACTCTTGGATAAAGATTGACTTAATGTATCAAGATTTAATTTGCCTGTATTTACATCTGTTGCAGCTTGTAATTTATTCTTTAAATCTTGTGCGGCTTTTGCAGCTTCCTTTAATTCAGAAGTCATCATAAAACCGTTAGTATTATTAGGTTTGTTTAAAGTGGCTAATTTTGTTAGCTGTGATTGCAAATCCTGTATCTGCGCTTTTGCCTGGCCAGTATCAGCTGTAAAAGCGAGACTAACATTTAATTGTTTTGCCATCTTCAAATTTCTCCTTTCTCTCCAAATATAAGTTTTTTTATTTTGCAAAATAAAAAAAAGGAAGAGAGTTAATTAAAACTCTCTTCCTTTTAACTCTATTTTTCTTAGAAGATACGCAGGATATATTATCCTAATTTGGTTAATACATCTCTTACAAGTTTAAGATTCTCTGGGTCTGCCATTTTCTTTTGAATCTGAGTTGCATCAAAATCTAAATTAGAATAATCTTTAGATACTGCTTCTAAAATACCTAAAATAGAATTATTATATGTATAAACCGCATCTACAGTTTTATTAATTCCATCAATAATAAAATTATATTCATCTTCTGGAATTTGAGAAATAATATCTTTAATAACACCATTCTCTTCTAAAATGTCATATAACTTAGGAATATCTTCTTTTTGTTTTTCAGTAAAAGAAATATTAGTATATGCCATAATCATTTCTAATGTACCAATTACTTCAATCTTAATTGGATTAGGGAAATTATTTTGATCATGTGCTCCATTAATTACTCTTGCAATCAAATCTAATTTTTCATTAACAGGTAAATACTGTTTAATTTCAATTTGATTATTATTTATAGTAATAGTTTTTATTTCATTTTTTCTTTTGAGAGAAAGTTTTGTAAAACCAATTTTTGCCATCTACATAGCCTCCTTAAAACTCTTCTTTATATAAAATATAACATATTTTTTTAATTTTGTCAAATAAAAAAATAATTAAACCTGTTCAATAGAATATGAACCAACAGTTGATAATAATTTTAAACTATCTACTTCTGGAGCTAATTCAAAATGGAATCCGCCCTCTTCCATTTGTTGGTCTAATGTACTAAATCCATGAGAGCTTAAATATACATCATTTTGACCTAATACAGTATCCATTAAATTTTTAGAAAAAGTCCAATTAATATAAGCATTTAATTCATCTGAACTGCCACCTTCTACCTTTTCATCATAATTAAAATTATTATAAAAATCAACAGCAGTTTGTAAATAAGAGTCCCATGCTAACATTTCTGCTTGACTAATTAAGTTTCTCTTTTGTTCATTAAATAAGTTTTGTTTAGAACCAGATTTTGCCTGAACCATTAATCCACTTTTAATTTCTTCTGAGAATGTATCACTTATTTTAACTGTAATCTTATCTTCAATAGAGTTCTGTACATTCTCTATTAAATTAGTAAAACCTGAAATAGTAGGATTAACATCAACTGAAATCCAGTTATTTTTTCCATAAGAAATATTTTCCGCTTGCTCTGGAAATAATCTTTTTAATTCATCTAAAAGAGAAGCATTACCTTTTTGACTTGTTACATTTGTAACCCTCATAGATACAGATAATAATCCATCTCCAATAGGCATCTTACCAGCATCTATAAAACTATCTTGTAAAAAACCCATGCTATCTGCAATTAACTGTTTACCCATTTCATCTACGAAATTACCAGTAGTAATAGTAGAAAATCCGGCTAAGCTCATTACCCATGTTGAGATATCTTCCCAAAAAGCGGCCTTTCTTTGTCTAAAAGCATAAAAATTAGCTTCTGAGCCAGTTACACGTCTTTGCAAATCTACTATTTGAGCCAAAATATTATCAGGTACTTTAGTGCCACTATATGCGGCAATCATATCTACAAAATCTTTTAAATTATTTTCATAGCTATTTAAAAATTCTGGTACTTCTGGCTTAGGTTTAAAACTACCATCAAAGGCGGCATATCCTTGATTTAGTTTACTTAAAAATAAAGAAAAAAATTCATCTTCATTTCCGAGGTTTTGATAATTATTTTGTAAACCGGCAAGGAAAGAATTTAATTGAGCTAATTCTACAGCTTTGGCCGCATTAGCAGTCTTAATTGATGCTTTTTGAATTTCTAATAAGGTATTTGGATCTGGCGGAACTGGCATATCATTTAAACTTTCATACGGGCTATACCAATCAGCCTTAGTAAAACCATAGTCTCTTCGTAACCAATGTGACATAATATTTTCTCCTTTAACGCAAAATAAGGGGAAATATAGTTCCCTATATTTCCCCTACAAATTAAAATGTTAATAAGTTATGTGCATCCTCATGCTCTGTGCTATGACGATGAATATCTTGAGAACCTGCATCCTCAATAATCTGAATAGCTGCCATAACTTTCTTGCTATGGTCAAATCTTGTGTAATCTGGGAATGCATCCATAGTAAATGTAAATGTACTTGGGTCTCCAGAAGAAGCCATAGTAAATGTAAAGTTAGACTGAATCTTGCAGTTTGGAATGATGAATTCAGCTGGCATATCTACTCCGTTTTGATCACGGAATAATGTAGAAGCTTCAAGATAATAGTTACCACCAAATTTATCAGCAGTAATTTCAATCTGTTTAGCATTTCCTTTACGTTCTACATAGTAATCAACAAGAACACTATCAAACTCTGGGAAATCAGATTTAATACTATAGTCTGTATGAGAAGCTGGTGTAATACCAGTCTTATGAAATTCTTCTTTTTCAGCCTTTGTTAATTCTGCATAGGTAGGATGAGTTGCAACTCTAATTGAGTAACTTCCATCTGCTCCAATTGTAACATTCTCATGTACTGGAACATAAGGCTCAGAAACGATTTCTCCATCTTTCATAAGCATTACATAAGCCATTTCCTCTTTTGCAACTTCAAATTCACCCTCTTCAGGCTTAGTTCCAAAATAAGGTTTCTGAGAAATCTTAATTGTCATTTCTTTTTCATTAACAGAAACTTCACCTTTATCTACTGTTTCAGTAACATGTTGATAGATTGGTTTTCCATCAGTAGCTTCAATAAGTCCTGCACCAGATAGAATCATGAATCCTTCTGGAGAAATTAAAGCATCTTCCATGGTGAATGTTACAGTACGCTCACCTTCCCATGCTACTAAACGAGCATTACCACGACCACCTTGTGCATATACAGTGGTAGCTGCACCTTCCATACTGGAGGTCTTCAATGTATCGAAATAAATTACAGGTTCATTTTTATAGAAAATTTTATTTCCGATCTTTTGTGCAGATTTTGCTCTTAAAACAACATCACAAATTTCACGAACACCAAATTTCATAGTGCATTTTCCTCCTTTTAATATTGATGAATATTTTTCATCCAATTGTCTGGTTGAGAATCAGGTTTGCCACCCGCTAAACGAGTCCGCACATCTAAATCCCAATTCATATATAGTGAATATCTCTCCATGAGATCATATAATTGAAACATTGTACAGTTTACCAATTCTGTTACAGGCATTGGTAATCCAACAGATAGAATAGAAAGATATAAACTAAATATACTCGTGTTTGCGGAACCATTCTGGGCCGCAACCCTTTGTCTCCCCCTCATTAATTTCTCTGCAATTTCTCTGGCTTTATCATTTGCTGGGTTAAAAGCCTGTTGGTCCATTGGTCCACTTTTGGAACATGTAACCTCTCGAATTGCTGCTTGAAGAAAATCAAAATTATTTTCATCAATAACTACATTTTCTTCCTTACTTTGAAAAAGTAATGATTGTGGAGTAAACAAAACTTTGTCATATTTAGGAAAAAACAAAGTTAAGACTTGAAGGACGCTATGTTTTTTCTCCATAGATTCTTTATCCCTCATTACTGTCATAAATATTTGAAAATTATTTATATCGTCTAAAGCACTTTTGTCCTCTGTGACGAACATACTTTTATAAATAGATAAGCACTGTGAACCTGTAAAAAAATCATTTTCTCCAATTAATCCTATTTCTTTTATTGTGGGTTGATGCAATGTCAATTGACATTCTGGAATAGGATAATCACAACCTGTCATTAATGCCAATCTGGTATCCATTTTATTATTCCTCTAAGCCATGTTGTTCTCTATAGGCTTTAATAAATCCAGACTCGTCTTGCGGATTAGGCATACCCTTTTTATCTTCCTCTCCATGAATAGCTAAATATTTTAAACATATTCCGCAAAACTCATTATTGATATTTGTTTTTTTAGCTCCGGCAAAAAGTAAATCTCCTATACCTGTTAAATGCTGTTTATCTAACATTGAATCTAATTCAGCCGCAATTCTAAAAGGTCTTAATTGAAAGTCTTTTAATTGCCACTGGTCAAAATGACATATAATATCAAATTCAATTATATTATTTCTAAATTCAGGATTTGTTGGATTTATTGTAAAATCTGTAAATGTAATTATAATATAATTTAATACAGTTCCATCTAAAGTTAATTTAGGAACAATCCTTATATTTTTACCAAATAGCTCGTTAGATTGTTCAATAGTTAAATTTGGTCTATCTAAAGCGTCTGGTGAAGTATAATATAATAATTTCTTTAATCTATCACAGCTTAAAATCTTATCTGTAATAATACTCATATCTTTTTCCATTGATAGGAAACTTGAATGAGGCAATGAAAATCTTTCTATCTTCATTTATATAATCTCCTTTTTCACTCAAAATAATGATTCAACGACTATTGTCTTTGAATAATTACCATATTTCAATTCAAATTGACCATGATAAGATTTAAACCAAACAAGTTTAATATGCATTGGATCTTTAGGATCAACTTTAAATTCAACTGGATACTTCTTAGTATCAACTGACCAAGCTTCAGCCCCACTATTAAAGCCTTTACAATAATATTCATAAGGTTGTTTAGGCTTAATAAATGTAGGTCCTTCTATAGCCATACTAATTAAATCTTTATTTGGATCTATTGGGTCAACTTTTAATCCACCAACGATTCCTTTTTCAAGGTCATCTTCAGTTTCATTTATATAATATTCTACTGCTGTAACTTCTAAAATTCCAGGAGTAGAAATCCAATCAACAGCTTCAACTCTCCAACAAACAATTGGACCGCCTTCTTCTCTACTTTGAAGATAAAATTTTTGGTATCTTCTAAAGAAAGATAAAGTTTCTTTGTTTCTGGGAATATAAATATCTAATGAATAATTTGGAGTATCTACACTTATTTCATGCTTTTGGATATAATTAATTTTAGTTTCAACTGGACCACGAATTGCGGCATAAGTTGAATGTTCCCCATTTTCATCTTCCCAATTAATTTGATGAGAGCATTTTCTAATTTCTCCTCGAAAATATGCTCTTTCTTCTAATTCTTGAAGATATATCATCCAATAAGTATTAGTTCCAACCCATTCAAAAACATCCCCAGGATGATAATTGTCTTCATATGGTATTGAAACAATTTTATCATCATAGTCCATTTTATTTTTATCTGGATTAATTAAAGCTCTACATGTTTCTTTATTGTTTAAATGATGCACATTTGGATAAATCGTAGTATTATCCATATTATCAGTACAAGCAATTCTTTTAATTGTACAAGCTTGGTAAGAATACAATAAAGCCCTATCTAAAGACCTTTTTTTATCAGCTATCATTCTATCTTGCTGTAAATAACCTCCACCTTGATGAAGTCTTAAAATTTGATCTTTTAATCCATCTAAGTTAGAAGTTGTATTCTCTTTCTCTGAATCATCTGGACGTTCCTGCGTTCCGTCATATATATCAAGGCGGCCCGCCATTAAATTTAAAGAAGTGTTGCGTTTTATTTTCTTATCATAACCTGACATTAGTTTAGCTCCTGTAAGATATTAATACATTCAAAAATAGTCTTACGATACAACTCAAAACTTACTTCTTTAATTTGCAACCCTTCTAATTTACTTAATAATTGTAAAAAAATAGGACTGATGAAAAGCTCATTCAGTCCCGCAATCTCCAATGTTACAGTTTGTAATTGTTTATACCAGTCTTCGTCATTTTCTCTCATTGGAATTAATTTCCAAAGCTGGTTGGTTAAACGACGAACAGTCTTCTGAATAGTTTCTTGAGAGAATTCAATCTCATATTTATCGCAAAGCACTTCTTTCCCTCAATACAGACCAATTTGACTCATAATGTCCATCTTTATCTTTTTTACGTCTCTTATATAATCTTTGCATATGGAAAGAATCTCTTCTTGATTCTTCCAAAAGAGAAAGTAATTTTTGAAGATGGTTTGCTTGTGAAGTCATTTTAAAATCAGAACCAGAATATTTCATTCTGGTATTTTCAATAGAAGTAACCTGTCTCTGAACCCAACCTTGTTTCATTAAAAGAGCCAGGATATTTATTTCTTCAGAAGTAAGCTCTTCCGCAAAAGCGGATTTTTCTACTATAACATCTGGAACGTCAACAGTATTATCTGAAAGGTCATTCCAAATGACACCAATAATAAAATCATCTGGAAGAACTTCATCCTCTTTCATCTGAACAACTTTAATTTCATAACTGTCCAGATTCTTACGAGGAAATTCAAACCCTGGAATAGCTTGAATAAGAAGTCTTTGAAGATCTTTTATAGTGTCTTCTGGAGTTAACTCCATATACATATCATCAGTGATTTTTCCAAGAAAGCAATTATATATAGCTGAGAAAGGTGTTCCTTCTGCCATTTATAATGTCCTCCTTTTTAATTATTCACTTTTAGTTTCAACTACTTTATATTTAGGTGTAGTTCTACGAGCTGTTCCTTCTTGTGCGGCAGGCTGTACTCTACGAGTAGGTGCTGCACCAGATGTATTAATGCCAGTAGAAGACTTTTCAGCAATCTTTTCTTCCTCAACATGACGAAGGGCACTATCAACATCAAAACCGGTTTTTTCTTTTAAAGCTCGTCTTTTATTCAAATCAGTTAATGGAAGACCTACTGCCATTGTTTTAATTAAATCAATAACACCAATAGGAGCAAAATCAAGTGCATCCAAGAAGGCATCCAGAGACCCTGTTAATAATAAATCACGAATTTGTTCCTCAGACATATTATATTCTGGTTCTCTATTGACGTTTAAATCAGTAGTAACTTCTTCTTCCAAAATCTGTAGAAAGTTTTCAAGAAGTTCTCTTCCGCCACTCTGGTATGTTAATTTTTCTAACTCTCCGAATGGAATTCTCTTTGTCTCTCCTGGCGCAAATTCTCTACGAAGATTTGTTTCAGGAATCCTATAAACGACAACGCTTGAACTTCTATTTTTTACATTATACATTGTATTTTCAGTAATCATAATTAATCTCCTTTTTCTCTAACTAAAAATAAGGGGAGAAGGAGACTTACGTTCCCTTCTCCCCTAATAATATATTACGGTATTTTATTAAGCTAAAGTTCCAGATTTTCTGCCATCATAAGTAGCAACTTTTCCAGTAACTCCATCAAGATCCCAAGTATACATCTTACCAAGTAATGATGTATCACAGTAAGCGCAGATGTTATTAGCAAGAATACATGTTACGCCGACTTTCTTATATACTTGAATTTCACGAGAACGGTCATAGTTGTTAAATTCATCAACAATTGTGCCACCCTCAAAAGCAACTTTAACAGGTTTTCCATCTGCTCCAGTTGGAATAACCCAAGCATATCCAGGATCAATACATTTACGAGTATTAGTTTCATCCTCAAAGCCTTGCTCAAGAATAATAACTTTAGTGCCTTTATAGTTAGCTAAACGTCCTGTGTTCCAGAGTTCAGTCTTCATGGCTTCTGTATATCTCCATGCTTCCTGTGGAATCATACGAACGGCAAACTCATATGTACAATAGATAGTAGGTGTTCCATAAGCAGCCGCAATAGTAATAAGTCTATCCATAGCAGCTTCATCAAATCCGTTAGCAGCAACTCTATTTGCTGGTGGAAGCTGATTAATAGATGCTTTTAATGCAGATGCAATTTCTTTATAGATTAATTCATCCATACCATCCATAATAATTTTTGTAACTTCAGCAAAATCAACACGTCCATCAAGGAACTCCTCAAATCCAATCTGAGCAGCGCCTCCAATAGCGCTTGTACGTACTTCGAAGCTTTCTGCCTCGGTTGGTCCGAGTTTGAATACTTCGTACATTCCAGCAAGACCTACTCTTGTGATGAACTGTTTAGCACGATTTCTGTTTGCTAATGGACGACGGAAAATAGGTTTGTCACCTTGTGCAAAAGTCTTAACCTCAGCAAACTGATCATATTGCTGAATAACTTTCTTTGGAAGAACTTCATCAAGTGTTTCTTCAATCATAGAGAAGATTAAGTTCTTGTTCTCTCTGTATAGTGAATAAGTACCTGCCAACTCATTTAATTCATTACGTAAAGTCTGATTCATAGCCTCGTAGCTTAAAGATTGTCCATTAAAGCTATAAGCGGTAGGAGCGGAAGGATCAGCTTTAGCAACTGTTTTCATTAGAGATACAAGATTTTTTCTATCTAACATTAATATTATCCTCCTTTCCTTACGCTATACGCATAATTTTTACGCCTTTTTGGTTATCAGGCATTGTATAAACTTTAACTACTTGCCACTTCATTACGCCAGGCGCATCAGCACCTTCTTTAGCTAAGATACCATCTTTAGCACGTGGTGTTAATACGTCTTCAACAGAAACTTCTTTTTCACCAATTGTATTAGTTGTGAAGATATCTCCTACATTTGTTTTAAATACACGAGGTACCATTGTAGTTCCTTTAGGCATTTTTCTTTCACGATAAATACCAAGTCTCTTCCATGGATCGTTTGTCCATCCCATTTCATAGATATCAGCTACATCAGCTGTAACATCATCATATGTATATTCTACTGGAACTTGTTTCTTAGACTGACCATTTTCATCTAACTCATATTCTATTCCTTTGTAAGTAAACTTACGCCCTGATTCTGCATCTCCAGTAACAGCGTATCTTTCACCATCAATAGTAACAGTCTTTCCTTCAATATCAAGAGAAACATAAGTATTAACAGTCATACTTGTTTTTCCCTTTTCATCAGTTCCATTCAGTCTATGCCAATCATGATATTCAATCTCAGCTTGCTCATAGTCATATGGACTATAGATACGAGCTTGATAATCATCCTTGTGCATTACGAATTCACAATCCCACTGTTTTGTTCCATCTAAGTGATTTTTATATAATTTAATTTCATTGTAAACAAGCATCCATTCGCCCTTACCAGTGAAATTAACTTCTCCAATACCGTTATTATTTGCGGCATAATCATATTTTACAAACTGACCTTGCTCAAGCATGGTAATAGCTGGAGCTGCAGGGAGCTGTGCATAAATTTGTCCAGTTCTTTGAGCTGAAAGATGATTTGGTTCTACTTGACCGAATCCAAAATCAACATACTCTGCCTGAGACTTTAAGCCTGCACGATCTAAACCTGCGGTTAAAAAGTCTTTAAAAGCCATTTATTTATTCCTCCTTAATTAATCTAATGTTTCTGCAGTTTTTAAAACAGCCTGAACCCATGCTGGAGTTGATTGGTCTCCAAATTGAACATCACCAAGATTATAAGTTGTTGGTCCATTCAATGGGTTATCATCATTTTCAAGAGCTGAGAAATTAACTCTATTACGAACACAAATTACTGAAAGTTTAGCTTCAATATCTTCTAATGAATATTCGTCAATATGGTCAATAACATCTTTCTTGTCTTCGTTGGAAAGCATATAGAAAGTCTTATCAATCATTTCTTGTTTCTTAACTCTTTCTGTATCGAGCTTAAACTGCTCAAGAGATGCGAGTTGGGCTTTTAAGGTAGAAAGTTGCCCCTCTAATGCAGAATATTCAGATTTTAGAGTTTGATATTCTGGTATCTCTTCTAATGAATATTGAGTTTTCTTTTTATCTTTTTTATTTTTTTTGTCCTCGTCATCTGACTCTGGGTCCTCTTTTTCTGGATCCTGTGGATCATCCTTCATAGGGTCCTCTTTAGGATCTTTTTTATCTGGATCCTCTTTAGGGTCTGCTTTTGGATCTTTATTTTCAGGATCGCCTTTCTTAGCCTTTTCTTCTTCTTCTTTCTTCTTGAACTCAGTTTCAAAGGCCTCAACGTCAGCTAACGCAAACTGAACATCCTCTGATGGAGTATATTCAATATCTTTTACATTATCTGCAAACATAACCTCATTCTCTGCGTTTAAAGAAAAGTCTAATCTACTATACTTTTGGTCTGCTCTATTTTGAAGAATGGCATATTTTTGTCCTTCATCTTCACATACTCTTGCAATACTGTATGTATCTTTTGTATGAGCATATAAAGCATTCCAAAGAGAGTCACCAACTTTTACTGCATAAGTAGTAAACACTTGCGTTCCTCCTTTATCTAATAAATTTTTCATTTCTTTTACCATAGAATTAAATTGAGTGGTAAAATTAGGATCAAAAGAAAATTGTACCTTTGGAGCTGTTACAGATGAGCCTTCAAAACAAGGCTCAAAGTCCTCTCCAAGAATACAAAGTTTTTCCATAATTGCTTCATTGATAATAAAGAATTGTGGTTTTCCACTTTCATCTTTTGTCCAAGTTGCATTTAAAGTTTCTTTATTTAATTCCATAGACTCATTATTACCCTTATCAATTACTCTTTGACATTCAGGGTATTGACCTGTCCACAAATATCCTTCAGTCATAAGGTATTTACGAACGGTTTGTCCATCATCTAAGAAATCTTGAAACCAAACCTTTGCGCCTAAATCTACAAAACCATAAGGTCTTGTTGAATCAGTCAACTTAAACTCTCCATTTGAAATGTCGATTTGTTTGTTATGTTGTTCAAAATCTCCAGTAGCCTTATTGTAATATCCTACAATTGGGCTGCCAGGAAGACTATTTGCAATCTTTCTTGCAACTTCTTCAGTAATGATACTACCATTTCTATTTGGTGTATCTTGAACATAACAAACTTTAATCTGACATTTTGAAATAAGAGGATTAAGAGGAGTGATATTTATAAACTCAATAGGGGTTTCTAAACTTACACTTGAGTGTGCCATCTTTAATCCTCCCTACATAGATTCTTTATTTTGAATTGTCTTTTCACTCTTCTCACTATCAGCCTTCTCAGGACGCCCAGCACCGTCACTTGTTTTTACTGTTTTAGTGGTAGAAGCTGTAGATTTTGTTTCCTCTGATGTTTTTTGATTTTTTGAGTTATTATTTTGATTATTAGTACCCAAAATTGAGTCCGCATTTAAAGTAGAACTCATAAGAGGAGGAATCATAATCTCACTTAACTTCAATACTTTATTCTCAAAGAATGCAGTATGAATAATAGAACTTTGTGAATGTCCCATAGCAATTTGTGGGAGCATCTTTGAATATCCCATTTGAACTTGATCTTTATACATTTTAGCTAAATTCTGATAATTATACTGAGTTGTTTCAAGCATATAAAATCTATAATTATATTTCTTTTTATTGCTTCCCAACTGTTGTGTAATCTTATCAAAAAATGAATTAAATTGTAAAAGTAAAACTCGCATTGTAGATTCATCTTGAAGAATTGATTTCTCCAAAGATAAATTACTATCTGTATTAAATAAGTTCTTTGAAACACCTAAAGAATTATATACAGTTCTCTCGACACGTTCCAAATCATCTGATGTAGTTGTGGTATTAGAATCAGCCATATCTTCAACTTGTACATCTGCGAAAGTTGTTAAAACATCAACTCCAATAGCGTGTTGTAACATGTCAACAGCATTATTATGAATATCTCTGGCTTCATCTACATCGAAAATCAAATCACCATTCTTATCAAATGGTAATTTTTGTATAACGATTTTCAAAAGTTGTTGCATTTGTTTTCTTCGGTCTAAATCTTGTGCCGCATCCAAATCTAAGATTGCGGGAATCGCATTTATAAATAATGGTTGGTCACCATTATTAAAACAGAATTTAACCGCAGAACCTGGTTCAAGAGTGTACCAATAACCAGGACGCCAATTTAATTGTGTATTAGTATTAACTAAATGACTATCACGACGACCTAATGGATAATATTCTGTATCAGGTTCTAACTTACCTTGTTTATATAATACATATCCCTTTTGGAACTCTTTAGGAAACATTCTTAGAATTTTCATTCTATAATTAACATCTCTAAAATTTTCATCAAAGAAACGCATATCAAATTCAATTACTGGCATATCACCAATATTAAATCTTGTTCTACAATAATTAATCGGTAATTGTTGTAGAACTAATCCATCTTTTGATGGAGATATGTATCCATAATAAGCTCCGTTCTTTACAACCTCACTGGCGATATCACCGCAAACCTTTTTCACATGTGAGTTATCAAGATAGCCTAAAATGTTATTAAAATCAATTAAAGCTTTTTCAAAAGACTTTTCTGATTCATCTTTAATCTCTGGTGTTATATACCAATCATATCTATATAGATAAGCAAAATAATCACATACTTTAGAATAAATACCATTTGTATTATAAAAATAATTAGAAATTTCTCTTATTAAAGGTAAATTCCTCTCACTAATGGCTTGAAGTATAAATGCCTTATTTCCAAAGTCATGTCTGATTTTAGGCATTGAACCAAGATTTAAAACTGCATCATCAAGGGTTTTAGTTCCAACTTTAATTTTTCCATAGTCTATTGGACCTTCATATCCTCGACGAGAATTAATCATATCAAAACCTTTTGACCGAATCTCTTCTTGTCTGTTACGCAAAAATTCACCTCCTTTTAGTATCCAGCTTTTTTCATTATATAATCATATGAAAGGAGGTTTTCTTCTGTATATGGAATTTCAATTAAGTTAAAATCATGTAACGCACAAAAACGTCTTTTTTTATTATCATTAAACTGTTGTTGATAGAAACCTCTTTTGCCACCAAATTTTGCACTTGGCTCATAGTGTTGTTTTCCTTGATATTCAATAATAAAATCAATATTTCCATCATCATCAAATATGACAAAATCAAATCTTAAAGGTCGTCCACTTGAGCTACGCAAATCTGGAAAGATATATTCCATCTTATAATCTAAACCCGACTCTTCTAATATTTCATGTATCTTACGTTCTCCAAAACTTGCATCCACTTTTTATTCACGCCTCCCTACTATTATTATATCAATTAAAGAAACACCATTCTTTAGCATTAAATTTCTTTTTCTTTTTCTTATTATCTTCTTCGTGTTTAATATAATATAATCCATACTCAAAAGCAGAAAATTTATCTTTTCTAATACCTCTATTTGCTTGTTTTAAAATAATATTTACACCTTCTGTTTCTTCACGAAGGTTCATCATTTCTTCTTTTAATATAGAAGTTAAGGTGAATGGTTTTAAATATTCTGCCCTTTCCTCAGGAGTCATGTTTTGACCAACCTTAGTTCCAAGTAATTTTGTTTTTGCAACACGCTCATCTATTAACATTTTAACCTTTCCAGAAGAAAGTTGAGTTTGAGCATTCGCATGAGCTTCAGTATTAATTGGCGCATTTGCTTTAATTATATATAAAGCATCTTGTTCACAGTTTTGAGTTCGATATTTTTTATAATATCCATCTTCATCATTATAAACGCCAAAATCTGGAAATAGTTCATTTGTATCTGGATCTATTTGCGGTTTAACCAAATAATCTAATAAACCAATACCAAGACCATTACCATCAATAACAAGACGTTTAGCTTTAAATTTATAAAATAGTTTTTTTACTTTTATACATTGATCTTCAAAATGTTCATCACTTAATGTAAATATATTAACTAACTGCTTTAATGAAACTCCCTGTGGCTGTGGTGTAACTTTAAATACACAAACGACTGAATCGCACCCTTTACGGCCAACATCCATCGACAGCACGTAGAACCCACCTTTTCCAATTCGTCCAGAGGCTTCTTTTTCTGGTTGCTTTAAAATCCTGTTTCTATCAAAGCTTTCTGAATTAAAGAATGCATCTTCAACTGTACCAGACCATTTAGATTCATATTCACGAGCAAAAGATGATTCATTAAATGTACCATCCATCTTCAGGTCTTTTACAAAGTTTTTATCAAGTAATTTAACTAATACAGGAATCTTATAAGTACCACCCATAATCATGGCTTTTTCTGGCTTTACAATTTGCCATACAAGGAACTGTATTAATTTATCATAAGGATATGTATTTTTATATCCAGCAGTAGTGATATATAATTGGGATTTATTTAATTGCTCTTCTGGGTGAGTTGAACCGTCCATGCACATACGAGAAATGTTCATTGTCAAGAGAAAAATTATTCAATTTCCTCTTGGACTATATCATCAACTGTTTTCCACACATAACCTTTATGTGTGTGTAAGCCTGGTGTATTGCTACATATTCTACTTATTGCAGATGAAGTGCCATTTACAGCTCTTGCAGCTGCTTTATAACTTTCATAAGTAGCAATTAAATTACCATTCTTATCATATTGAGCAACTTTCTTTTTAGTGCAACTAGGCTTTGATACAGGAGATAGTCTTTCTAAATTAGAATCAACATATCTCCATTGATAATTGCCAGCAGTTTTTCTATTACCTTTACATACTTCAGTAATTTTACTTTGTTGACATTCACATTGTCTAGCTGCTTCACTAGCACTTTCAAAATCCATCATCCATTCTCCCAATAAATTAAATTGTCTAACTGGTCTAACTTTCTGATAACCAACTAATCCATTTTTATGAGCATGAATAGCATTTTCAGATGATGTAACCCATTCTAAATTTTCTACATTATTATGATAACGAACACCATCTTTATGGTTTACAATTTCTTTATTGTCTGGATTTGGAATAAAAGCAATAGCTACTAATCTATGGACATTTAGATTTTTCATATTTCCATGTCCAAGTGAAATAGAAACTCTTTTATATTCATTGCAAGTTCTTTGTTTTAATATTCTATTTGTATTATCATTTCTAATGTCACCATCAGTACTTACACTATAATTAGTTTCTATTCCATCTATTATAATTTTTTTCCATTCTTTCATAATTATTCCTCCATTGAATATTCATCTTCGGAATTATATGAAAAAATTTTTTATATAATTTTTACAAGTTGCCCTGACAGTTGCGAGGCGCTTGGAAGAAGTGGTAAACTCTTCTCCTACTCGGCTACACTCATCACCGATAGTCTCTACACCTTCCTAATTATATTAATTAGGCTTGGCACGGGATTCTTGACTCTTCCCCGTTAGCCTATTTAAAATAGACACCCCTTTACCACGGGTTCACCTCGTTTGCACTAGTAGCTCACGCTGCTAGGCCCCAAAATCTAGGGATTATTACTTCACTTAATATTTGTCCATCTACACCTACACACTCCTCAATAACTCCGGCATGTCGACGCTTACCACGAGAACTCTCTCTTGCCGCAATATTATCAAAATAAGATTCATTCTGAAATACATATTTTGCATAATCTTTTCCTTCAAGAGTTTTTCCACGAGTCCAGTCAATTTCTTGCTTAAACGCGGGTATTAGATTACATATCTCTTGAACTTTTTCCTTCATAATACCTGCAGCCTGCTCTTTACCTCCAGAAGTAACAAAGAGTTTACATTTAGGATAAAGAATACATCTAATCATTAGAGTCATAATTGATAAGAATGATTTTGAATACGCACGAGGAAATACTGCATAAACATATTGATGTCTCATTGCAATTCGTAAGAACACTCTTTGATAAAAGAAAAATTTAAAGTCTTGAGGATTTCCCATTTCCAAAAGGTAATCAACAAACATGTCAGGATATTCTCTCCAATAGGCAATGTATTGGCGGCCTATTCCTATAACGGCCCGCACACGTTCTTCTGAGAGACCAATCTTTTTTCGAGAATCAGATAAATCTAATAAATCTTGTAAAGCCATTTTATCTGTCCTCCTGGATTTGTCTTAACATTTCTTCATCGTCTTCTTCTTGCTCTTCAAGGAAATCTCCATATTCTTCAAAATCTTCATCTTTTAAAGCTTCAATCTCTTCAAATGACAATTCTTCTTCAATATCTTCATCCTCTTCTTTAGACTCTTCAATAGCCATTTGTTTAACAGCATTTTCAATAAGATTACCTAAGTTCATTTCTTCTACAACAAGACTATGAGTATAATCTTTTAAATCCAAAATAGTTTCATCAACTCTATCTTTTGGACCTTCTGTATAATAACGAGGTATAAAGCCTTCTTTTTCACATAATACCACAAACTCTGAAATAGAATTTAAAAACTCTCCATTATCAGCTTTATTCTGTGCCGCAGTAAACTTACCAGACTTCATAAGCATGTCATACATTTTTGACATTTTCTGAGCGCCATCAATATCTCCTATATCCAGAAGCTGATTAGTTTTTAATGAGGCCTTGCATACTAATTTTAATACATCTTCATGACCGGCACCTTGAATATCATATGACTTTTTCATCTCTAAATAGAGTTGTTCCAGTCGGACCCATTCTTCGGGTTTATACGCTTTTCCCCATTTAAGCCGCAAATATCTTTTATCTTCATCGGTTAACTCAGAGCAAATATCATCATCACCTTCATCAGCAAAGTAATCGTCTGCGGGCGTAGCTCCAAAGCCGGTGTCCGACATATTCATATATGAACTGTCATCGTATACCGGAACTTCTACGTCTCCTTCTGGTATTGTAGCTCGATTCTCCATCACTACTTTGGTAATTTCGGCCGCACCATATCCAGCTCTTTTCATCGCTTCTTCTGTCTTATGGTCGGCTAATTCTTGCAAGAACTGAGTATCTTTCCAGCGATATTGTTTCCATTGCTTTAACTTCATTTTTGAAAGATATCTGCCTAAAATTGTTACTCCTGTGACTTTACTTCTATCTTGACCATATTTCGCAAGCAATTTTTGCCATTCTTCTGGAACATAAGGTACATCACACTCCTGTAGAATCCATAGGTAAGTATTAGGGTCCCAATTATCTACATGCATAGTTAAACATTTTTTGCAAGTATTTAATTTTCCATCAGGATATTTTTCTAAATTATTTGAACCATAAAATTCTTTTTCGTTAATTGTTTTTTTACATTTATCGCAGAATCTTGTATCTCCTGCTGCCATAATAAATTCCCCCTTTACTAACTAAGATTTCTGGATGTCCGAAATTATTATTTCTTGTCCTTTTTATTTCGGCATTTTTTACAAATACTGTAAAATCCATCTTTACTCGTTTTATTTTTACTGAAGTATTTATTATGTGCTAGTTTAATCTCGCCGCATCTACTGCAACGTTTATATTTACCTTTTTCTTTATTAAGAAAATACCAGTTTAATGTATCATCTTCAGCTTGTGAAGCAATAATCTTAGGAATTTTTTTTCTCCATAAGCTAGAAATATATTCTAAACTATGTTTAACTTCAAATTTTTCTTCAATATCAGCTTGTATTTCAATATTTTGCATGCCGTCAATCTTGTCCGACACAATACGCTCATATAAGGGATAATCGGACAATGCACGTCCGCATAAATCATCAAAATCTTCCATCATATACCATGTATCACTTTCAAAGTCCCCAAATCCTTCTTCTTTTAAACGAGAGTAATTGCAAAGGATTGCAGAACAAACCGCGGGATCGCAAAATGAGTATCCTTCTGGAATAATATAATTTTCATCATCAAATCTAAATGAATCTTCAAATTTAGTAATATGTTTTGAACGTGTTATTCTACTAAACACGATTGGTTTTTTATATGAATTTTTAATAACGTATTGGTCTTTCCGCAAATCAATAATGGCTTTCTTAATAATAAAAGCTTCTCTTCCTGATGCGGTTTTTAATTTTTCTTCCCAAACTTTTATAGCATCTCTTATCTGTTTTAAATAGGGAATTTCTTCTACATCTTTTTTAGTTATTGTTACTTTTGGTTGAAATATTGTTGTCTTACCTTTTCCATCATCTAATAAATTGTAAATACCATCTTCGCCATTTTCAAGTTGGGAGACTAAACCTTCAAAAGAAGTTTCTCTTTTATTAACTGTAGCCATGCGATTGTCAGTTAAAATCTTATGTTGTCGTCTCTCTTCTCGCTCTATTGGAATTACTAAGTATTCTGCGAGGATTTCTAAATATGCCTCATTGGGTTCTTTATTTTCCTCAAGAATTTTATTTACTAACTCTAATCTTTCTTCAGCCGAGGTGAGAGTATAATCTAATTTTAATATAATAGTCACCTCCATTACCTAAATATATTATAACAGAATTCCCAGCCTAAGTCAAATTTTTGACAAAATAGAAAAAAAATGTTAAAATGTCTATGTAAAATAAAAAAGGAGAGAAGATAAAATGTTACAAATTATTGTATTCTTTTGGCTATTAATGTTTTGCACATTATGCTTTCAATTTATAAAGCCTATGTCGCAAAGTTCTAATATTGATAGATGTTTGGCAATGTTTATATTTTTAATTGGCGCACCATGTTTCTTTTTAGTAAACGTATTAAATAGTTTATTAGATTGCATTTTTCCAGAAGGATGGGATAATGAGGACCCATTTTCAAAATATTAGTTATGATACTTTCTTCTTATGGAGCAGCTTGTATGCAATATAGCTCAGATTTTACTAAAATGATGCGGGAAGCCGGTTATATATATCCTTTTGACTGGCGAATACAAAGAATGGACCGAGATTATGAAGAACCGCAAGGTATTCGAATTAGCGTGGATGATTGGATAGATAAAAGAGAAAGATACATTGCACAAAGGATTTTTGATAATTTTGATTGGGAACATTTTTACGCATACATAACAAAATATAATAAATTAGATATGTTAGAGAATCATTTTCCTTGTGAAACAGGTGAGAGACAATGTAATTTGTTTTGCAAGAAATTTAATAAAAAATGTACAAAGGAGAATAATGAAATATGAGAACAATGATGAAACAGTTAATTCCTGAAAACACAAGTAGAAAAATTGATGGCTTAGGAAGAATTACAATTCCAAAAGGATTAAGAGATAGAATGTTTCTTGAGGAAGGTTCTGATTTGGAATTATTTACAGCTATCATTGATGGCAGACAGTGTATTTGTATGGCAAGTCCAATAGATGAGGATCAGAAGTTGCGGGAAGCCGTTGCTGCGTTCGTAGAATGTGGTGTTGAGGTACCTGAGGAGCTTCAAAAATATGTTGAGGAAGAAGAGTAATGGAAGCATTAGGATTAGGGCTTGAAGCACTGGGTAAAAGTATTGGAATTTGTGCGAGAAGTTTTGCTATGATTTATATTGTAGGAATTGGTTGTAAAACTTTTTTGATTTATACTGGTAAAGCTTCAATGGATTCTTTTAAGGATTGGTTTAAATTTAAGAATAATGATGGACGAATGTAGGAAAGTTGGAATATTTTGTAGAAACGTTTCTTATGGAAAGATAGCTAAGGAAAAGCTAGATAAGGGAGATGGGACCCAATTTATTATTTTTCCCATAAATGATGGGGAGATATTAGGGGCTCAAAGAGTTGATAAGGCTTATGTCTTAGATGACGTAAGTTATAGAGAGATTTTATATCTTGTACAACCTTGTTTAAAAGATAGGGATGGATGTATAATGATTGGGGATGGGAATACCTGGATGAATTTATCTGTAATTTTGAAATTGATAAATATTTAAAAGATGGCTTTGTAAAACCGAAACTTAAAATACTTTTCGTGTCAAAGTTGCCCAGAGCAAAGTCGAAATCAAAACAAAAAAATTTTTTTTCCCGAAATACCACCCCCCATCACACATCTCTCAACAATACTTGATGACTTTTTCTTTCAGAAGTATCTGAGAAACACACAACAAAGGTATTGCCGCTATTCTGAAAAGCGACGGGGTGACCTCGCATCTTGCGGCCCCGCCAAAATAGATAAAAAATATTTGAAATTAAAATGAGTTTAATGTAGGCATTGTGTATGATACACAATGCCTTTTTATTTATAGACAAATATACTAAAGAATAAATAGCACACTATGTACAGTATGTATGTAATACACATAGACTATACACTAAATGCATACCATACACAGGTAGTCCATACTACACAGCGCAGCATGTATACTACTACACATACACAGGACCGCGTACACACAGCACAATACACACTACACTATGTACATACATACATCGGTTGGACACATACATAGTAGATAATGTATAAACATACATTCTACAGTACATGTAGATGCATACATACCATACTACACATGTGTACTGCTGGATAATAATTAAATAAAATAAAACATTGATACATACAATAGAAGTAAGACCTGCTGCCTCTGCCCAAGGGCAGGCCTTGCCAAGGGCAAGGAGAGAGCGAGAGGAGATAGAACTAGAGAGAATAGAAGAGTAAGAGAGACAAAGACAATAAGATAAACAAAGACAAAGACAATAAGATAAATAAATAAAATAAAATAAATGTATCAATGCATGTATGTATGTAGGTAGTAGGCATGGGGTACCATGGGTATAGGGGTAGTGGTACTAGGGTAGGGGTATACGTGTACCATGGCACATAGGCGCGCTGGCGGTCATGGCGCGCCTTGTTTGCTGTAAATAGGTATCCTGCACAAAAATCGTTGCGAAATCTTGTGTAATTTGTACATTGACTTTTTCCCGAATCTATGATATAATAAATGATACGAGCCTATTGGATTAGTACACACTGTGCTAATTAACGCAAACAATCTTTTTGGTAAATAGGGCGGAGATTGTTAAAAAATTAACAAAAAATATTTTATAAAAAAGGCTTGACAAATAGGCGGTTATACTGTATAATAAACTTATCAAATGAAAGAGAGGTAAGAACAATGAAGAAAGTAATGATGATGGTAGCAATGGTAGTGATGATGATGGCAAGCTGTAGCACAGCACTCGCCGCAAGTAATCCAGTAGATGACACATGTGAGCGTGATGTGTACGCGGCTCTGGCTGTAGTCACAGAGGTTGATGAAGAAGAAGACGTTGTGTACTGTGTAGACTTTAGTGGTAACGAGTGGTCATTCACAGGCATTGAGGACTGGATGATTGGAGACTTCTGTTCAATGGTCATGGATAACATGGGTACAATGTGTATCTATGATGATGAGATTGTATCAACAAGGTATACAGGTTGGCTCAATGGCTCATGGGGACGTGATGCAGACGGCAATGCTATCATTGAAATGAATGAAGATTGATTTTAAAGTGAGGATTTTTCCTCACTTTTTTTATTAAAAGGCTTGACAAGTGACCACATGTATGTTATTATAATAGTGTCAAGAGGAAAGGGAAGCAAAATAAAAAATAAAAATAAAATAAAAAACCTATTGACAAATGAATTATTCAGTAGTATAATAAATACATAGAAAAGAAAAGAGAGGTATTAGAAATGAGTTATACAGTAGAGTTTATTATTATGACGGTTTTATTCAGTGTGGTACTTGGTGGATTCATGGCAATGTGTATTGTGAACACTATCGCAGAAAACAGTAAACCAGTAGTAAAGTGGATAATGGGAATTATAATTGCGGTCGCTATTGGATGCGGTGTCAGCGGATTAGTAACATTACAGAATAAAGGTGATGATGAAGCGTGGAACAACGGATATTGTACAGAATGTAATGAGCCTTACAAGTTTACAAGTACAGTACATCACAAGAATAGTGATGATGAATACTATTACACTTGTGATAATTGCGGTCATACAATAGTAATACATGGCTTAAGAGAAAGATAAAAAAAATAAAATAGGGGTTGACAAACTCAGCCCCTTGTGTTATAATAAAGACAGTTAAAGAAAGAGAGGGAAATAAAAATGAGTAAAGAAGAAATGATGAATGACTTAATTAAAACAAGAGGTTTTGAAGATGAAATGACTATCTATTTTTGTGAGATGTGCGAAAAACCAAACATGAATAATAGAGAACTTTGTGTTTTGTATCGTTTGATTATTAACTATCCTATCTATGATGAAAATGAAACAGAAGAATAATTTTAAAATGGGGTTGACAAAAGGTCAGCCCCATGATATAATAAATACATAGTAAAGGAGATGTAGAACATGAGCAGAAAATCCAAAAGTAAAGAAAAACAAATGAAAGCACAGGCAGAGCAATTCAAATACAAAGGTATGACAAAAGCTCAAATCCAAAAGGCAAAGAAAGAAGAACGTGCGGTCTGGGTTGGCACAAGACCTGCGGTGTTTGATGATAAGAGAAAGAAAAATGATAAAAAAGAATTGAAAAAAATACTTGACAAAGTAGTGTATTAAGAGTATAATAAAGTTATCAAATGAAAGAGAGGTATTCAGAATGGCAATGAATTCAGTTGAAGCAATTATTAATCACAGTTTAACAATTAGCAACATGATTGCTGATGAGCGAGAGCAGGAACGCAAGCACGCATTGAATCCCAGATGCAAGCCCGCAAATTATGCAGGGGTGGCAGGTTACATTGAGTACGCTACTGGAATCACCTGTACAGCAGATGAAGTTGAAAAAGCCTTGACAAGATTTTGATTTCATGTTATAATAAAGGGTTGGACTTTTACGGTCTGACCCTTTTGTTTTGGGCGACGCGCGCACGGTCCTGGCGCGCGTTGTTTCAGTATAACATAGGCGACAGCATTTGTCAAGAGAAAAAATGCACAAAATTTCAGCAGGTCGGCATCCCGAAATTCGACATTTTGCACAATGGGTAATAATGCACAAACTTTAACTGCAAATTTTGTGCATTATTTTTTGCGATAATGCTTGACTATTGGACTGGGGTGTGGTATATTATAATCAAGGAAAGGGAAAAGGGAATGCGGAAGCCCACAGAACAGTGGGTTGATGAGCGACACGCCATTGGTTCACTGTTCGGGCTGACAGCCCAAAAGAAATTAAAAAAATAAAAAAAGTTCTTGACAAATCGAATCAGATAAAGTATAATAAGATTAAAGATAAGGGAACAGAAAAGAGAGGGAAATAAAAATGAAAGAAATGATTAAAAAAGCACTGGTTGATGGATATAAAGAAATCGCTTACACTGATAAATACATCTATGGATTTTATGATAAAAAAGTTGTTTACGTTGCTTTTTCAGATGACAGCACACTGGATGCCGTTACAAAGCTCGATACATCAAGTGATAAAACAGGTTATAGCTTACGATTTACACCAAATAAATTCCAGAAAGAGATTTTAAAAATGGGCGGAAAATACTTCCCACTTTGTTCAAAAGAGTTTTTCTTAAGTGAATGTAAAAAAAGCATTTACAATAAAGGAAGAGTATTTGAAAAAATGGTAACTGAATACTACGGTCAAGAATGGGGATGGGATAACGTACCATTTACAGAAGCGGGCGACATTGAAATTGATGGCGTTGCTTATCAGATTAAATTTGAAAAAGCAACTTATGTTACTGAAAAAAGACTTGCAAGATTAAGAAAGAAAAAAATGGAAAAAATGAATAAAGGGCTTGACAAATAACAAGCCCTTTGGTATAATAGTAGTAGAAAGAGAGGTAAGGAAGATGAAAGAAAGAAAGACAGATAGAGAAATATTATTAGAAATCTTTAAAAGGGCGGGCGTAAACATTATCTATGAACAGGACGATTACATTGAGGTTGAGCCAGAAACCTATGGAGAAGGCGTTGGTTTTGATTTTGACTCACAAGGAAATTTTAAAAAGCTTTTATAAAATAACTATTGACAAATTATTTTAAAAATGTTATAATAAATATATCAAAAAGAAAGAAAGGAAAAAATCATGGAAAGTTTAGGACTTATGATAGGAAAAGAAACTGTATTGTTTGATGTTACAACTGGTGAAATCATTTCAAAAGAAAGAACTGAAGTTCTTGCGTATCTGAAAAGAAATGATGGTTTTTATACTTTACAAGTTTTTTAAAAAAGGTATTGACAAATTATAAAAGATAGTATATAATATAATTAAAGAAAAGGAAAAAGAAAGGAATTGATAACTATGATGAATAATACAATTAAAGAAATGATGGAAACAAAAGGAACAATCTACTTTGACATGGATGGCACACTTGCTAACTTCTATGGTGTAGAAAACTGGTTAGACTATCTGGAAAATGAAGATACCACACCTTATGAAATCGCAAAACCGCTTTTCAACTTTTCAGTATTTGCAAGACTTCTTCACAAGTTACAGGAAAATGGCTACAGAATCGGCATTGTAAGTTGGTTAAGCAAATGCGGTTCAACAGCTTATAACACAGCGGTAACAAGTGTAAAACTTGCATGGCTCGAAAAACATCTGCCGAGTGTTGAGTGGGATGAGGTTAAAATTGTAAACTATGGCACACCAAAAAGTACAGTTGTTGATTGTGACGGATGGCTCTTTGATGATGAAAAACGCAATAGAGAAGAGTGGGGCGAAAACAGTTTTGATGTAAACGACATTCTTGAAACGCTTAGAAAATTTTTCTAAGCGTTTCAAAAAAGACTTGACAAATTCCAATAGGTACTGTATAATAAAAACATAATAAAGAAAGAGGTTGATACAATGAAAAAAGATTTGTTTTAAACATGACTACTACTGGACAGGTGAGTTTATTGGAACTCCCACAGATTTAATTTCTGGACGCACAAAAGATTTTGAAAAGCATGAAATTATTTGCACTTGCAAGAAATGCGGAAAACAAAAAAGTTTTAAATTTAAGAAAAAAATACTTGACAAATAAGCTAAAAGGCAGTATAATAAATATATAAAGTGAAGAAAGGAATTGATAAAATGTATTTTTTAACAGATGAAGCGTGTTCCCCTTTAGCATTAACAGAAAAAGAATATAGCTGGATGTTAGGACAGTTGAGAGCCAAAAGGTCGGCAGAGTTAAAAAAAGCAATGGCTGAATACATTGAGTCTTTTGGAGTTGCAGAGTTGCGGGCGCTTGTGAAAAGTGTAACAAAGGAACAGTAAGAAAAATGAGCTGAAATTTCAGCTCATTTTTTGTGCAATTTGCCAAGTTGACAAGAATGGAGAAGTGTGATAAAATGGCCGGCCGGCGACAAACGCTTCGGCTGGAATTTGTGCAAAATAGAGAAATTCAACAATTTTTTGGCGAAATCTTTGTGCAATTTGCCTATAGACATTTTCCCGTAATTATAGTATACTATAATCAAGTTAAGAAAGAGAGGTAATCAAAATGATTAAAATAAAAGCATTACTGGCAATCAACATGGACACTGTGGCAACTACAACAACTTGCTACCACTGCCCGCTGAAATGGGAGTGTAAAAAATGGTTTTACTATGATTACAATGTCAATAATAAAATGTGTGATACTGTTGATGAAACAATTCTGTTTGGCAAATACGACCCTTGGAAAATGTATGGATTAACGACAGAAGAAGCAAAAAAAAAGAAATTTAAAAATGTGTTGACAAAATAAACATTGTGTGTTATACTTAATGTATCAAAAGAAAGAGAGGAAATGCAAAAAATGATAGTGTATGTTGTACTTGGTCGAGAAGATGAATGGGAAGCCGAAACCTATGTAGTTGGTGTATATTCTACTAAAGAAAAAGCACAAGCCATTATTGATGGGGTCGGTAAGAAAACCTTTCCTAATGATGTAATGTGGATTTATGAAACTGATATTGATACTTTCGGATGGGAGCGTGTAGAAAATGAGTAAGACTTTTTGGGTAGATTTCAGTGGTTATTGCGAGATTGAAGCCGAGACCGCAGAAGAAGCAGAACAGAAGTTTTGGGACTTCATCAATGAAGACATGCCACTACCTCAAAACATTTATGATGTTGATGGCGTAGAGCAAAAGACCGAGTAACCCTCAGTCTTTTGCTTTTGGTTTTTTGTCGCGCCGCGCACGTTCCTTGCGCGGCGATTTTTCCATTATACCATACCGCCGCAAATTTGTCAAGCAAAATGTGGGAAAAAACTGCACAAATCCGCATCCCGAAATTTGTGCAATTTGTATGTTGACTTTTGTAGGTAGTGATGCTATAATGTATTTACAAAGTAAGGAAAGAGAGGAAAATAAAAATGAAAGAGATTTACGATTATAGATTTGAGTACAGAATGGACGGTTGGAAAAACTTTGTTGATACAAGTATCTGGAAACATGTTAGATACCTTGCTCCAGAAGAAGCAGAGACATTAAACTTTACAATCAAGACTTTTGATGAACTGGTTGATTTAGTTCGAGATGATTTATTTATGAACGCTGAACTTTCAAAGAACATTTTCAGAAAAACAGTTATTCGATTAAGTAACGTAGAAGATTATTGCTCAACAGTTGTCACAGCTAAAAACTTCAAGCCTATTGAGGTTCGTTGTGTGTATAAAAAATTGAGTGCATCAATGAAAGAGCTTGCCGACACTCTGGACGCTGACAGCTTTTGTGAATATTTAAGAGACAGAGGAATTACAAAAATTTGAGAAAAAGATAAAAAACTATTGACAAATTAAAAAAAATATATTATAATTATTATAGAAAATAAAGAAAGAGGTTGATAAAAATGGAAGAACGTTTAAGCAAGAAAACATGGTTAGTATTATTTACACTAATAGGAGTTGTGTTAGCAGTATCAAACTATGAACTTTCTGCATGGGTTATATTTTTAGGATTTGCGGGCGGTTACACTTGCGGTTCTTTTTGTTATTGGATTGATACAAAATTCAATGAATGGTTAGAAAAGTTTGCGGAGGAATAAATCATGATGAAAACAGTTACAATGAAATTGGAAAACGTAAATGCGGAGTTACGTGTTGGGGATTCTAACGGGATTGTTATTATCAATAACAACAACCTCGTTTCTATTGATGAATTAAAGGAAATTTTATCAATGTTTAACTATTTGAGTAACAGCGCGACAGAAACAAAAGTTAAGAAAGACGCAACTAACTTCTAACATTTAGGCAGACATAAGTCTGCCTTTTTCACCCGTGTAAAAAACGGGACAAAAAATTTAAAAAAGTGCTTGACAAATGAGCCAAAAGGCGTTATAATAAATACATCAAATGAAGAGAGGAAAACAAAATGAAAGTATCAAGAAATGAAATGATTAGAATCAGAAAAAATCTACTCAGACAGATGGACACATTCATCAGAGAAAATATCAGCGAGGACGTTATTATTGATGTTTGGCTTGCTTGCGGCCTTGAGGATGGATGGGATGAGGGAATTCTGACAGAGTACGCAAGCACAGACGATTTGTGGAATGATTGCATTAACGCTTTCCGCAAGTGTTGCGAGATTGAAGGAATTTTAAAAAAAGTGGTTGACAAATAGTCAACCGCATGGTATAATAAGTACATAAATAAGAGAGAGGTGTTAAACATGAATAAATGTTATAGATGTGCAGAACTGGAAGGATGCTGGGCTGGTTTACATGGTAAAGGAAAAAAAGACTGCAAGTGTTTTTGTCCTTGCTACTTTTCAAAAGATGAAAAACATCTGATTTTAGTTCACGAATCAGAATGGGAGCAGTTAGTGGATGCTAACAAGGGTGAGGTTCTTTGTGAGAATCATAAACTGGAAGCGGTTGATATTCTAAATGCTTTAAAAATTAATTTTATAGAAGTTGAAAAAAACTCTTGACAAACTAAACAATCGGTGCTATAATAAATACATAAGATAAAGAAAAGAAAGGAATTGATAAAAATGAGAAAAACAATTTACTGCACACTTGATACTGAAACTGTTGGTGGAGCTACTAATCCTACTGGAATGTATAACTTAGGTTGTGTTATTCATGATAAAGATGGTAACATCTTTGCAACAACTTCAATGTTAGTTATGGAACATTACAATGATATTAACAAAGATGAATACTCAAAAAACAATTTCCACATTTATGAGGAACGCTTAAACAATGGCACAATGTCAGCAGTGGCAACAGAAAGAGACGCTATTGAGATTGTAAGAAATCTTTGCAAGTTCTACAATGTAAAGTATGTACAGGCTTATAACAGCGTATTCGATTTTGAAAAAACTATCTGCCGTGAGCTGTTAGATGATTTTGAATTTATCGACATTTATTTAATGGCATTACAGACAATTACACATCTGAAAAGCTACAAAAAGTTCTGTATTGAAAATGGTTTAAAATCATCAACAGGAAAAAGCTGTTCCACATCAGCAGAAAGCGTTTACGCATTTATTACAAACAATGCGGATTATGTAGAAGAACATACTGCATTGAGTGACGCAATGATTGAGAAAGATATTTTTGTTCGTTGCTACAAAATGCACAAAAAGTTCACAAAAAACATGCATCAATGGAATTGTAAAGGCAAGAACGCAAACAAATGTTTTCCCTCTCTTAAATAAGAGAGGGAAAACACCCCAAACAAATGGGGACTTTGTTAAAAAAATAACTTTTAAAAAGCTATTGACTTTTGGCTCAAATGTGATATAATTATAATTGTCAAAGAGATAAAGGCTTAAAGAAAGAAAGAGGTAAATGTGTATGTATTATGTATTCGATGGAACTGACAAAAAGGTTTGTGGTTTTGAAGATTATGATGACGCGCTTTACTTTGCTGATGTTATCGGCGGTTATGTTGGCTACTATGCCGCATAACAAAAAATAAAAAAAATAAAAAAAAGTCTTGACAAATGAAACAAAGTAATGTATAATAAGTACATAAGATAAAGAAAGGAAGTAAAGAAAATGAGAAGCCCGCCGAAAAGAAAATAAAAAAAAAGACTTGACAACTGAATAAAGATGATGTATAATAAAGACATAGAAAATAAATAATAAATCTCTTAATAAGAAAGGAATTGATACTATGATGAACAAAATGACTTATGTAAAAGCACTGGAAATCGCAATCAAAGCTGTTGAGGACAACAAAGAAGTAGCTGAGAAGCTCGAAGCATTAAAGGCTTCTGTTACAAAGAAAAACTCCGCAGAGAGAAAGCCAACAGCAACTCAGAAAGCAAACGAGGGTTACAAAGAAGCAATTCTCGCATACATGGAAGCAGGTAAAAAGTACACAATTACAGAGTTAATGAAAGGTGTGGTTGAACTCGCAGACCTGTCAAATCAGAGAGTATCTGCCCTTGTAAGACAGCTTAAAGAGGACGGCTTAGTTCTCAGAGAAGAAGAAAAGAGAAAGGCTTACTTCTCTAAAAAGGTTACAGAGGAGGTTGAGGCGTAAGCCTCAACTAACTCCCCCGATTCGGGGCAAAAAATTTTAAAAAAAACTATTGACAAACTTCCAAAAAGTGATGTATAATAAATGTATCAAATGAAAGAGAGGAAAGCCTATGAATAAAGAAGAAATGATTGCAAAGCACATGAACGCTCTTGGAATCACAAGAGAAGAAGCAATTCAGTTAATTGCTGATGATGAAGAAATCGACCGCATGACACGAACCAGTGACATTGATGGAGATTTGACAGCAGAGCAACGCAAGAGCGCAAAGAAAGCACGACAGGCAGACAGAAAGCCAACAGTGTACAAGTTCGATACGACAAAGCGTAAAAGAGCCGAAAACACTGGAAAAAGATTTCTGATTGATGAAATCAAAAAATGTCTGGAAAATGCGGGAGCTGATAGCTTAGAGGTGACTAACCCAGAACGTGAGATTATTTTCATGTCAGAGGGAACAAAGTACAAAATCGTTTTATCAGCACCACGAAAATAATTTAAAAAAGGGGTTGACAAACAGTCAACCCCATGATATAATAAATACATAAAATAAAGAAAGAGGTTGATAGAAATGATTAAAGGAATTGTTATTGGTGCGGTTGTTATGTATCTGTTAGGTGCGGTTGAGGGTTTAAACGAATATCTGTATCTCCCTCTGGAATGAATTATTGAAGGTCTGGAAGCTGTAAAAGGTTGGTTTGTAACTTTTAAATATTTCAAAACTTTTCCATTACTTCTTAAACATGGCATCAATCCTTTTTGGTGTAAGTTTAAAGTTGTCAATGAAAGACTTTCCAAAGAAGAAAAAATAAAATTTGTGAATTGTCTGAAAAATAAAGATGAAAAGAAACGAATGATTGAATATTTTGAACTGTAGAAAATAAGAGCTGAAAAGCTCTTATTTTTGTGCATAATTACTACTTGACAAATCTGGCGGCCCGGCAATGGTCGCGCCGGGCAGAATTTCATAATTATACCATACTCCAGCATTTTTGTCAAGGAAAATCGAGTGAAAAACTGCACAAAGATTTTCCCATAATCTTGTGCAATATTCCCTCTTGATTTTTTGGAAAAAATTTGTTATAATTTATTTACAAGGTAAGGAAAGACATCAAGTCTACAAAATAAAAAATTTTAAAAAAATTAAAAAAAAAGGCTTGACAAACTATTTCCCCTGTGATATAATTAAGATGTCAAGAGGAGATGAAGAAACAAACCTCTCCACGACGCATAATCGTGTGAAGTGAAATTTGACACTCTCCACAAAAAATAACTTAAAAAACCTCTTGACAACTTGATTAAAACCTGCTATAATGATTATACAAGGTAAGGAAAGAAGCAAGGAACTTAAAAAAGAAAATAAAAAAAAAAAAAAAAAAAAAAAGCCTTGACAAACTTCTACTGTGATATAATAAATACAACAAATAAATAAAACATTCAAACAAGAAAGGAATTGATACTATGACAAACAAAATGACTTACGCAAAGGCACTCGAAATCGCTATGAACGCTGTAAAAGAGAACAAGGAAGTCTATGACAAACTGGATGCTCTGAAAGCATCTATCGCAAAAAAGAACTCTGCTGAGAGAAAGCCGACAGCTACTCAGAAAGCAAACGAGGGTTACAAGACTGCAATCCTTGAATTTATGGAAGTCGGCAAGAAGTATACAATCACTAACTTGATGAAAGAAGTCGTGGAACTTGCTGACTTGTCAAATCAGAGAGTATCTGCACTTGTAAGACAGCTCAAAGACTCTGGTCTTGTTGAAAGAACAGAGGAAAAGAGAAAAGCATACTTCTCTAAAAAGGTGGTGACAGATAAAGAAATTGAAGAGTGATGAAAAGAGGGGCTTTGCCCCTCACCACTCTGGGCTTGTAGTGTTGGAAGCCGTCATCGCAGAGAACCTGCAAGGGTCGGGGTTCGATTCCCCGCAAGTCCATCATTCACTTAAATTTTGTTTTCCTCCTTTTCTGCCGGTCTGGACGCTATGCCGGACCGGCGGGCGAAAGCCCCCCAATAGAACGGGTCGAAAAAATTTTAAAAAACCTATTGACAAATATCCAGAAGTAGTGTATAATTAAATTAAAGTTAAGTGAAAGAGGTT